TATAAAACGATATAAAGCATATCAAGCTGAATATCATTCGGAGGTAGAATACTAATGCTTAACTACGTTCCTGAAAGAATATATGAAGTATTAAAAGATGAACCTAAGTTTAATGAGTTAACAGAAATCATTACTGACCGTTTCTCTAAATTAAGTACACTACTCGATGTGGTGATGTTTGATACTAATGCGAAAGCTGACAAAGAAATCTATGACTACTACGTTAATACTTTAACTGAATTAGTCAATGAGAAATGTCCAGATTATGCTTTACAGTTGCACGTTACATTGATGCAATCTGATAAGAATGAATTATTAGGATACTATGATGACCGTCATAAATATGATGAGGAAACAGTAATGTATCTCTTATCATATCTAATCAATTGCTCTTATGATGACTATACATTCCCACAATTCCAAAAGACATATGTGGAAACTTATGAAGCTACACCAATTGAAGTACGTAATAAGTTCTCCGATTATATCCATCTCAAATATATCAACTCTAAAGTTGAACGATATGCTATGTATGATGCTCCAAGAGATGGTACTTACTTAATTAAAGTAATTGAGTTATTGAAAACTCTATATGATACATTCAAAGATATTGTAAATGATATCAATATCCTCAAATATTGCTTTATTGAGATCTTAGATCATACTTTAACTAATGCATTTAAATTTGTAGATAATGATAAACTTATCTATAAAGCAGTTCAACAATTAGAGATTCCAGAAGAATTTGAAAATGGTGACTTTAAAGGTACATCTATCAATGAACTTGGTATCTTAGATAAGAAATTTGAATTAGCAGTAGCTTCCCGTAAATGGGTAGATGCTATTCAAAAGTATAATGATGTATTAGACTGGATTGAATTAGCTTTACTTCATCCAGAAAAACTATATCGTACTCTTATCATCTATGATAAAGTTATGGCACCTAATTTCTGTGCAATCTTACGTAGATACTTAAGACTTTCTGATGAGTTCTTTAACCGTGCTGGCGAAAGACAAATCAATATTAATCCACAAGATAAAGAGTTTATCTTGAAACCTGACTATGAAGGATTAGAAGTTTCCAATTTGGAAACAACTCTATCCTTTAATAGATTAACTAAGCATATGGATGATTGGTTTACTAATAACGGTATTTCTCTATATGCATTTAGAGCTTGGTATTATAATATCTATAAGAATGGATTAAGTGAAGCATATGTACAATTGTCAGAAGATGAACCTAAAGACAATAAATGATTTTACTCTATCAACTCTAGAATTAGATGTGGCACAAGTCTGTAATATGGCTTGTGCCTATTGCTATTTGCGAGGAAATACTAATGAACCAAAGAAGTTTGATAGATGGAATGATTTATATGAGTTATTAAAGAATGTAAAACTAGCAGATAAACTTACTGTTGGTCTAACTACAGGGGAATTATTCTTAGATGAGACTGTAGAATACATTTATAATGCTGTAAAGAAGTTAAGTAAGATTAATAGATTCTCTGAAACAGAGATTCTATATAGACTTTACTCTAATGGATCTCATGCACAAAATATAATTGATGTCTTTGATTATATTGGATCTAATAAGACTATGATTAGTATATCCTATGATGGACTAAACTCAACTAGAGTATTTAAACCATTGAAGTATACCGATATGACTAAACAACTAGAGATCTTAGCAGACTCTCGCTATAGCAATAAGATCATTATTAGATATGCATTGCATGAGAATGTAAAAAATATGTTTAATACATTCAAGTTCATTCATGAACTTGGATTTAAGAATATAGAATACTATACAGTGAATAGCTTTGATAAATATAGACATTATGATTATATTGATGAATTCACTAAACAGCTAGAAAAGACTCTAGATTACTTTGATGGATCTGATTTTAAGATCTATAATGTCAATAAGTATCTACAGTTTAAGAATCCTAGAAGATTATGTGAATATGGGACTTCATTAGCTATAGACTTACATGGTAAGATGACTATGTGTCCATTATCTTTCGGTGGTGATATTGTCGATGAAGTATCTATTGACTTATCTAATTACAAAGATCTACCTAATCTGTATAATAAATTCCAAGAAGGATATATGATAGATAGATCTAAATTAGATTGTGCAACCTGTAATAATCAGTTATGTGAAGATTGCTGTTCTCATAAATCTATTCAAGATAGTGAGAATAGACTATATCAACAATGTAATCTTAGACATGCTGAATTAGCAGTTTATGATAAATTATATAAGGAGTCATCAAATGTTTGAAAGATTTGATGCTTTAGTATATAAAGTCTCTGAGTATTGTAATTTAGATTGTGTTTATTGTTTCCAGAAGCATGATGTTAAAGAACGTACTAGAGGCTTTACTTACTTTGATGAATTAATTAAGTTACTTATAACTTTACCATTAGCTGATGACTTTGAAGTTAAAGTTACTGGTGGAGAGTCTAGTCTTCATTGTGATAAGATTAGACAAGATTATAAGAAGTTTAAGAAATTAGAGCGTTATAAAGAAACAACTATCAATATGACGACGATTTCTAATGGTAGCAATATAGGTGGTCTGATAGACCTTTGGGATGATCATATTTTAGATCCATGGGGTTGTAAGATATCCTGGGATGGTATATATAGTGCATCAAAATCTAGAAAACCAAAGAATATTAAAGTTTTTAATGATGATTATTTTAATAAAGCTATCATTGAACTTGGTAGATCCAACTATCATGATAAAGTATTAGTTCGTACTGCATGTACTCCAGATACTATAGATAATCTATATGATGCCTATAAATTTGCATTAGATAATGGCTGTTATAAATGGGAATACTATCCACTATCAGATTGTGATTATTATAAAGACCCAGACTTCTTAAAGAAATTTGAAGAGCAACTTTATTATATCTTTGAAGAGAATGCTAGAGAAGAAAATGATAACAAACTAGTTGCAAATGTAGACACAATGTTGTATACTAAATATGCAGGCATTAAGGATAAACTCCGTGCTATTAGTTGTCGACATCTAGGTCATTTTCTCCATGTTGGTATAGATGGATCATTATATCCATGCGGATATTTCTCTGATGATGCATTCTATGAAAATCAAACAGTTAAGATTGGTGATGTATTCACTGGACTATATCCAGATGTAATTGAATCATTCTCTAAAGAATATAGTCAAACTCCAATGTGTAGTATCTCTGAAGATGATGGTTGTAAGTGTTATCATTGTTTTGAATGTCCAGCTGTAAGTAAGTTCTATAAGAATAACCTACAGAATAAAATGAGACAACAATGTGCAATGAGGCATATTGAACTTAAAGTATTCAATGATATATATAAAGATTATGATAAAGATAAAGAACGTATAGTACGAAATTTCTCCTATGCTGGATTCTAAAACATGTAATTATGGGTTTGGGTTAAACTCTGTAGAATTTAATATGTAAAAGGAGAATTAGTATGAGTACTACAAGAACTATCGTCAAGAGACGATCTATGAGAATGAAAGTTTTTAGAGTTTTTAAAGCACTCTTTAAACCAATCTATATTTTGAAGGCTATAAGAATACTTTTAAATATCCTTGTACCTAAGAAAAAATAAATAAACTATTACCCCATAGGAGTTTTATCTCCTATGGGGTTATTATTTTAACATTTAGATAATCATAAAGGAGGATTAAACATGGCAAAACTTAGAGATACAGCTATTAAAGATAATCTATCTATAGCTGGAAATGTAACAGCCGCAGGTAAAGTTTTATCTGTCGAAGGTCATACTCATACTCCAGCAAATATTACTGGATTAGATAAATATATAGAAGATAAAGTTAAAGCTAGTAGTACTACACTACCAGAGAATATAAATGCTAAAACATTAGATGGTCATGCTGCTAGTGATTTTGTATTAAAGTCAGAAGTTGGAAATACCACTTCTGATAAAGATACTGATAAAATAATAGTTGATAAAGAATATTTATTCGGGTTAGGATATAAATTATATTTTAAAAATACTAATGATATTTTAATTAGAATAGAGGACCTAAACTCTATTATAACTATATTTAATGGTACTATAGTAGATGCTGTATTTAAAAATAGTATTGAAGATATTGCTTATAAAATACCAAGAATAGAATTCGTAAGTAATTATGAATTTACTATATATAATTTAGCCCCCATATCTAGTAATATCTTGATTAGATTAATAGGAGTTAGAAAAAATATAAATGATATTAAAATAGATGTTGCTCCATATGGTGAAGGTAGGGGTGGTAAATATAATATAGCGTATAATAAAAATATCAATAATATTAAATTATATAATGATGTATTTTATTCTATAGATGGATATAGATCGATAGTATCAAAACCTAAGTTTAGTTTCAAAAATACCAATAAATATCTATATGTAAGAGCAGTTGAAAATCTTGCTATTTTTGATTTAGATAATAATAAATATGTTAGATTTTATGGTAATATATGGTGGGGAAATGATTCTAGTGGAATTTCTATAAAAACAAATAATCAATATTTTAATGAATTCGTTTTAGATTTGACGAATTGGTCTAATAATATAGCTATTATTTCACAGGAAGCTTTTTATGCTCCAACAAGATCTATGTATACTTTTAATCAAAGCGTTTCTATAACACAAGAAGATAACATAGAATATTTCCATGGAACTGGAATTTATGATAAATTAAGATCTTTATTTAATATATCTACTAATAGTGAAATAAATTGTAATATCAATGGTATTCATTTTGATGGTAAAACTGATATTACCATTCCAGCACCAACTAATGCATTAACTTTAGGTGGATTAGATTCCAGTCAATACATTAAAGCTACAGATGTAGGTAATGCTGCTGGTAAGATTCCACGTTTTGATAATGATGGTTTCTTAGTATATCCAGATGGTTCTAAGGAGCGTATAGAAAATGGCTAAGTTAGATAAAGTTCTAGCAGTATATGATAGGGATGGTAATCGACAAGCCATCCCTTTATATACTACATTAGAAGAAGTAAATAACCTTGGTAGAAAGATTAGATTAGGTAATGCTTATGTATACTATCCATTAACTGAAAATCTAACAGATCCTAACGCATCTAAGAAAGTTGTAGTTATTGGTACTAAAACATATAAAGCATTACTAAAAGTAGGCGGAGTTGGATTCAGGACTATTCTTGAAGCATTAGATAATGATGGTTATTTATCAGCAGAGAATTCTAATAGGTTAGGAGAAATAGATAGATCGGTTGGTGGAGAAGTTAAGATAAATTCTAATACAGATTTAAATAGTTATAATTATCGTGCAATGTATACTAATGGTACAACTATTAAACTAGATAATTATACTACTGATAAATATATAGATCATTTAGAACTATCTAACTTAGATACTGAACGAAATATTTCATATGAAATACCAGCTAAATCTATAACATTTGGAGATGACGTTAAATATTTAAATTATACTGGTAATATAAAAACTGTAATGTCTAGTAAATATGATGTTGTAAACGCTAGTCAACTTTTTATAGGTACTAGTACATATAATACATTCGACTCAAGTGTATTTATTGGCAATCATACTAGTGAAAATATAACTGATATGATTGAGAATATTGCAGGTAGTCATATTAGTACTAAGAAATTCGTTACCGGTCATAGTAGTAATATATGTAAAATTAAATTAGGTGATAACACTACAGGTGCAGAAATAGATCCATTCTCTAATAATGCTAATAATAGATTAGATATTACCACCTGCAAGATTAATGAAAATGATAAATGGCAATTTGCATTCATGGCAGGGGAAGCCACATCTGATTCTAATTGTATGAAATATGTAACCCCAGTTACTAAAACTATAGTAAATGATAAAACAGAACTTTCTTATAAATATAAAACTAGTAAGAATGCCATTAAAACCAAACCTGAAATTACTGGCAACTCTAACAAATTTAAATCTATTATATTAAGTATAGATCCATCTTTTAGCAAAGACTCATTAAATATTAACATTTTATCTATAGTATATACACTAAATTTTTTAGCATTAGATGCTAATAATGCAGAAATACAGTTGGCTAACTGCAGAATTTATGAGCCTATACCAAAAACTCTATCTAAAAGTGACTATGATAAATATGTAAAAACAGTTCCTGGTACATATCCTAATGATAATTTTGTTTTCTGTGATTATGATAAGACAGATACTCATAAGCCTTTTATTAAACTAGTATTCGGTAATGATGTTTTACATACTATTTTGATTAGACCAGAATATAATAGTGATACTGGTGATTTATATATGAATATTAAAATTATCAAATCATCTAAATATAATGATAGCAATAGTAAAACCGAATCTAGGACCTGGATATATAATATAAACACTCGTAAAGTTAATCCAGATATTAGTAGATATAAAAATAAACGTGCACTGATATTTAATATAAATAATATAGAAAACACTAGAGCTCCTTTAAGTGCACAAGAGAAATCTATAATTGGAGATAAAAGAAGATTATTTTATTTCACATCGAATTTTTCTTCTGGATCTAGTATAGATTCTAATAAAGATTTATTCTTGTTCAATATGTTTAATATAATGAATGAGAAAGATTATACTGGTGCTATAGATTGTGGATATATGCAGCAAGTTATAGCTGCCCCTGAAAATATGAAAGAGCAAATCTTCTCTGAAAAAGTGCAAAAGGTTTTACATGGCGAGTATGATGATGAAGCTAAATATTATCCATTAAATCTCAAATCATTCTAAACACTATACCCAGAAGGAGTTTAACTCCTTCTGGGTTATATATTATTAAGGTGATTCATATATCTTATATTTATTTCAAGGAGGAAAGTATATGAAAATTTTTAGCGTATGTGCAAGAGTAGAATATCAAGGCAAAGATGCTGTTGACTTAGGGCTATTTATATCAGCTAATGCAGCTTTATTAGCAGCGAAGAAGTTTATAGATAAACGTATTCGTGCTGCTAGTAAAGTATATGTAGAGCTATATACCTTTAGCACCAGTACTTTGAATGAGGATTCTAGTCTTTCACGTACATCTATTGATATTTTTAAATACAATCCAAGTACTAAGAAGTATGATGATCTAAATCCAGTATTATTTGTATAATGCTGGTGGAGGGAGAAATAAATTCTCCCTCCTTTTATTTTTTTGTAAATATATATTTTACGGAGAAGCGACATACAAGCCGCTTCTCCGATACCACTTCTAATATTAATACAGTTAAACAAGAGTTAACTGATCTTATTACTACAACGACTAATACTCTAAAGAGTAATATGGAAGCTGCATTTGCTAATATTAATACTAGTATTAGAGGGGTATTTGATAGTAGTACTCCATATGAAATGGTTCCATTGATAGATTGGGATGCAATTGCTAAGAAAATTGGTAGAAATAACAAAAATGATATTACATATACTCCTAGCACACAACGTGTTGATTTTAGATGCTATCATGGGGATTATAGATGGCAACCAGAAGGCGGAGAAAGAAAAATTCTATTAAAAGATAGATGGACTACTTATGATGCCTTATATATACATGGTAATCGTAGTAACTCTGTTATTGTTGGTTCTATATTACCAGTATGGCGATTAAAATTTGAGTTGACTAATACCAATACATGGTGTCTATATAATATGTCAAATGGATATAACTTAGCATTCTATACATTTAAACATACGATAGATAGATGGAGTGATTTACGTGTATCTACAGAAGATTCATTATATATTCAAGATATTAACTTTGATTTAATTGAAATATATGGTCTACGTTATACAAAACCAGATATAACTAAATAATATAATACCCCATAGGAGTTGAACTCCTATGGGGATATGTTTATTGATATTTAACGCCATAGAACTCAATAATATCACAATTGAGTGCCCAGATACTAAATGTAGTCGCATCAGTTAATGTATAATTTACATTATATGCAGTCTTATCACGTTGCATTGGATTAAATTGAATATATCCAGCCCAGTTACCAATAAGTGTATTAGTATTATTATTTTGCAAACACCATTTTAAGAAGTCTACTTTAACTAGGTTATTCATTGCATATTCATTTTTTCTTATTTTAAATATAATCTCATCATATTCCATCCAATTCTTTTTAGTATACAAGACCATATACTCACCATTTAAGGATAGTCTTTGGTCTAGATTAAATATTTTATAATGAGGTAAATTTTCAGTTTGTACCCACATTAAATCATTAACGGTGCATCTTTTAGCTTTAGCTAATCGTTCCCAGTCAATCAAAGGTTCATATATCGCAGTCCCTTTGAAACCTTTTCTAATACTAGTATTAATATTAGCAAATGCAGCTTCCATATTACTCTTTAGAGTATTAGTCGTTGTAGTAATAAGATCAGTTAACTCTTGTTTAACTGTATTAATATTAGAAGTGGTATTAGTCAAGTTTGTGCTAATAGCTTGATTTAATGTACTCTTTGTAGTATTGATTAGATTAGTCAAATCATTCTTAGCTGCAGATAATGTATCAGCATTAGCAAATTCAACCCAATCACTTACATTAGAGTTAGCCACAGCGAACTTAATTTTTTTACTTCTTGGATCATATCCAAATTGACCAGCAAACTTAGGAGTCATATTAGTATTACCATGAATATTAAAATGATCCATAGATGTGAAGTCGCCATTACCATCAGATACGTAATACTGTGGACCACCAAATCTATTATTAACAGAAGTTTCTACAACTACACCTCTAGAGATATTAGATATCGTAGTGGCACCATTAATATCAGCAAATCGTAATTGACCACCTTTACGTAATGTATTAGATGTATTCAATGGCATAGTACCATTAACTATGATATTACCAGAGTCAATACAGTATACTGTACCAGTACTATTAGTAATAAGATTAGTATTACCAGTAATGATTACATTTGCACTATTAGAAGATTTAATAGCAAACTTACCATCATTAGAGTATGTATTACTTTGCAATGTGATATTAGAAGAGTCTGCAAGCACATTACTAAAGTCAATAGTAGTTGGATTGGTAGCTAGTTCATTTTTAACTGTAGCACTATCTAGATTCAATGTACTTCTTCTAATAGTACCAGTAGAATTCAAATATTTGACATTATACATATTTCTATCCAAGTTAAGATCTACTGTACTTGGAGATTTGAATATAATACTATCAAATGTAATATTAGAATTCTTAACTAAAGTATATGGGAAGGATACAGAACCATTCCATGAAGTAATAACTACTTCAGGTTTAATATTATTAAACTCTAATACTTGAGCAGCTACGTTACAGTTAGATGGAGTGGTATAATCACCAGGTTTAATAACTACATTAACTACATCAGATGTATTTAAAGAATGAAGATAACGAACTAATTCATTCAAGTTAATGAATGGAGTAGCTGCATCGCCAGTCTTAATTCTATCAGAATATGAAGCATCTACATATACTTTATTAGCAGTATCTACCATATTAGGATATAATCTACGCAAGTTAGTATTATAAGATACTTGACCATTATCTGCTAAATATGTGATATGAATATCTTCTGGTTGACTAGATAGATTATATACATTAGTACCCATATCAAACAATGTAGATTGATAATTGAATTGAGTGCCTTTACGTAATTCAGTTCTACTAGCCAAAATGACTGCATCTTTAGGAGATATTTTCTTATAAGCTAATGGCATATTAGTTAAGCCATGATTATGAGCTTTAAGTAAGTCTACATTAGCTGGCACAATATCTACATTATGAAGCATTGCTTCAGTTAAACAATCCCCTTCAGAGATGAATGTACGACCAATGTGTTTAACCATTAATGCGATTGATAAGTTATTATAATTATTAGCATGCTTAGCACCAGTATTATAATAAGTATAATCGTCATCTGAGTTATTATAGAAAGTTAATTCAGCTCCATTGAAATCTACTTTTCCGTTAGGAGCAATTTCATATGGAACTGTAGCTCTATCAGCTGCAGCTTTAAGTCTTACATTGATACCATTAATAGTAGTTGCATCCATACCATTAGTACCACTTGTAGTATTAGTTTTAGCAGCATCTGGTACATATACTTTCTTAACCAAATTAGATCTAATCAATTCCTCAAAGTTACCAATATGATCTTGATGGAAATGAGTAATTAATAAGAAGTCTAATTTATCAATATGATTTTCTTGCAAGCAACGTTTAATAGAAGATACAGATGATACAGAATCAGCAAAGCAATCAATCATAAACCAATGAGCTTTGTCAATACCTACAATTGTACAATCTCCTCTATCACCAGAATCGTTATTATCGCCATATCTAGGGAAAATAACATCTAGTGCTCTACCATTCAATTCATTAGTTTTCTTTTTGAATTCATCTAATGCTTCACCAAGAGAACGAGCAAGCTCTTCAAAGTCTGGACGAACTACAGTAACTTGAGTATTATTAGTTGCACGAGAACGAGCTACTTTATATACAACCATTTCAAGTACATCACCAGCATCAGCTGTATATCCAACTAAAGAGATAGATTTACTTTCAGAATTGAATGAGAAGTTCTTACCTTGGATTAGACGTACACCATTATGGAATACTTCTAGTCTATCCACTCCAGGATCATAGTTAAGTGCATTAAATGTGAATGTATTTTCACCATCAGCTACAACTGCATAGGAGTATGTAGTGCTATCAATAAGATATGGTAATCCATTAGTTACATAGAAACGTTCTGTAAGATAATCATATTGAAGATATAATTCATCACCAGCATGAATATCACCAGTCTTAACTGGATCATAACCAATAAAGATAGGAATATTCTTACCATCAACTCTTAATGTAGCATGATTACCTACATTGGCATGGAATCTAACACTAATTACATTACCATCAAGAAGTTTATATTCATTAGGTAATGATGTATTCATTGTAGTATTGTCATCTTTAGTTACACATTTAGTGATAATACCGCCACGATCTAATAGTGCATTCATTTTATCATATAGACCTTTAACAGCTGCACTAGAAGCTACAGATGTAGCATCATTAGTAGTATAACTATGAGAATACTTTTGCATTCTATCAATAGGAACTGTACCTTTATTGATATATGCACCGTCAATATAGTTCATAGTCTCAAGCTTAGGAGCGTGAGCATTATAAACAAAGTAGAAGTTAATAGTACGACCAGCTTCTACTTCTTCTTGGAAAGTAATTTTATTACCTTCGATAGAATAACGGTTAGGATAGATTTGAAGAGTACCAATATATACTAAGAGCATATTAGGTTGATCAAAGTATCTTTCAAATGGTACTGGGATATCAAATGTTTTACCTTTTTTAGTAACTACAATAGAATCAAAAGCAGAAGCAATATGAGAGATTTGTCTAACTTTAGCTTCTACAGTTTCACCATCATCAGTGAATACTTGAGAAGCAATAGTTAATGGTGCAAATCTTTCTTCACCTTTAACTAAAGTAGTTGGAGTGATATTTTTATAGTCTCCTAGGAATTTAGTAATTTCAGTAGTAGCAACTACATTCTTCCAGGCACCAGTCCAAATATAAAATAATTCAGACTCTTTTATATAGTAAATCACATCAGTACTTACTTGATCGTTATTAGACAATCTATAACGTTCAGCATCAGTATCTACTAATGTAAGTTTATTAGTTTTAAATCGAATGTCAACAGCTACATCATAGAATACTTCATTAGTATCAGTTGTAGCTATAAACTGACCTTCGGTAATTGGCACTTGAGAGAGATGAGCTCGTTCAGTAGCCAAATATTTTAACGTTGCCATGTGTAACTCCCTTTATTAAATAGTATTATCAATTGCAAGATCTTTACCAATGAAACCAGCAGATACAGAATAGAACCAGTTTACACCACGATCGTAAGTTACAAGACGAACTAATTGAAGTTCTTTATTCTTACTAGGAATAATACGTCTAGGAATCTTAACTTCTACACCATCAGCTCTAGTAATATGAAGATCAAATGCTTCAGTATTGATATTTTGAGGATCTAGAATAAGAATGATTTCAGCTGTAGATTTTTCTAAACCAACGATAGTGAAAGTTGGATTAGCACTATCTAGTGTAAAGCTATAAACTCTATCTGGACGAATTACTGTATTTGAACCACCAGGTAAATTAATCTTAGCTTCTTGTGGTAAGTTATTCTTTGTAGTATTAATACCTTCAAGAGCTCTAATACGTGGCATTGGATCTTCAGCATTAAGTAAACCAGTTACTTTAGTATTAAGCTGAGAATAACTATTAGTCAATGTATTAGTAATAGATTCTAGATTAGTCACATTACTAGTTACATTAGGGATTGCTTCTAATGTAGTAGTACGTGTTTTTAAATCAGACAATGTAGAGCCAATATTTAAAGCATCTAGAGCATCTAAGCGAGTTAAGATACCACTACGAATTTGAGTATTTTCATTATCATATATTTTAATAGCACTAATCTCTTGATTAATAGTATTAATCTTAGTATCAGTAGAATCAGATAATGCATTTACTTTAACACTCAATGCATTTATTTCACTACTATAGTCTTCGCCTTGCTCTAAGTTAACTACACGTTGTTGTAAAGCTAATACTTTAGAGTTTACATCTCCTAATGCTTGAAGAGAAGTAACTTTATTTTCAAGAGTATTTACTCTTGGACCATAATCTTCACGAGCTTCTAATACAGTAATCTTATTGCTTAATTTATTAAGCTCTAAATCTGCATTATTTTTAACACCAGTGATTTTACCATTGATTGTATCAGTAGTAGTTTCAATTAGAGTATTTAATTCATCTAATCTATGACTAGCAGCATCTAAGTCAGTACGAATAGCTGGAAGATTAGCATATTGATCAGCAGTAAATTTAACTGCAGCTACATCATCTTGAAGTTTCTTAAACTTAGCCGCATCAGGTGGTGCAGTTTCTTCTAAGTGACGTACACGATCTACAATATCAGTATCTGTACGTGGTACCCATTTAACTACATTGCCATCTTTAACTGGGTATGTATTATTATTAGCATGACTGAAACCATTGATTTCGATAGTACCACCATAGTCGACAATAGAATCATTATCGAATGTAATTTGTGGTACACGATATCGTTTAACTGGTTCATCTACTGTTGTTAGATTATACTTAGAGAGTTGTTGAATATAACCATCTAAGCTTACAATACCAACGCCTTCTACGTTGAAAGTATAGTTAGATAAGTCTACATTCTTTTCAACTTCTTTAAGAATATTTCTAGTTATATCAAATATAATAGATTTATCTTCAGCAGAAACTACATAGAGTTTGCCTGTCTTATAATCAAATAAGATTTCTTTTTTCTCAGCCAGGAAGCGAGAATTATAATCTAATGCTATAAGAGGAACTCTGGTTCCTTTATAGTTAGAAGTAGCCATATTATACCTCCTTGCGAATATGTATTTTAATTACATTAATGTTCAAAATATAAGCGGATAGGGATTTTGACACCCCTATCCGGTTTATATTATTCTCTGATTACATTAGAAGCATCGAATATATTCGTTTGGAATAATTCATCAGTATCATTTTCATCAACTGCAATCTTAGGTAATTCTTTAACAAATACAGGTTTATCTCTTTCTTCAATAGCTTCTTCATCAGAAACTACATGAGATACACCTGGATCACCTGCAAGTTGATCTTCAGTCATTTCGGTATTTAATCCACTATAATCAATATCAGGATTATTAATATGAGTAGCATCTAAAGCATTAGATAAGTATACATTAGTATCAACGTTAGTCAATAATACTTTATTATGATAACTAATACCTAGTACACCACCAAACTCAGTCTCTGGTCTACTTAATACCATATCAGTTTTAATATTATTCTTACCAACTCTAATTGTATAAGTCTTACCAGGTTCTACTTTAATATATGAAGTAACTTCACGAGAAATAGAACTGTCAGATCTAGAAGTTCTTACACCATTAATAAGCATTAAGTTAATACGATTACGATTTTCAGGTGCTTTACTTGAATTAATAGCATCTTCGTCATCCCGTTCAACAAATCCTATTTCAGATATACCGCAACCATATAGAGTATTATTACTGCTATAATGAATTTCATGACCATCTTCAATAGTATTAAGAATCTTAGAATCATATTCATTAGTGACTCTATCATAGAAGCTATTTAATTCAATGAATTCCATATTACCAATAGCTGGTACTGGAGCAATAGAGAAATCAGTGCTACCATAGCCACAGAATTGGAATGCAGCTGGATATCTTTCAATATCTTCTACAGTAATCATCTTAGAGTAACCACTACATAATGTAAGAATGATTTCACCTACATTATCTGGACAGATCCAGTATTCTTCACCTGGTTTAGTAAAGCTTTGATTATATTGTAAATTGAAATCATCACTATAGATTTCTTCTAGGCTATTTACAAATGTATCAGGCTTAGTTAATGTATCACCTTTATAGAAGATTGGAGTATTATCACGATCAGAATCGAAATCAATACGATATTTTAAATGATATTGACTAATATCAGTATCAGCAACATCATAAGCAATATGTACAAATCCACCAGTTGGAACTGTGATTTTATACTTCAACCCAGGATGAACTTTAACGTTTCTAATGATTTCTTTTTGATAGAAATATCTAGAAAGTCTACCTAGTGTAGTTTTAGATTCAGTCTTACGTAAAGGTTTCATTGCAGGAATGAAATCATTTACTTCAGGTAAATTACCAACTACCTCTTTATATAGAGGTTGACTCATGATATTAAGATCTTTAGCACCAATAACTGTATCAATATAATTAGATACATCAGATGGTAAGATATAACTTACTTCACCGAATTCAAAGTCTTTATCTCGTAGATAACCAATTGTATCAATAGTTCTATTAATAGGTCTAATTCTACTAGCAGATGCGATAGATTTGATTTCAAGCATAGTTACATCATCTGGACAAGTAAAAGTATATTTCCCAGGAGCAATATACTTATTAACTGTAGTAGCTAAGCTATAGATAGATCTATTCTTAAACGTACTTGTATCATAAGTATATACAAATGGTAATCCTTTATTGACTCCGTTAGATGTATAATGAGTTCTAATAATATCATTAATGATAGCTTCTTGTGAAGTATCTGGAACGATATACTTTTCAAGATCAGTTACGTTATTATGAATATTGAAAAGCTTATTGATATCTTCATTAGAGATTTGATTCATAATGATATCATAATCAGAGTTGATATCTTTATACTTAGCTAATTCTGGAATAGATGGAGTATAATCTAAAATTAATGTATTGAATCGTGTTTGAACGTCATTCTTTAATCGAATGATATTATTAGCCACATTCATAATATTATCTTTATTGATCTTCTTACCATTGATAAACATGAAGTAGAGTTTATTATTCAATAGATGCTCTAAGTCATTTCTATTTAAGTACAAGTAACCACGTTCATTAATCATTGGATGTTGTACATCTTCACGTTCTAAGCTTCTATTGCTTTGGTTAGCAATATAGAAGTATAAGAATGATAAAGTTTGACCAGCATTCAATGCATCATTATAGTTTCTTAATGTAATCTTATTCAAATCTTTATCTAATACATAACGAGATGCATCAATAAATGTTTGATTAGCAAATACCATTAAGGAGTTACCAAGTTTAAGATAGTTTTCAAATGGTAATGGAATATCAAATTCAGTTTGACCATCTACTACCGCATCAATATCAATAACTTCTTTAGCAATTACAGTATAGTCAGAATCTGCTAATGTAAATGTAACTTCACGATCTGTAGTTGTAATTACACCATCATCAATGAAGGTCAATGTATTCAATGTCTTAGAAATAGTATATTGAGATTCTCTAATGAATGTACTACCAACAGTTACGATGATTTTCTTATCCATGAGCATAGAATCTTCCCATGGAATAGTAAATGTACGTTGACCATCTTCTTTACATTTTACAGATTCAGTAATGAACTTAGTATACTTAGAAGTATTAACTACACCACCAATAGTTGCAGTCTCAGCATCAATATCTTCAGTATATACAAAGATAAATGTAACTGTACGTCCTTCAAGAACAGCATCTTCACGATTTAAGAATCGTAAATCATTACCAACTACTTCAAAGCGACGATTATCAATATATGTATCACCAATTACACAGAAGAATTTACCAGTCTTATTATCAAAGTCATGGAAAACTTTAGGTAATTTGAATACAAGTTGTCCATCTTGTTCAGCACGAACTTCTTCTATAGCCGTCTTAACAGATACATTTCTACCAGTAATAAAGTTGAATACTAATTCTTGACCAATGTCTAAGCCATTAGTAGTAAGTAAGTCAACAGTATTCGCTTTAGTATCAATATAGTACTCTGCTTCATTTAAGAATACACCATTTCTAATTAAGAAGAAGCTATTTTGATCATCAAAGTATTTAGCATAAGGTAATGGAATACTAAACTTAAGTTGATTATCTATAGTAGCACGTACAGATACTGCAGAAGTACCAACTTTATTCTTTTGCTCAGGGTAAATGAATACAAAGATTAATGCAGTACCAGCATCAATACCAGTATCTTGGTCAAAGAACTTAATTTGTTTAGTACCTTCCATGATTTCATATCGTTTAGGGTTTACATAGATACCACGATACGTTAGGAAGAAGAATCCATCAAATCCTTCAGGATATGGGATATCAAAAGTTAATTGATTATCTTTATTTGCTATAACAAATTGAGGATCAATATTTAATACATCATCTTCTTCTACACCGCCATATGGATTAGATTCAATATTCTCACTATATAAGAATACGAAAGTAACTTCACGTCCATATGCTACATAGTCTTTAGGATCATTAAATACAACAGTACGTCCAATTACATTATATCTAGATTGGTCTACCAATACAGAGCCACGCAATAGTAAGAAGCTGTTTTTATTTAATAAAGAAGACTTAGATGGGAATGGAATAGCAAACACTGGTTGTTGATCTACAGTTGCTCTAACTGTAACAACATCAACTCTGTTTGTTTTACCAATATCAGTATAGTTAAAGTCATAAGGTAAGTAGAAGACATCTACTGTATCACCCTTTTGAGCTACACGACGTACATGAACACATACTTCAGTAGCTGTATTTTCTACTTCAGGGACAATAACTCTATACATATCCTTACTTAAGAGACGACCGTTGTGGAATACAGCAAATCTATCTTTATTTAAGCAAGGGATAAAGTCTCTACCAAAGAAGTAACGTACTGTAGGTTTAGTAATATTAAAATGCTGATACTTAAACTGATTCTTAGCAGCCATATATATAGTCTTACCATAATAAGCTGGGTTAGTGAATGTAACAGTTTTATGATCTTTATCTAAAGTATACTTAACGTCATAGATAGTACGTTTATTGAATGGAAGTTCTTTATAGATTTGATCTTCAGTATAGTTAGCAAATACCATTAGATCATCATATTTGATAGTAGTGTTTTCGATAGTATTATTATCTTCAGTACACTCTACTTTCAAATAGTTATTATTAACTCCAGTGAAGTATGTGAATTCAAATTCATCATAGTCAGTAATAGAAGAGATTTCCTTATTAGTAATAGGGATTTCAAAGTTATTATTCTTATATCTGATACGATTATACAGATTCCATAGTTCACCATTCTTATAGATGATTACATAAGTTTCTGGATTCTTATGATACCCTCTAGGAAGAGATAATAGATTATTAGTTATTTGATCTTTTAACTCTTTACCAGAGATACTTCTAGAATGAATCTTTAGACGTTTCTCATAGAGTTTATCAAACATGGAAGAATTATAACGACTGATATATCTAATACCAGAGTTTACATTGTCTTCATAATCTGTATCATATTTATATTGGAAATCAAAGTCACGACCTAAAGCTTTAATGTCTAATTCAGGCATTTCACTTTTTTGCTCAATGACTAAGCTTTTCAATAAATCTTTATTTTCAGGAATAGTAATATTACTTCTATTATGATTAGTGATATCTCTATAGAAATACTTTACTTGTAGTTCATAATCTAGAGGCTCACCATTATTCATAGTAATAATATTAAGATTCTTTATATCAGGGTCTATTGTTTTATCAAATAACCCATTAGCCCAACATAAGAAGTTATTCTTAGTTAGTTTATATTTAGCATCTAAGTCTAAATCACGGTTTTCAACTCTACCACCAGCTAGTACTTTAAAAGAACCAGTTTCTAATTTAAGTGTAGATGTATCTAGACTATATACCATAGAACCAAATGGAGATAATAAACCATCTTCATCAAATCTAAATAACTCAGTATTAGGATTTGGAATCTTTCTTGTTTCAGAATAACTCATATAAGTAAATGGTAAGTTTACCATTTCTACTTTGCTAATATGTAATGGATTAATATCCTTCACACTATTTCTATCGCAAACGAGATATGTGTATTTAGCATTACGCACTACTCTGAAAGTAGACCATTTAATATGACGACCATCTACGAATAACATAAATGGATATACTAGACCTTCATTAACCGCATCAGTCATACGTTTATCAAAATCTATAGTCTTCTTAGTCAAATGATTAAGTCTATATCTTACACCAGTGATACGAATTACATAACCTTCTTTTTCATAAGTTACATAACGACGTACTCCTTTAGATACATAGTAGTTCATCTTATCCCAACTAATATCAACTACCTCTGGGACGATACCTTTCTGCATCCCAGAGATATTTGTAGTAGAATAATTCTTAAGTTGATCAACGTAGTTATAAACTTCGTTATCGTAAGTTTTCATAGTATTGACCTCCGACATCTAGAACTGTTTTAACATATTCAGGAAGTCCACGGTTAGTCACCTTTTCAATAGTAGATTGATTATTTAAGTAGCATCCAATATAAGCATTAGTCATCATAGCAGAGAATGCTGGGAAGTATTCTAATGCAAATAGTGCAGATGGAGAGTACATCTTAACCCAAGTAGCAATAATTGCTTCAGTGGATAGTTTATGCAATTTCAAAGAATCTTTAAGCATATTAACAAATGCATCTAAGTTCTTGAATGATTCACGATCTAAATAAGTTTCGATCAATTCAACTTCACGATCAGAGATACGTGCAATTTGTTTAGAGAATGCTGTATTATTAGCATAACCATATTTAGGATTATTGCTACCAATGATATTCTTAATGAAGTATTGGGAAGCAAGATACATAACACGGTTATGGATATTACTTACAGTATTCGTTTTGAATAGATAGTTAATTATATTATTGAATAGAGAAGCAAATGCGTATGCACCAGCTTTAACTAAATCGAATCTAGATACGATATTAGTAAAGCCAGCAAAGTACATCATGTTTACAGATGCTTCTAATAGATGAGCAACTAGTTGTTTAACATTATTGCATTTATATTTACCACCTTCAAAGTCAATGATTTGAGTGCAGTCAACATAGATCAAGTATTTACCAGTACCACCTTTAATATCTTTGGCAGTGATTACTCGAGTGCTACGATTTAATGGATGAGTACTTATATAAAGTACGATTTGCTTAGATTCCATTGCAGCTACTAAGAAAGAACCAACTTGTGTTTTCTTAACATCATAAGCAATGTCAGCAAAAGCATCAGAATGGACGTCAATTACTTTACCACCTTTGATAAAGTTTAAGACAGATTTTTCATATTCATCTTTATATTGGGAAAAGATAAAAGTCTCATTTATGAGTTTAAAGTTCAACTGAGCCATTATAAATCCTCCTTGGAAAGTATCTAAAATATTACTACAATGTTTAATTTGCAGGCATATACACCCCTAGGAGATAAAACTCCTAGGGGCATATAATCGTGTTTATAACAATGGAGACACACATCTAAAATGAATACAAGAAGTAACACTGGCTGTCACATTCATTAGATATCATGTGTAATATAGTCGGCGAAACTATATTACTATTAAGTTCTAGTTTTATTTCTTTAATAACGCCCAGACATATAGGTACAAAGGAGGTTATGTATGATTAACTTAGACTTAGATGAGGTATATATTGGTACTTATGAGCATGGAGAGAATAAAGTTCCAAGTGTGACTCAAGTACTTAAGCATATAAATGAAGACTATATAGCTCAATGGGCAAACTCATTAGGATTTAAAGGTCTTGGATATAGAAGAGAATTAAATAAATATGCAGTTGAAGGAACTAAAGTTCATAGTGAGATTGAAAGTTTCTTAACTGATGGACTATGTATGACAGATCCAGTAGATAAGACTATGGGATTCATGTCATTCATTCAATGGTTTAATGATTATGGATATGAGAAGAATATTCTTATTGAACCAATCATGTTAGAAAAATCACTTATTGGTAAATATTTTTGTGGGACTATAGATGCTGTTATGAGAATTGGTAATGAAGTTCATATAGTAGACTATAAGACCTCAAGTAATATTGGATATAAATACTTTATGCAATTATCTGCATATAGACATCTACTATCTAAGATAGGAGTTAATGCAGATAAGCTTACTGTATTACAGCTTAACAAATATGAATCTAAGTATAAGCAATATACTATAGATATTAAATTGAATGAGGGATTGGTTGATAACCTATTCAATGGATTCATCAATACATTAAACTCATTCAATAGTATTAATTTATTAAGAGAGATTAAACCCTCTGAGTTTGGAGTGAAATAATATGAGTACACTATTTTTTCTTAAATTAACAGTAGCATTTACTGTCTCAACCATTATAAGCAAAATAATATATAATGGAATTAGTCAGTTTACATATGATGAAGATAATATATTTGGACTAATAAGTGGGTTCTTCTTTATATGTACATTAGCAGCAATATTTCTTACAGCATGGTCTTGGGCATTAGAATAGAGGTATAGTATGAATACATTAAATATCCTTAAACAGGTTATAGCACCAGAGTTTGGTACTATGACTTTATTTGCTTGTCTTGGAGCTTTACTAATGATACTAGATTTAGATAAACTATCTAAATTTTGTTTTATAATATCATTAGTATTTCTTTTTATAATGGTATTAACAGCTATTGGTTATATGTGGGTGGAGGCTCTTAGTAATGGTATCTTATAAAGTAGCAGTATTATTTCTAATATTAACTTGTATTAATTCTTGTATCTTAATTAACTACTATGGAGAAGAGAATCTATCTAATATGACCAAACGTATATTAATTGTATTAGAAGATCTTAATCCTATATTGTTTGGTATATTCTTATTAGGACTATTAGCTACAATCTGTCAAATATTTGGATGGGTGTGATAAATTATGTTTAATCAAAGCTTAGATTCATTTAATATTCCTGAGCTACAGAAGATTCTAATAGAATATAAACAACTTTCACATGAACTTGTCTCATGTCCTGTCTTAAAACGATTATGGGTAAAATATAAAATTTATAAATTTAAGAAGCATATAGTCAACTATATTAAGACAGCCGAACTATATGATCTAATATCTGGTGTTGTAGCTATACAGTTAACTAATCCAATGAAATATGAAGATCATTCTAGTCTTCCTTATTATAGTATTATACGTGAAGATAAAAGTGAATACGTTATATTTAACGTAGATGATATAACTGAGCAATTAGTAATTAGTGCTGGACCGGCACATCATATTCTTCTTAATAGAGAGATAGATGCTAAAGTTACATATTCAGTCGTTTTAGGACCATCATATAATAAAGTAAGTGAGTTTAATATTAATAGATACAATGATGATTTTGAGCATTTTGGGCATTCTTCAACAGATCCTAAATTAAATACAGATAGAATGCTTAGAGATTGTATATTAAAGTTTATGCAATGGGTAATAGAAAAATAGGTTATATATTATTAACGTGATAGGATATTTGATCCTATCACGTATATATTTTATCTTAAAGGAGATTGATAAAAATGAAAGAACTAAAGAAACTTACAAAAAGAGAATTAACTAGAATTAGAGCTATACAACAAATATCGCATCATATAGCTCATATGGTTAATATCGTTTTAAGAAATTATTCTAATAATGAACGTTATAGAGGAAGAAATCAATTACGACTCGTATTGGATAATATTGACAGAAGATTAGAAATTTGTGAGCTTAAATTAAATCATAATGGTGGAGCTATCGTAGGATTTTATAATTCTCTACCACTATATATGGATAAAAGCATTGGACATATTAGAATTCATTATACTAATGAAACTAAAAGTGAATTAGCATTTCGTAACATGGAAGATTATAATTTAAGATATGCGATTAGACTACTAAACAAGGCACGTAATCGTTTAATCAATATTTATGAATTCAATAAGAAAGATCTTCCTAGATGTGAATATGATCAATATGAATTAGTATATAAAGATGGTAATATTAATTATATGGCATCTGGATATGCTGAGCAAAAATATAAGAAGTATAAATATATTCATGATCATTTAAAAGGCAGTCCAAAATTACAATTATTTAATCCAAATTTTAGATTTGAAGAAGGTATTATGAAGTATAATAATGGTGATAAAGATGTATTCTATGTAGATACCAAAGAGAAGTTAATAGTTGCGTTATATAATCCTTATACACCATGTCATGAATATACACATAGACCAAAAGAGTTAAATAAAATTATTAGATATATTAATAAGTTAATCGATGGAGGTATTGAGTAATGGAAGAATTAAGAAAGCCAATTGAAGAATATTCTTTATTTGTTATAAAAGCTACTATTATTAGAAATATTATAAAGGATGTATACTCTCTTGCTAAGACTATTGAATGGGAATTAAGACATACTCCTGCATCTTTCAGAAGGGCTAAAAAAGATTCATATAAGACTAAAGAAATGGAAGTAAAATTATGTGAGCTTAAATTTCAAAAAGGTATTAGAATGCATATACAATTTGGTGATGATGATTATATACGTAATAAGTTATTTATAATTATTGATAAAGATGGTGATTATAGTATAAATATACTTTCAGCTAGTGTTAATAATTTAATAGGGACTCGTGAAGATATACTAGATCTATTGATAGATCTTATTAATAATAGACATTATAAATATATAGAGCCAGTTCTTGAAAAAGAGCATGCTATTATGATTTATGATGATGTAGTACTCAATCCTATTGAGTGTAATAAATTCTCAGATAGAAATTATAATCAACTAAAATGTAATAACCCTAAATATGTGTGTGAAGATAAAGAAATGGGTGCAATTATATATCCAGATTTAAAGGCAGCTTATGTTGAAGAAAGTAAGGTTTTCATAGGGGAGGATTTAAAATGATAGTAAAAACCAAATATTTACCAGAGTCTGATTTAGTAAGACTACAAAGTATTTGTGTTATATCTCAAGATATAGCTTATATTTGTAATAAGGTTATAAGACCAGCTGAACCAGATGAACGTAAGAAAATAAAAGAAAGAATTCGTGATATCATGGTTCTTTTAAATTGCGATTTTCGCATTGGTAAAATCCGTCTTGGAGTAAAAGATTCAATTCAGATTCATATGGATCAATTCCGTAAGAAATATGAACTAGAAGAATATCCAAGATTGTACGTTAAATACTCAAATGTAACTAAGACAGTCGATGTATCTCTATCAGGTATTAGAATGACTAGACTTCTTTCAATCATTAAAGAGTTAACCAGTCTAAAAGATGCATTGATTAAAGAATTTGATTTTGATAAATCTGAGCTTGGTAATTATAAACAATTACCAGCAAAGATTATTAAAGATGAACTTGGAAGAATCACCAAATATGCTCATGGTGGTAATATAGTCCAAGATATGTATGATAAATATTGGTTCATCTATACTAACTTCATTGATCATCAAGGACTTGATAGAGAGTTATCAAGATTCATTATTTTGAATAGAGAAACTAAATCTATTGAGATTAGAACAAGTAAAGATGATTGGGGTTATGTATCTCCAATAGCTAAGATTATAGTTGGTAGTGAAAAAGTAAATACTCCAAAAGATATGCTACCAAGTAACCAATTCTTAAATGGAGTTATTAAAGCAATCAGAGCAAAATATCCAAGATAATAATATGCCGATGGATTACTATGATCCATCGGTTTTATTTTTTTATTAATCAAAAGACATTCCTATAAACAAAGGAGGAAATGTGATGAATAACTTAATGAATCTGATCAATCAGTTTAAGCAGAAAAATGTATACAATATCTGTTATCAATATACTAAGTTAGACAAAGATATTGCAGTCAGTGAATATGTAGAACGTCAAATAGATGGTACATTACCAGAGAATGCTACTGACAGTAATTACTATCTTAGAAGTCAAGATTATATATTTCCAGTTAAGACCTCTAACGAATTAACTTGGTTATGTGGGTTATTATTCTTATTCGATATGAAGAATCTATTAATCTTATTAGAAGAACTAATATCACTTAATGATCCATTTATATTAATATTAGATGGAGATACATATATTGATAATGATAAACACTTAGAATGGTCTATTACTAATAGTAAACTTGATATACGCTATCAAGGATATACCCAAAAGGTTAATCTAAAGAATCCAACTAATAAATTTTATAACAAGGATGCTATAGTTATGGCTATTGGTCATTTTATATATATTAACGTATTACAAGGTAGGTTATAATGGATAAGACATATACAGAGTTATTACAAGAGACTCTATCTAAGATATATGAATTAAAAGATCTTAATAATAGAGATCGTGGTAAAGCTTTAACTATATTTATTGGTGAAAGATTGAATAGAGAGTTATTATTAAGCTCTATGAATATATTCAATCTATATAAAGAGATAGTTAATTTAGATGATGTATCTTTATTGAATGATCTAAGAAAGACTCCATGGTATAAAAAATGGTTTACTTATGACCAAGAGAATTCTAGACTAATAGATCTATCTAAATTTAACTTTAGATCTTTAGAAAGATTTGAAAAAGTAGAATATCTTAAAGATGTAGAGCATTATGACTTTGAAGAAGTTATTGAAGTAGACTCTTATAGTTTATATGATACACTAGCTGAGGAAAATGGTTTAAATCTATTCTGTTTTGCGGCTGAGAATATCTTACTTAATCATGGATTCTTTAATAATACAGATTATCAACTATATGACGTTCCAGATAAGTATATAGATGATCAGGAAGTATGCATGTATATGTGTTTACTAAATAAAGATAATATAGACTTTATAGATAAGGATACATATGAAGATACTGTATTATGGGATATAGTTAAAGATAGACTCTTTGGTTATGTATATTGGTCTATACGTGATAGTATAGAAGAGGATACTAGAACTCGAGCTAGGTAAACATTATTTTGGTTACATATTATTTAGGTGATATCGAGGAATCGATATCCATCTATCAGTCCCTGTGATAGATGACACACTCCTATAGTGTATGGTCTTGGCGGACCCTCTCAACAAAATACACTAACACTCATACAAAACAAACACAACACATGAAAACCTTTTCAGAGTTCTCATCTCTCTCTTAACTTACAAATGCGAATACGTAAGCGTGAGAACTCCGCATTATAAACTATATCATCAATATGAACGTAAATCTGTCCGCCAAGACCTTACACTCCCTTATTTTATTTTTTCTTAGAAAGGAGATCAACAGTTATGAAATTGATCAATCCAAACAAACTTTATTCTCGCTATGCTAACGGTATTTTAGAATTAGCAAAGAAAGTAGCGGGAAATGAAATCACCATTGGCAATTATAAAGCAGGTGCTAATGGACAAGAAATGACATTTTCTCATGTAGCTAATACTCATAATGGACTTATATTATTTAAGTTCATTGGTAATAACTGTGCAGTAGAGATTGTAGCCCTATTAGATACAGATGATATTATCTTTAATATCAAATCTAATTCTATTATTACTTTTGAATCATATCAAGCATTGAATCTAATCTTAAACATGATGCTTGATGATTTAGGTATTGAATACAGTCCAGCAACTGAAGGAAGTGTAGCTAAATTACTACGTTCCACATATGATCAGTTCACTGTAATCAAATCAGAGAAACGATTCTCTGGGGATCTATTATATAAGAGATTAAAAGCTATTGCTAAATATCTTAAATCAAATGGAGATCCTAAAGCAATTAGTACTGATAATGCATGGGTGGATGCTAATGAAACAGTTATCAAAATCAATGCAAAATATAGTACTTATATTACATATGATACTCTTAAGAATATCATTGTAGTAAACTCAGCATATAGCTTGAGTAATACTGTAGCTATTAGCGATGAGTTTGACTTAATTGGAATTGTTAAGAAGATCCCTAAGGAGTCAAACTAATGGAAAAGAAACAGACAAAGCTAGTAGATATAATAAAGATATTACATGAATCTGAATTGAAATCAATTGGTCCTCTTATTAGAAAGATAGTTGATATCAATTCAAGAGTTAATGGTATATATAATAATTCTCAAATCATGTTAGAGATATTCAATTGCATTTATTATGGAGAATATACTATCCATAAAGGAGTATATCAAAGTATTAATGTAGTTACTTACCATGATAGAATTGAGGATATATTCTTAAAAGTAGTTGTTTCTGATAAGACAGAAGAATGCAGTCTATTATTACGTAAAGATGATATAGATAAAAGTATGTCTATATTAGATACGGTTAATAAGTTGATAGATCATGCAGATAAACTACTTAATGATTTTGACCTATACACTGAACGAATCTTTAATGATGAATATACGACTATTAATACATTCGATGATAGTGATAGAGAAGAATTATTAGATTCTACGACTCCAAGTATTTTAACAGCATTTGGTTCTTATCTTGATGCAGAGAAAGATATCGAAGCAGGTACTAGTATGAATCATATTGATGTATCTGACGGTAGCTCTCTAACCTGTATAGGATTAGTTGATGTTGTTGAAAGTGAAGTTAAGATAGATATAGATTATGCAGAAGTAGAATATGTACTTACTTACCGTAAGGGTAATAAACTATTTCTTGCACGTATAGCTACAGATACTGAAATGAAGTTTAGAGGATTAGTTGGAATGGGTCTTGATGAAGATCGATTCCTTCCATTACCTCATGAAACTCAAGTAGCCATGTTTAGAGAAGCAATTAGCTTAGTTGTTTTATACGTTCATTCAATGGATGTATATAGACATGAAGCTATTGATACTAATAAGCTCAGTTAGGAGGAACTCATGACAGAAGAGCAAGCAAAAGAAATGTATCTAGATCTCATGGATATCCTAGCTATTACAGCTATGAATCAATCTAATGAAGATTTTGATTTCAAAGAATACCTTAGCCAAAGAGGCTATGATATTTAAAAGGAGCTAATATGGAAAATATATTCTTTGATAAAGTCACTGAACCAATTCCTACTTGGTTCCTTCCTAGATGGATATATAATTATAAACTAGGAAAATACTATAATGAATTGATGCATACTTCTCCATCTTATGATATGATGCGGGAAATGGCAGCATTCATTAAGATAGCGGAGATATCATTCTTCTTCCATAATACTAAGGATATGAAAGATGGTCTTCCTATAACGTATTCAAAGTCTGGATTCATTTATATTGAATTTAGTCTTAATGAAACTAGTCATTGTACTATTGGTTTAAATCAAGATAAACCAATTATTACAATTTCTATTAAGAATACTATCACTAATGAGATAGTTTCTAGCAACAAATTTAGAGATCGTGAGTTAGAAATCACTAATAAGATTGATGAGTATTTATTCATTAATCTTATCAATAAGCTCATGAACTCATTTATTAATCTTATGAAGTATTGTAAGGAGATATAACCGATGGCAGGTAAAAGCTACAACATTAGTTTCAAACAATTACGTATGGCAATTAATTTGATCAAAGATCATGTAGATGTCTTTGATGATCAATATCGTTGTTATCATGAAGAACGAGAAGAAGTATTTGATAATAGAGTACTAGGATTCGATCTTCTTAAACCAGAATATAAGATGATTATACCAGTAAGATTTGGTACAGTATCTTATATCTATAACTATGATAGCGGTGAAGTTACAGATATTACTATCAATACAATAAAGGGTGTATCTGATCCAGACTTAATTGTATCTGAGTTATTTGAAAAGGTAGCATGCAATGGTTATGTACTTTCAGATAAAGCAGATGATAATGATATTATTGTTGATACAGGTCATGTGGTTCGTTGCGTTAAAATCAATGAATTAAAACCTATGTATAGAAGATTCATGAATACTGATTCATTAGAATCTCTAGACAATCTTATCAATAAATTTAATACTGAACGAGTTACTTTCAATGATAATGATGTAGCTCGTGTGGTATTAAAAAATGATCTTGGACGTATCGAAAAGTCTAATAAATATCAAGCTATTAGATATCGATATGCTAGTACAGATAGCAAAGATCCAAGTGAAATTAATGACAATAACTTCTTTAAATGCTTCTGTATGATAATGCATAAATAAATCATACTCCCAAGGGATTTCGGTCCCTTGGGAAATTTATTTTTTTATTAACCGTCTAACAGTTTAATAAATAAAAGTAAGGTCCTTCAAGGATCCTTACAGGTTCTTTTCTTTCATCGAGGTAATTATGAAAGACAATATTTTAACGGAAGCACATATATCAGATATTCATTTCGGGGTATTTGATCCAGCAAAACAATATGAGATTCTTAAGAATCAATTTATAGATAGAATCAAGCTATTAGATTTAGACTTGATATCAATTAATGGTGATTTATTTCACCATAAGTTTATGAGTAACTCCGATGCAGTTATGTATGCATTGAAGTTTGTAGATGAATTAGTTCAAGTATGTAGAACTAAACAATGTACTTTATTTATATTACATGGTACACCATCCCATGATGCTAATCAGACTAAACTATTCTATAGATATATGAATGATCCATCAGTAGATGTACGTGTAATTGAAACTATAAAATTTGAATATGTAAAACAAAAACGCATCCTATGTATACCTGAAGTGCCAGGAATGGGAAGAGAGTTTTACGAGAATATCCTCTATAATAACTACTATGATGCAGTATGCATGCATGGTACAATTAGAGGTGCTATATATGGAAAAGATAAAATTGACTTAGATGCACCAAGTCCAGTATTTGGAATGGATAATTTCAAATACTCTATGGGACCAGTCATTGCAGGTCATGTCCACGTTCAAGGTTGTTATGAGAAAGACTTCTATTACTGTGGTTCACCATATAGATGGTGCTATGGAGAAGAGCAACCTAAGGGATATTTAATTCTATTACATAATATAACTACGAGACAGTATTACGTTCACTTTGAAGAGATACAGTCTTATAGATATGATACAATAAACTTTGATGAGATGATTAAAGATGATCCACAAAAGATTATTGAATTCATTAAACAACGTCAAGCTCAAGGGGTAAATAATATCCGTATGGAGTTTACCTTAGAGCATGAAAACATTAATATCTTGAAATCATTTTATAGAAATAATCCAACAATATCTATAAAGTGTGATTATAAGAATGACATAATCAGACGGCAGTCTCAAGAAGTACTTGAGCAATGTAAAGAGTTTGATTATATTACTGACAAGAGCCTTACAGAGTTTGATATTCTAAGTAGATATATAAATGATAGTAAGGGTTATACTTACATCACTCCAGAAGAATTGATTGAATTATTAAAGGAGTGATTATTATGTAAAGTGAGGATTGAAGATGGCTAAGAAAGATATAGGTAGTAGTTATTCAATACCACTATCGACTATGATCTTATATGCAAATTATATCTTAAAGACCATACATACCTCCAATCGGGGAGTATTGACAGATTTAAGGGAACTATTAACTATGATAGACCCTGGTAAGAATTTTAGTGTAGAGCAAGTTCGTGAAAGAAATTCTTACTTCTTCTTAAAACAATTATTAGATGCTAGACTTAAAGGATATGAGAATAGAGATATCCTTATGGAAGCAGCATTAAATGGGTTAGATGTAAAGAATATCTTCCCATTACGTAAATTAGATGAACCATTAGGTTCTAATGAATTGGCATTTATAGAGCAAAATATTGGGAATAATAGAAACTCATTCTATACTCAATCTATAATGTCTACAATGTACACTCAATATAGTGATTTTGCTATAGCTAATGAAACGGAAAAGTTCAAAATCCTAAAAGATGTACAAAAACAAATCGTAGATGTTAATCGTAAGATTAAAGAAAACGTATGCGTAAGTAGTGTCTCTGAATCATTATCTTTATCTAATGATGAACAGTTTGAAGCTACAGTAGCTCATATGTATAATCGTGCTATTGATGGTTCTACAAAACTTAAGACTGGTATTCAAGCAATCAATAGATCCTTGAATGGTGGTTTTGAAAATGATCGGTGTTATATTTATCTAGGCTTACCAGGTGAAGGTAAATCTAGTACATTATTGAATCTAACACTTCAAATCAAGGGTAATAATAAAGATATTGTTACGAAAGATCCAACTAAACGTCCAACTATATTATTCTTAACGATGGAAAATACTTTGAACGAAACATTGGAACGTGTATTCAGTATCTTAGTATCTGATGATGATATCAGTGAATTTGGTGGTTATAAGGAAATCATGCAATTACTTAGACAAAATGGTCTAGGGGTATCTAATGATTCTCCTATTGATATTGAATTCAGATATGTACCAAGTAACTCTGTAGATACAGATTATTTATATACAATTTACGATGAAATGTCTGCTAATGGACAAGAAGTCGTTTGTTTAGTACAAGACTATATTAAACGTATTAGACCACGTGATTTTAAACTTATGGGTGGTGATATGCGTATAGCTCTTGGTGCAGTAGTGGATGAATTTAAAGAATTCGCTGTTGCTAAACATATTCCAGTTATCACTGCATCTCAGTTGAATCGTGATGCTGCTAAGATAATTGATGAAGGTCGTAAATCTAGTGAAGCAGATTTAGTACGTAAAGTAGGTCGTGCAAACATTGGTGAATCTACTTTGATTACAGAAAATGCTGACTCTGCATTCATCTTAGTACCAGAAGATGGAGCTGATGGTAGAAAGTATCTTGGTATGGCAAATGCTAAGAAACGTTTTAAAACACAATCATCTCAATTCTTCTATTTACCTTACTCTAAAGAAAGACCTTTAGAACTCTTACAGGATATTCATTTAGCTGAACCATTATCTAAGTTATCATTAAATGAACTTAAGACTGCTACTAATGAAAATAATAATGGTAGTTGGAGTGCATTATTAGGTAATGAGAAATCTAAACCTGTAGAGATTAAAGAATCAGATAGCATTAAAAAGAAATCTAATGCTTATGGTATTAGTAAAGAATTCATTAAAGAACTTGAAGAGTGTTATGAAGCAGATCCATATAATCGAGGAGCTAACTTCGATGATACCAAGATTGTGCTTAAGACTGGTTTAAGAATGTTTAATGAATTTAATGATGCCGAGAAACTCTATACTTATACACAATTCGGAGTAACTCCACCAGAATCATTCCGTGGAGCCGCAAATGTAGTTAGAGATTTCAATATGGATGATTTAGAAGATGGTACTCCTAGAATAGTTTATAGGGATGCTCTTCTATATAATGATGAAGAAGACCTTTCTGGGTATACACCAGCTTTGATAGATGATATGATAAGTTGGACCTGGAATAAATAACGGTCTAGACTACAATGAGCCTAGACCTATTGATTAGTTATTCTTCAATTTATGATGTGAATTAAATGTAAGGATATGATCATTATCAAATGTATATAGATCTGCCAAGAAGGCTTTAAGATCTTTCTTAGATAATAAATATACATATTTCTTACTTAAGTTAAAGTCTTTGACACTATAAAGATCATTGATTCTAAGAATGATATAATATAGCTCAGCGTTATCATATACATCATATGCTAACATCTTTGGTCTATATTTATACTTTTGAATCTCTTTATCGTCAAGATATACTTTAACACATTTAGCTTTTAATTCAGGGAAATAGTCATCAGTGACTATATTACCAACAGCAAACTGAATACGCTCACGTTCTTCGATGAACGACATATTTGAGTAATCAGTGCTTATGATTGGCTTAGTATTGATGAATGCTTTAATACTATTTAGCGTCGTCTTCGTAGCCATCGTAATCCCTTCCTGTAACAACTGGTTTATTTATATCACCGCCAAGGAAAGCTATAGTAAATCTAGTCCCAGGAGGTATGAATTTAGTAGGAAAGTTTCTAGCAACTTCCTTAGGCATTTCAACTAGGATATTAGAACCTGTTTGAACTTTGCCTGTGGAAAACTTTTCTTTATTAATGATATTTGGATTCTGAACTTTAGTCGTAGTTTTAATAGGAGACTTCATATTCATCGGATTAAGTGCTTGCACATAAAACGTTTGATATCCTGGCTCATATTTATTACATACTGAAGTAAGAATACCGACTTCGGTAAATCCTAAGCCGGAATCAGAATTATACTTATCGTCCATGTTTATTACACCTCAATTCTTATATACTATAATGTTTTGGGGTACGAGGAATATTTGAAATGGAAAATGCATTAATGTGTATGTGGGACCCTAATGTAATTGGTGCCACAAACGCTCTAATAAGTAAACTTGGTCTAGAAAAAGACTTCTATACTCGTAATATCTGTATTCCAGATGAAGAAGGAGATCTTAGAGCTCTAGACTATAAAGGTAAATTCTTTAGAATGCCAGTAGACTACTATGAAAGTGCTTATGGTGATTCTATTGTATTTGATCCAGTTAATAATAAGAATATTATGAAGTTCTTATTTGATATCTTTATTGATGAGTGGGATGATAATAGCTACTATTTATCAAACTACTTCAAAATCTTTGGTCCAGCTGATGATCCTAGAAGTCAACTTCATGTGATGATGTCAGATGGTACACAGTTCACTACAAGAAAGTACTATAATTCTTCTCTACAATATATGGAGATTATAGATTTCATGTTATTTGGTGAAGCAAGATACAGTTACGAAGCAATAGACTACCCACCTGAGGTAGAACCTAAGAAACGTAAAAGGAGATAATGATTATGGGATTTATATTAAACCCAGGTCAAGAAGCAGTCGTATCAGCGGCAGTAGAATGGTATAATAATTCATCTGATTTAGTATTCCAATATACTGGTGCGGCTGGTACAGGTAAGACTGTTGTATTAAATGAAATAATTAAACGTTTAAGTATACCATATGATTCGATTATGCCTATGAGCTATACTGGCACAGCCGCTATAGTTATGCGTAATCGTGGTATGACTAAAGCTAGAACCATTCATTCATCTATATACGAACCAACAGAGTCTATTATGACAGATGAGAATGGTAAACCTATCATAGATGCTTACTTTAATAAACCTAAAACAACTTTGAAATGGATTAAGAAAGAGCGTCTTCATGATATAAAACTAATAATCATAGATGAAGCATCTATGACTCCAAGATCTATGGTAGAAGACATAGAATCATTCGGTATCAAGATCATAGCCTGTGGTGACCTTAATCAGTTACCACCAGTAGGAGATGATCCAGGATATCTAGTATCAGGTAAGGTCTATAGATTAGACCAAATTATGCGTCAAGCAGAACAATCTGGGATAGTATATCTTGCAGATAGAGCTATTAAAGGATTACCAATTAACTTTGGCTACTATAATAATGCTATGGTAATATCAGAAGATGAATTGACTGATAATATGGCATTGAATGCTGATGTTATTCTATGCTGTAAGAATAAGACTAGAGACTATGTGAATACTCTTATGAGAGAAGATATCTTAAAGATTAGAACTCAATATCCTACTTTCAATGAACCATTGATTTGTCGTAAGAATAATTGGAATATTGAAGTAAATGGTATTAATCTAGTCAATGGTCTCAGAGGAATAGTTAGAAATCATCCAGATATCACATCTATTAGGAAAGATCTAAAGGAAATGACTATAGATTTTTTAGATGATGGTAATAATCTATTTAGTCAGATTAAGATGGACTTGCAATACTATAGAGCACCTCAAGATCAGAAAGAATATCTTAAACGAAACCCTTATAATAAAGCTGATAAGTTTGAATTAGCTTATGCTATTACAACACATTTATCTCAAGGCTCTCAATATAGTCATGGTATCTTCATGGAAGAATTCCTACATCGAGATATCATGCCTAATCTAATATATACTGGTATAACCAGATTCTCAAACTACCTAATCTATGTAAAACCTAAACCTAAATTCTTCTAAGAGCATATATTATAAACGTGATCCTTGATTATTGTTTTAGTATATTATGCAAAAGGAGGAACTAATCATGGATAACGGAAATATTTTTGAAAGCCCATTACAACTAGCGTTTCCTATAACGCCAGATGAGAATGGCAAATTTAATGTAGACCCAGAAGAGAGAATGTATACTCTATTCATATTCTTCATTGATGGATATGACCAAGAAAAGACATTCAAATTCGCAATGGGTCAAACGGCAGTTCGAGAATACATTATCGAAAATGTCGATATCATTGACTTTGAGAAATCCAAAATCTCGTCATGGCAAACTCGCCCATATGACTATGATGGATTTATCTCATTAGTGCAATTCATGCACTATCTCGATACAATTGAAGATGAAGATGGAAACAAGTGGTTCCAAGATGACTTTGATATCCAACGTTATCTAGAATCTCAAGTTGAAATCGATGAAATCTCTGAGACAGAGCGTGAGAATTATGATAATGCCATACATATGATTATGAATGGCTCGGTACTTCAAGATATTAGTCGTCTTGAAGAGGAAGGAGACGAATACGATGTCTAATGAAAATCTAAATGAAGTAACTGTTGCATTTAACCAAGGTAAAGCTGAAGCCGAAAAATGGGTTGCACAGTTTACTCAAAACAATCAACAGATTCAAATCCCTGTATGGGGTACTCAGCCTGCAAGTCAGTTAGAGTATTACTATCGTAAAGGATTTATGGATCGATTCAAAGAAATTACTAAGATTGATATCGAACAAGAGAAGAAACTCTCTAAGAAGAATCATACTCTTAGTATTCACAAGAATGGTAAACCTAGACCAAATGCACTTGATAGAGAAATCAAGAAACTTGGTCCAGATTTCCTAGGTAAATATGGTGATAGATTTTTCATCGAAATTAAGAATCTATCTAATCGTATTCTAAATGATTTAGCTAATGCTAATATCAACGTACCAGATTATGAAGAATACTTCAAGTCTGATCGTTTATTAGATAGCTTAATCAGTGTCGCAAAAGCGAATGCAAACTATCATATGTTTACTGCAGGTGCTATCCATTTCTATGGTGCTAATGCAGAGCAATCTATGCAAGGTTTGCTTCCAGAAAACTATGGTCCTATAGAACAACGTTTCTATTTGTACCACCACTCCAATGCCCAAATCTATACTATTCTTATGAATGCCCTTGTAGAATTCAAACAATATCTATTGTCTGGAATCTTTAATCCGGAGACAATCCATGTAGCAGAATCAACTATCTGGAATAAGAAGTTGACTATGGCTGCACGAGATCCATATGCTCAGCGTCGATTATAGTATTTCAGATCATTTCTACGATAGGGCAAAAAGTAGAGTTGGTCTTCCTAAAAAGGGAGTGGAGCGACTAATTAAAAAAGCTTTATATGAAGGGATCTATGTGGATTACTTAGATCCCTATTCTAAACTTTATAAGTTAATGAATGCTTACACTAAACGGTGTAACACTCAGAGACATAAAGAACGATATGCTATTTATTACCGTCGATATATAATTTTATTCGAAAAGCCAAACATTGCAGTAACTATACTGTATGCACCAGATAGTATTGTAAAGTGTGCAAAAGAATATAAAAGGAGATTAGATATCGATGGATGCAACACAATTAAAAGCATATCGTGATAAGCTCAGAGCAACAGAGCAAAACATAGCAATTCGTTTATATTGTGATAATGGTATTATCATTGACGAAGGAAATATGTTTGTTAAATGGGATGATGCTAATGAAGTTATTGTAGCTATTAAAGCTAATGATGACCAACAAAATCATCCTGGTGTTAAAACAAAAGTAATCATTACTACATTTGAAATGGTACAGTATATGATTGCTTATTCGACACACAAATCTATCCAACCATTAGCTAAAGCATTTGACTTTACTGATGATCAAATCAAAAACTTTATTAATAAATTCGATAGCCAAGATCTACGATCTTATCTTAACACAGTTCCTGAAGATGTACTTCAAGAAATTGTGACTCAACAAGCGGCTGTCGATGCACAGGCTAAAATCGTTCTTCAACAACAAGAAGATCGTGCTAAAGCTGAACATCGTGTCACGGCACAACAAATCCGTGAACGTCAACAATAGTTATATAATTAGAGACTTGGGTATGATATTTTAAAATATCATACCCTAAACATCTCGATAATTGTATATTATTAACGTGATATAATAACACATATGTTTTATTATATACAAGACCTACTCTTATTTTATTATTGACAAAGGAGGATACTAGTTATGTATCAACAACAATTCGTTCAACAACCATTCCAACAACAACCTTATGGCTTTGCCGCACCACAATTTGGACAACCTATGTACGGTGCTGGTGTAATGCCTGCACAATCCATGTTCAAAGAAGTGGCAGTTACAAATCCAATGACTAAGGAAGACTTGGAGTTGTTGAAACCAGTTAAGAACGAGTTTAACATGAACATCGATCCAGTCGATGTAGCTCGTGCAAAATGCCCACATAAAAATGCAACCAAATTGCTTATCAACCCAATCGGTGGTGGTAATATGGTAAAATGCTCCCAATGTGGTGCAGAATTTGATATGACTATTAGATCCAAGGAAGATATCGAAGCAAGTGTAAACAACATAGTTAACTTCTTGGAACAAATGAAGTTATATGCAGTCAACTTCGACGAAGAATTCTATAAGGATTACATGATGATGATCCCACTTCTTCGCAAGGCTCCAAACTTGTATGAAATGGCTGTACAAAACTTCACAGAAGTTGTACGTCAAACTACAAATTCTCAAACTGTAGCTCCTAATGCTAACCCAGCATTCAACCGCTATGGTTTCGATGCGTACCAAGATATCTTCAATGGTAACTATGGTGCACGTTATAATGTGTATAACCAACAACAACCTGTAATGCCAATGCAAGCACAACCAATGGCTCAACCAGGTTATTATGATCCAAATGTGGTAGCTCAACAACAAGCTCAAATGCAACCAGCTCCACAACAAGGTCAAGTATTCGGTGCATTCACACAAGCTCAAGCTCCTGTGATGACTCCAGCTCCACAAATGGGTAACCCATTTGCTAATGGATATGCAGCTCCTGTAATGACTGCACCAATGGCTATGCAACAAGCACCTCAACAAGCTACAATTACAACTATGCAAGGTCCTGTTAATGTAGCACCACAACCAGCAGCTCCTCAACAACAACCTGCCGCTGGTACAACAACTACAGAAACTAAAGTTACAATTTAATAAGAGATAAAATCTGAATGATATTGCCCATAGGCGTTTTGCCTATGGGCTCATATCATCCGGTATTTTTTGATAATTTATGTAACAGCTAAGTAGGAGGACCCTGATATGGTATACACAAAAGAACAAATTGAAAACATCAAGTCCTACAATAGGCAAATTAAGACAATTGAGAACTTCGCTGAAGCTGTTAGAAAAACTGTTACCCAGTATTTAGGTTATACAGGAAATAAAGGCTTTATTAATATGATCCGGGAGATATTTCAAAACTCTGCGGATGAACTTATGAAAGATGATAGCCCATGTACAGAAATACATGTGGCTTTCAGTGAACCACTACAAGAACTTGCAGTTCGAGATAATGGTCGTGGTATTCCACATGATAGTTTAGTGCGTGTATTTGCATCTCAACATACATCTTCTAACTATGATAAGAAACCTGGGGAATTCTCCTCTGGTCGTCATGGTGTAGGTGCTAAAGTAACAAATGCATGCTCAGAATATTTTATAGTTGAATCTTATATCTTAGGTAAAGGTAAACGAGTTGAGTTTAAACTCGGTGATGCTAAGACCGCTAAGATTACAGATTTGAAATATGTTGAAAATAAGCAAGGTACTACAGTTACATTCAAACCATATGAAGAAACTATGGGTAAGACAACTGTAACTTGTCAAGATGTATTGAAACTTATTAAGTCTTTAGTACCACTTTTAAAGCAAGGTGCTAAAGTAGTATTCAATGGTCAAGCTATTGATGGTGCTAAAGTTAAAGAAACTATAGTAAACGTTGATGGTTTGATGGATGGTTTAAATACCATTGTAAGTAAACCTATCATCACTCCAATTAGATTTGGTGCATTACGTGATGATAAGTGGATGAAAGCTGAGATTGCTTTCACATTTGATTCTGCGGATGACAATGAGATCATCCATTCATACGGTAACTTTTGCCCTACAAGAGATGGCACTCATGTAGAAGGATTTATTGCCGGTATGAGTAAATACTTTAGAAATTATATGAATAAGTTCTACTTACCTGCAAAAAGTAAGTTGACTATTACAAACAACGATGTCCGTGTTGGTCTTAGAGCAATTGTAACTTGCTCCCACATGGAACCAGAGTTTACTGGTCAGTCTAAAGAGATTATCTCTAATGCTGACTTAGTACCTTTTGTTAGAGATCTTACTGAAGCTAGTCTAGAAGAATGGGCTAAGCGTAACAATAATGACCTACAAAAGATTTGTAAATATTTCAAAGATATTGCAGAAATCAGAGCCAAGTCGGAAGGTGAACGTGCTAAAGTTAAAGTTAAGGAAGTATCTTCCATTAGCGGGTTACCTAAGAAGTTTGTTAAACCGACTGGTAAGAAAAATTTAGAATTATTTATCATGGAAGGCGATTCCGCTACAGGACCAGCTAAGAATAACCGTGATAATACTCGCCAAGGTCTATTCCCAATTCGTGGTAAAATCATTAATGCAATGAGAGCCACTCGTGAAAAAGTTGTAGCCAATCAAGAAGTAGCAGCTATTACAGCTATTATTGGTGCTGGCTTTGGACGTTCATTTGACATTGAAAAATGTAAATGGGAAAAGATTATTATCGCAACAGATGCCGATCCAGATGGTGCACATATTAGATGTCTGCTATTGCAGTTCTTCTTAATGTATATGCAACCATTGATTACATCTGGTAGATTATATGCTACAGTACCACCTTTATATGGTGCTAAGATTAATGGTAAGATGAAATACTTCACTGACCGTACAGCATATAATAAATATCTACAAAAAGAATTCTTTAAGATTCATAAACTAGCTTTACCTAATAAGGTTAAGTTAACTGAATCTGATGTAGTTGAGATGCTTAATAAGAATACAAACTATATTAGAGATATTGATACAGTAGCTAACTCATTTGCTATTGATGTATATCTCTTAGAGTATATCTTAGTATTAATCTCTCAAGGTATTGCACCGGGTTCTGCTAAGTTTAAGAAAGCTATTGAATCTAGATATCCATTCTTAAAAGCAACTAAAGATGGTATCGAAGGTCTAGTAGATTCTAAATATCAAACTATCTACTTTAGTGATACTCTATGGAATGCATGTCAATTTGTAACACAATGTATCATGAAATCTCCAACTGAGTTCATTGTAGATGGTAATAGATTATCTCTGTATGGATTAATGAAAGAATTTGAAAGCTTGAATCCAACTTATGTAACCCGCTATAAAGGGTTAGGTGAAATGAATGGTGATCAGTTATTCAATTCAACTCTAGATCCATCTGAAAAAGGTAACCGTGTATTGATTAAATACACAATCGATGACGTTAAGAACGAAATCGAAAAGATTAAAGAGATTGATAACGATAAGATTCAATTATTGAAAGACGTTGATATCTCACAATACGTATTCTAATAGAGGGTAGAATTATGATAATTTACTATCAAGATAATCAAGATTGTATGCTTGCAGCAAATATGGTGTTCAATCATAAAGAGGAATTTTGTGATGATACAAGCGATGATATTCTCGTAAATTATAAATACTCCCAATCCGATATTACTAAACTAACTAGTAAAGATCATACAGTTATCATTCTAGGTGTAGGCTTCTTCAAGAATAGTAAGAAGTCTATATCTAGACTTGAAACTTTGATTGAAAATAGTAAAAAGATAATTTGGATAGATGGTCATACTAATACTAAAGATCTTAAAGAAAGTGAATATGCAGATAAGATTAAGATCTACTATCATGAAAATATGGGAACCTCTTGGATAACTCATTATTGTTTACTTGGAGGTCATTCTAATACAGTAGTAGATTTGGTATCTGAATTCCAAACTAGAAGAAAACCATCTCGTGCAGCTGTCAATCTATCTTTATATATCAGTTCAGTATTCTCATCTCCAATCGATGAAGTATGGACTACTATATATAAGAAACCAGATATGATTGATAATCTATTAGAAATAGGTTCTAATATATACCATTTCATAGTACAGCAAAATATAAGTTGTATTGAACGACGTACTTATAAGCGTACTTTAGATGGTGTAAGATTAACTGTTCTAAATTCAAATCCAAAACTATTCTTACCAGATGTTATCGAAAGATACCCTGGTCCGATTTTAATTTGGTTCTTTGATGGTAGAGTATATAGATATACATTATACGCAGCTAAATCTGAAATAGACTGTTTAGAGTTCTCCAAACAATACTTCGGATATGGTAAGATGTATAAGACTGTATTTGTATCAAAGAATCATATCTTATAGAGAGGAGAACTAGATAATGAGACTATTCAAACAAGTTGATTCTAAATTTATAGATGACTTAGAAAATCTCACTATTAAAAAACCTAAACGTAGTACAGAGTTATCAGCTGGTTATGATTTCTATGCTCCAAAAACATATGTAATCAATCCAGGTGAATCTGCTATTATTCCGACATATATTAAGGCTTATATGGAGCCTGATGAAGTATTAATAATTGCTCCAAGAAGTTCTTTTGGATACAATTATGATATGGTAATCAAATCCACTATTGGAGTTATCGATGCAGACTATGTAGATAACGAAAAGAATGACGGTAATATTATCATCGGAGTTAAGAATAACTCTAATGATGTATTAACTATAGAAGCTGGTAAACACTTCGCTCAAGGTATCTTCATGAAGTATCTAATTACAGATGATGATCATGAAGATAAGAAAGAAGAGCGTCGTGGTGGAATCGGCTCAACAAGTATTTAATTTTAAAAGGTGAAAGACAATGAGAAACCAAAAACAAAACAAAAAACCACAATTCAACAACGTTCGTATTGAATTACCATTAAAGTTCAATGCTCGTTTACCAGAAGCAGTTAAAGAAGAACTTACTGGTGTATTATCAAATCCTATTATCGAACAACTTACGTTGAATGTATTTGCATTCCGCAGTGTAATCAACAATGATCCAACTGTTAAAGGTAATGTCATCGTTGGTAATATCATTAAATATGATACTGAAAAGGAAGTTCTCGTTGTAGAAATTTATGAACGCTTTGTAGAAGTTATTGATACAATCAAAGACCGTGTAGCGTTTGTATTCACTTCTTTTGATTCCGATAGTAAAATTAATAAAATTAACCGTGTTATTATCGAAGAAGCTAGAAATTAGTTTATTAAAAAGGGTATATAGTTCATCTATATACCCTTCTACTTTCCTTAGTTAGGCTATAAGTGGGAATGTACATTTTCATAAAACGCTTAACATTTTAGTAACTAAGGAGGGATATACTTGGCTAAGGAAAAAGAAGTAAATATGCTGGAGCAGTATACGGAAGATATGAGAACGTATGCTGTATATTCAGCACTATATCGTGTTGTACCAGACTTCCGTGATGGATTCAAAGCTGTACAACGTAAGATCATTTACGCAATGTATAATGATATTAAAAGTGTCAAGACAGTTAAGTCTTCTTCCATTGTCGGTGTAGTTATGGATAAGTATCATCCTCATGGTGATTCATCTATCTATATGACAATGAAACCTATGACTAACTGGTTTGAAAATAATATTCCATTAATAGAAAAGCAAGGTAATTTTGGTAACTTCCAAGGTGATGATCCATCAGCTATGCGTTACACTGAAGCTAAACTTGCTAACTTTACAACCGATGTAGTTATCGGTGATTTAAAACAAACTAAACAAGTAGTAGACTGGGAGAAGAACTATAGTGAGACTTGTATGGCTCCAGAATATTTAGCTCCTAATCTACCTATATTATTAATCAATGGCTCATTTGGTATTACACCAGGATTTAAAGTAGATATTCCTAAACACAATATCTCTGAAGTAATTGATGTAACCATTAAGTTGATTGATAGTCCAAATGCTAAATTTGTATTAGTACCTGACACACCAATGGAGTGTGATATTATTGATACAGATTTCCAATCAATTTGTGATATTGGCTATGGTAACTATAAAGTCCGTGGTCGTATTGATATAGGAGAGTTCCATAACAAACCAGCATTGTTTATTCGTAGCTTACCAGACTATGTATTCTTGAATACAGTAACTGATAAGATTGAAGAAATGATGTCTAAGAATGTATTAACTCAAGTTCAATCCATCGAGCATAACTCTGATGGTGATGATAATATGGAATGTGTTATCGTTCTTAAAGCTGGTAGTGATCCTAACTTTGTTAGAGATACAATCTTTAAGAATACACAAATTGAACGTGGTGCTCGTGTAAACTTTGAGGTAATTTGTGAACGTCATGTAGTTCGTATGAATTACCGTCAATATTTATTACGATTCATTGACTTCCGTAAGGTAACTAAACTTAGACTTTACTATAACTTATTGCAAAATACTATGACTGATTTCCATAAGTATGATGCATTAGTTAAAGTAGTATCTAGTGGCGATATTGATTCTATCATTGAACGTATTAAGAAGTCTAAAGGTAATGATGAAGAACTAATCATGGATATGGTTAAGAAGTTCAAGATTACTGATCTTCAAGCTAAGACTATTATTAATATGCCGTTGAAGAATCTATCTAAACACAACCTAGCTAGATATAAAGCTAAAGTAGATGAACTACTCAAACTCAAAACAATCTATCATAATAAGATTCGTAATGAGAATGAGTTAAATGAAGAACTTAAAGCTGAATTGAGAGAATTAAAGCATAAGTATGGTAAGAAACGTAATGCTAAAGTTATATCTCAAGCAGAAGCATCTAATATCCCTGAAGGTGAATTTAAGATTGTTATTACTGAAGCAAACTATGTACGTAAGCTTGGTTTGACTGATAATATTAGATCCATCAAAGGAGATAATCCAAAATTAGCAATCAATATTAGCAATACAGATAATCTAGTATTATTTGATGCTGGTGGTAAATGCTATTCATATCCAGTACATAAGATTCCATTATGCGATAAATCTAATGCTGGTATTGATATTAGAAACTTGAGTGCTAAGTTCACATCAAATATTATTGGCATCTATCCAGAAAGTGTAATTAAACAATTAGCTGAATCTAAACAAAAGATGTACGTAATGGTATTGAGTCATTTAGGATTCATTAAGAAAATGGAATTAGATGATTTCGTATCATTAACAGCTAGTGGTATTTTCTATACTAAACTAGACCAAGGTGATTTCGTTAAGACAATTATCATTGGTGGAGATGCATTAGATGTAGTTACATTCTCTGATAAGAAAGCTTTACGATTCTCTGCTAAAGAGATTCCATTAGTACGTCGTTCCGCTAGAGGTGTACGTTCTATTGGTGGTAAGACAGTTGAGTATGTAGATGGTATGACATTAGTAGCTGGTAAAGATATCACTGATGTAGTTGTAGTAACTAAGAATGGATATCTTAACCGATTCAATATTAATGCATTACCACAAAGTCAACGTGCTAAAGCTGGTAGTTCAGTTGTTAAGTTATCTAAGACTGATAGAATTAACGGTATTCATATAGTAAATCAAAACGATAGTATTCGTTTGACTACTGAAAATGGAATGACTGATATTAAAGTATCTGAACTTCCTACAGGAAGCTCTATCTCTGCTGGTACTAAATGTATTAGTGGTAAAGATACTGTACTTAAAGCAATGATTGTAAAGATTGTAAAATAGAAAGAAGTCCCATAGGAGATTAACTCCTATGGGATAACTTTTATTTGGAAAGGTGTAATATTATGGAACTAGATAGACTATTGAAATTACAATGGGATCTTAGAGGTAAATGTATATATTTAATAAACAATATAGAGTTAAAACGTAAAAATGACATCCCTGATAGATTGTACGTTACATTTACATTCTTAGATAAAAGATATACTATACAAGTTACCATTAATGAGGTAACCGATTTGTATGATATAATGGTATCTGAATTTGGATTTGGTATAGTACAGACTATGACTACAGATAATGCTAAAGCATGTGTAGAAGATATAGTTGCTAAATATACTAATCTATATACAGTAGACTTAAAAATACTATATAATGTATTAAAAGACACCAAATTATATGTAGACATGATAGATGATACAATGATAGCATTCTTACCAACAGAGCATTTTGGTGCTAGTATCAAAATTATAGATGGTATGTTTAGTGTAATAATACATGGTGAGAAGAGTACCTACAAATCAAAAGAATATAAATTTGAGTCTGGTTATGAAGTATATAATTTTATAGCTAACTTACGTAGTATATACTTAGATGAAGACTATGAAGGTGCTGAAGATTTAATCACTCTGTATGCTGATTTATTATTAGAATTTGGCAGTACAAGATTATATATAGAAAAAGATGAGCAATCTGATTGTAATATAAATATAGAGTACTTCCTATCATGGGCTAATCAACTTAAGTTGAACTTTAATAAGTTTGATTATTATGATGACCAAATTCAATGTACTATCTGGGAAGATGAGTTTAGTGCAAAGATTTGTGATACTAACCGTGTGGTCAAATCCCCAGAAGATGCATTAGAATGGGCTAAAGCAGTCGTAGAAGTGTATAATAAAGGAGAGGTAAAATGAGTAAATCATTATACGATGTATATGAAGAATTATTAAGGCTTGGATTTATAAAGCCTATGTTAATTAGACAATATAACGATGAGTATGTATTAGTACACATATTTTCTGATGGTAATGTTGATATGTGTAAAATAGTTAAATCTACTAACGAAGATACATTTACTATATTAATAACAAACTTCAAAAAAGATAGTGTTGACTGCTTTGAAGGAGATCCAATAGCATTCATAACGGATAGATTTATTGAATCTAATGGATTGGATAAGCCAGATGTTAAAATATTAGCCGATGTGGCAAATCTTATATGTCCTGGTATAGGAGGTACATTTATCGATGATACATACATCATTCAATGTAACTCCTTTAGAATGGTAATAAAAGTTAAAGATGATGTATTTGAATTATTATTTTATAATGATGAATATACATCTTCCAAATATAAATTTAAGAATGGATTTGAGGCATTCAAATTCATTTATTACATTCGAATTAATGGTGTTAAAGATATCTCATTTAATGCTACAACACTACCTTTAGTAGAATTGCTTATAGGTTTATATTTAGAATTTGGTAATGATACCAATAATATTATCTCTATATTCCCTGCTGAGATTGTAGTTGGTACTATTATTAAATTACAAAGTAAGAATGGATATATGATTTTCTCTATTGCACCAGATAGTAAAAATTATATAGAATGTAAAATTGATAAATATAACAATAAATTCTTTGGTAATTTTAAAGCTAGAAAATATGAAGATATCTTAGACTTTGCTATTAGAGAATATGAAGTAATTAAATAATATCAAGAGAGGATTGAAAATAATGATTGATCAAGATAATTTATATAATGTATATTTCAAATTACGTCAGTTTTTACCAAGTATAAATCCAATGATTATTAGGAGTTATAATAAAGAATACATTTTAGCTTATATCATATATAATGAAGATGATATTAACACATTAAAGATACACTATGATGTAGAAACAAAATCATTCTGTACAAGTGTATCTAATTTCAAAAAAGGATACGATATGACTATTATTGGAGATCCATTTGAAAGTGTTGAAAAATTATTTATAGAGTATAATAAATTGGATGGCATATCTATACTGGAATTAAACTATGCAGTAAGTCATATTATCCTTCCAGCTAATGATTTTACTGATACTCATATCAGATACAATATCAGAGACTATATTATAAATATTGATATCGTTGATAATGGTAATGAATTTGAATTAACGTTATCTAATGACGATTATAAATCTAAATCGTATAGATTCATTAGTGGATATGATGTATTTAACTTCATCCAATTCATGTTACAATACTATATCAAAATGTATTTCGATAAACAAAATGATATGATGCTAGATCTAATCATGGATTTATATACACAATTTGGATATAAAAAAGTATTTATTATGCCTAATACTGATGGAAAGAATAATGTATCTATACGCCTAATAACTCCATATGGTGATATGTATTTTACATATAACGATGGTAAGATATTATGCGAATACTACCATGAATTAGATGGTAAGAGGACATATTATGATAAAACTGTAGATACATGTAAAGAAGCATTAGATTGGGCTTATTGCTAGACTAACAAGAGAGGTAGTTCAACTACCTCTCTTTCTTTTTTGTAATATTGGATATATGTAGTTGTATATTATTAGTGTGATATGATATATAGTTTATAAGTTATTAAGCCTTACAAGGCAGAAAGAGGTATATCATGAAAGTAATTAGAAATATTGATGGTCACAAAGTAGCAATTCCAACAACCAAAAAAGAAAAGATCGCATTGCAAAAACTAAAATACGATCTATTCGATAACTACGAAAACTCGGACTGGAATGTAGGTAATTTGAAGGATACCAAAACTGCATGGCAGTATATGTATTGGATGTACCAAAATTGGTACTTCGATAAAGAAATGGTAAATCCTTCAATGGATTGGACGTACTGGGGTGATAATGATACAATCGATATATCATATTATAGACCAGTATATTCTGAGTATGAAACTGCAGATAAAATCATTGACGGTAAAGAATACAAATACTGCTGCGATACAGTAGGTGTTTGGATTCCTAGTAATTACATGACGTTAATCGCTTACTATTGTATGAAAGGTAAATTCCGCAAAGTGGCTATGCTTCTTAAGAAGTATGGTAAATCTTCGGTTTTACCTGGATCGCATCTGTAAAAAAATAGCCCTCTTCAGAGGGCTTTATTTTTTTTTTGTAAATTACTACATATCTAACACATAGGTAGTGTATAGCAGTAGCAACTTATGGATATTTTACTAAATTCTCCTTTGTAAAAATATTATTCTACGAAACAAACCCTCTCATGTGAAGCTATACAAAATTCCCCTATGGAGCTTAGACTCCATAGGGGATAAATTTTATAAAGTTTTAATCAATCGCTTTAAAGCTTCATAAGAAGATGATTCAGCTGTTCTATTACCACGACATAAGTTTTTAAATAATGATGTTTGGAATATATCCCATAATGGAGCAATTGCTCTTTTATCCATATTAGCTTTATCACGTTTTTCTAGGTATATTGTAAATTGATCTTCAATTGCTTCTAGGTCTTTTAAGATTTGTTTTACATCTTTATCATTATTAGAAGAGTCTTTAAGCTCCATTGATAAAGTTCTAAGCATGATATTTACACGAGCATGTGATTGAATACCATAAGTTCTTGGATCGCCCCAGCCGAGTAAGATATATAAAGGAAGACTATACCAGTTATTTAGATATTGTAAACCCCAAGATTGTTCTTCAACTTGTGCTTCTAATTTACTTAAAGCACTAGTCAATTCTGGACCATATCCTAAGATAACAGCAAAGCTATCTGCTAATTGCTCTTCTGTATCTAATAGTAATGGACTAACACGAATAAATAAATTTTTTGTGTTCTCAGTTAAACGTTTAAATATTTTAGCTCTACCCTCAGAGGTAACCATTAAGTCTAGTGCAGTTAGCATTGTAATAGCACTATCAAATAAGACTACAATATATTTTAAGATATTATATAAGCAGCATAAATAGATTACTCCAGGAGCTGCATATAATATAGCAAGTTTAAGTACACTAGAAGAATCAGGTTTTATTTTCCATGCTTTTTCAACTTGCTCCATACCAGTCATGAATGATTGCATCATACTAAGATTAAGATTCAATAGTTTTACTTTAGCAGCGAAGTGATGACCTACTTCATGTAATGTAATAGCAGTTAACTCACTAGGGGAGAATGCACCACCAAACATGGCACCACTATAAGACAAAAACATAGTATACTTATTACCTGGTTTAAGTTTATATTCACCATTCACTAATTGTGCTTGGTTTACATCATCATTATTATAGAAAGTATTAGCATTAAGAGTCTTATCATTCTTATCTACTAAGACAATAACTTTATTGAAACCAAACTTCTTTTCTAAGATCTTTTGAACTTTAATAAAGTTATAGTCCCCTTTCTTATTAATAGCATTCTTAAATTCATTTTCTAATTCTTTAGTATCTCTATCTTTACCAAAGTACTTTTCTTGTACAGGTACTTGGATTTCTTTTTTCTTTATTTCTACATTTTCAGCAAAAAACATTATTTTCTATGCTCCTCTTGGTTAATTAAGACTTATAATTAATTTATTGTTTAAGGGTATAGAAAAGTAGTGTCATTCATACAAAGTAATAATCAGAGAGATCATATATTATATACGTGTAATAATATATCCAAGTTTATAATAGGAGGTAATGGATATGGATAAAATTTCGAATTATAAAAAGATAGTTGAAGCATTAATGAAGAAAAGAGAATCAATAAATGATAATGCATATGAAAATATGCTAAAGAAAATAAACATTATTGAAATCTCACCAATTAATGAGACTACAATAAAGATATTTGAAGATTATACTAAGACTGAGTTAACTGACTCTAGTACTGAATTATTTATTGATAGTATAGAAAAGTTTGGTATGTTTGAAGTTTATGGTGACTTCTTTAGACGACTTTTACCAGGAACTGTATCCTATAGTAATGCTTCTAAAGTAACTCGTCTATTCTGTGATGATGATTATAATTTAGGTAAATATACTGACGTACTAACTCTTATTAAAAATAAACAAAAAGAGTTACGTACTGAATTATCTAGAACTATAAGAGAGCTTATATGTGAAAGTAGAATCAATTATAATTCCAATGAGTATACTTATCTTGATTCTGTTCCAGATACTGATGCGGTATTAAATACTATTGCTGCTATTCTTGGTGCGGCAACTAAATCTGAACTCAGATTTGAATTAAAGTATATATTAGGGAAAGAGATCGACCCTAGAATTTATAAATTTAATATGGTGGATATTAAAATAATTTGTGATTACTTTGATATTGATTATACTGAAATCGAAGGAGTATTTAATAGATTGCGATAATATAACAAAGTAGGAGGAATGAATATGGAGCCTAATATTATAGATCGTATGACTAGATATAATGAGATGCAAAATAAACGGTTAAGTACTCTTGAAGGAGCTGCATTCTTAACAAATTCAAATGTAGATAAACTTAGATCTGATAATGAGTTAATGACTATTAAAATTAAGAAACTTGAAGATAGGATTCAATTTGTATTTGATTTACTTATTACTCTAATTATAGTTTTAATAGTATCAGTCATTATTTATATTACAAAGATTCACTAGGAGGAATGTATATGATGTTTTTTAATAAGCAGTCAGAAATTGATAAAATTAGAGCAGAGCTTAATGGAGTAGTACTTTATTTTAAGAAAGATAATGAAATGATGGACGACCGTATTAGAGAATTATATAGAAACTGTAATACGTCTTCACGTAATCTAGATGCTAAACTTGATCGAGAAGTAGCATATCTTGAAAGAAAAATTAATAGTATTGATAATGATATTACTATATTTATCAATATCGGTTTAGGACTAATTGGTTTGGTTATAGTAATTCTTTGTATAATTATTGGATATGCAATCACTCATTAGGAGAAATAGATATGGATGAAGAAAGAAAAGCTGAGAAGATTAATGTTATCCCATTAACTAGAAGTGAAGTAAGTAGTACTGTAGAATTAATTGGTAAAGATATTAAAGCATTACGGGAGGAAAATAAGCAGTTAAGAAAAACGTTAACAGAAACTAGATCTAGAGTTATATTACTAGAAGAAAATTATATCACTCTATTAGAAGATATAACTCAAAGTAATAGAATAGATATAGTTATCTATATTATATTTGCAGTATGTATAATTTTATTAGGATTTACAGTATATGGTTTAACACACTAGGAGGAAATAACAATGGAAAACACAAAATTCAATGTATATACTAAAAATATTGTTAATAGTATTGATTATAAGAAGACGCTACACTTAATCAATATGTATCTATTAGAAATGCAAAGTTTATTAAATGAATATGATTTTAATAAACGTATTCATGATTTACAACTTATAATAATCATGCCAGAGAATGATGATGCTGTAACAATGTTTGAGACATATACTGGTATTAAATTACTTAATAAGAAAGCAATCATTGATAAACTACGAGAATTCAATAACTATAAATACAAACGTATTTATGGTGACTTCTTTAATAGCATTTTAAGTAATGATATTGCTTTAAAACAATATAAAGCATTATTTGATATTACTGATCTTATACCACCATCAAAAGATAATGGAAAATCAATAGAAGATAGAATCTATATCCTTCAATATCCATTACGTAAAGGTTTGAATAGAATGCTAAATGAAGTTGGCGTTGAGGGTGCTGAAATAAAATATGTTATGGATTTAATTAGACGTATTTGTGGTGGTGAAGATAAAGAGATCTTAGAAGCATTAGATATTAGAAACTTTAGCGATAAGGACTTCTTGAACTACGATGAAGTTACATTTATTAACAAATATTTTGATTTAGATGAATTTGATATCTAGGAGGTATTCATTATGGTAAAGTTTATTAGATTACAAGATCGTCGTATTAATATTGATCAAATCAAATCATATTCTTACGATGGAGAAACACTTTGGATTGAAACAGCAGAAGATTACTTTGAGTATAAGAAATTTAATATTCCAGAGCTAGATGAAGTTGTGGAATTATTAGATATGGAATTATGCTTAAATCATCCAATCAATGCAGTCGTAGCTATTGAAACAGAAGAGGTAGAATAATGTATACACAAGAAGATATTTATAATAATCGTATTAATACTAGAAATAAATATTATCGTGCAATGGTAGACTATAAGTTTAATAAACTTGCAGATGATAATACTGTAAATATAGTTAATACGTTAAATAATCCTAACTTAACTAAGAAAGATTTATACTATATTGCAAAATATATGGATGATTGTAAACGAAGTATTGCGAATGAAGCTGCATCTTGTATATATAGTGATATGCTTACATTTGATCATAAGAAATTGACTATTAATATTATTGATAAAGATACTACTGATATTGAAGATATTGTATATTCTCTTAAAGAAGATGTAGTTGAAATCATTCAAGAAGCTATTGTAAATATTAATGCTAATACATTCACAAATGATTATATGCTTGAAAGAGGCATGAAAGATATACCATTCCATACTGTATCTGATAATGCTACATTAACTGATAGCATAAAGGCATTAAATATTATGTCAAAGATACCACTTGGTAATGTAGTTTCTGACAATATCCCTAAGGATAATTATAAATTATCTTGTATTGATAGATTATTACATGGTAGAATAACTAGACATAATGTATTATTTGTAATAGACTCTTTTGACGAAAAAGATCCAGTTAAATATTGGATTAGAAAGATTAATAGAAGTTTACATGAGTCTTCTAGAGTTGTTAAGAGTATTGATATTAATACTCAAGAGGTTAAGTTTAAGAAAGGCTATAGCATTGAAACAGTGGTAGACTGTGCTATTCGAATTATGTCTAGAGTATTTGAAGATATTAAACTTGATCTTGAAGCAGTAAACTATGCTTTAACTCTATACAAAGAAGAGAATAAAGAAACTTATGGTTTACCAGAAGATGCAGTAGAATTCTTAGACTACTTCTATAGAGGAATCAAAGCTGGATATCTACCATATAATATGATTTACTTAGAAGGTAATATTGGAATCAATTATCTACTTGATCTTATTCCTAATGCAGAAATTGATAATCCATCTGTTAATGATTATAAATCACAACTAGATGAATTATCATATTCTGATATTGTAGACGATATCATCAATTATCATAATGATAGACTAAGATAATGATTAAGAAGAAGGGATTCATTCCCTTCTTCTTTTTTTTTGTTAATTTAGCCATTTTGAACAAACTAATAATCAGAAAGGCGGTATATAATGAAAAATACAGAAGCTATCGTAAAGAAGATATACCCTATAGTGGAAACACAGATTAAGAAGAATCTGTCTAATTATAAAAGATATATTGGTAAGTTTATATCTGATAGATCTGAAGATCTTTATGATATAGCACCATATAGAAGAATCTATTTTACTCCAAAAGATGAAGATGAGTTATTCAATACATTGAAGATTGATAAGAAAGTTATCTCTAATTTCATGGAAGAAACTTACTATGCTAAGATTGCATCATTCAATCCAGCTGCAGCTAAAGACGAATGTACTATAGTCTTACTATGCTTAGTTAGATATTTCTGGAAAACTAGAGATTCTAAGATGTTAGATATGGCTATAGTTAATATAGCATTCTCTGGTAAGTTCTATCCATCTATTCATTATGGTTTCTTTAAGAAAGTTCAACCAGTTGAATATAAATGGGTAATGGACTATGTAGTCAATAATATGCTAACTGGTAAGTTTGATCTTAAATCTAAAGGTAATGTAATCAATGCAGTTAAGTCTATCTCTAATACTTGGTTAGATACATATACTGATAGATTTAAAGACTTTGAAGATGATGATTGTGTATATCTAATCCAACAGCTTCATGGTCGTATTAAATCATTCATGAAGAATATTGCAAGCTTATACTATGAAGCATATGAAAACAAATCTCAATATATTACTTATGCATCTGATGATTATTCCGATACAGGATATCGTCTTGCAGATACAGATAACTTAATGGCAGAACGCCTTATTGATAAAGCTGTAAATCAAATTACAACTCTATCTGTAAACTATAAGTTTTGTAAGATGTCTGCAGATGCTTTAGTTAAGACTGATGAGATTAAAGATATCATTGAATATATTGTAAAGAATGATACTAAACAGAACTCAGAGATTAGAGAATTTGTTAGTCTTATAATATATACATACTTTGCTCAGTCTAGAAATAAAGATGTACGTACAGCTGAGTTTATTAAATTCTCTATTCAACCTAAACCAAATACTAAAGATCCTAATATGCTACGTATTAAAGATATCACTGAGAAATGGTTGATGGAATCATCTAAACGATACATTCATAGACGTAATCGTTTAGCTACTAAGAATAGTTATCATAGATCGGTATTGATGTATTTCACATTATTAATTCATTACAGTGCTTTATAAAATAAACCACCCCCTTAGGATCATAGAAATCCTAAGGGGATAGCTTTGCAATTGTATATATATATGATTATATATTATAACCATGATAGACCAAAGTTAAATTTATTAAGCCGCATGGCAAGAAAGGAATCTATCATGGAACAACAAACTCAATTACCAATCACAGAAATCCAAGAAGCACTTAACGTAACACCACATACAGTGGGCTTCTTCGAGGAGGATTCAACCCCATTATTGGAGGTCCCTTCTACAGGTCTAGCTCGTGTATCGGCTACGACATCTGTAGTAGGATATCTACGTATTAACGGAGTATTGATTCCGCAGACCCATACTGAATATGGCGAAATTGAAGGCTTGCCTGAGCCACAAGAAGGCAGAATCATTATTGTATCGGGAATGATTATTTCAGCTCTAGCCCAACAGGGAATTCACAGAACTGATTTATTTGTTCCAGGTATGCAACTACGAGACGAACAAGGTCGAGTGATCGGCTGTCGTTCATTAGATAACTAGGAGGTATTATGGACATAAGATTATCTAAATTAATAGACTGCATTACTGCAGATAATTTTAAAGAAGTAACTGAGGAGATTATTAATCTCCTCAATATGCCACATAATCATATATCAGGTATATATAGTTTTATAGCCCAAGCCAATTATATGATTGGTTCTGGACGAAATAAATACTCTGACGAATACATCAGAGAATCCTTCAGAGAGGAGGTTGAATCAAGTTTAGAACAGCTTGAAAAATATGGTCCTTTGAAACGGGCAAAAGTAGTAAATGGCAAAGTAGTACTTAGCCATCATAAATAATTAAGATAAAGTGGCAAAGTAAAATTTGCCACTTTTATTTTTTATAGGAGGAAGATTAAATGGTTAATATTTATAAATATTGGGACCAAGTTGATACACTTGGAGCCATCGATACATATGTGGAATTCCATGACAATGGTCAATGGAATTGTGAGCCGGTTAAGTTAGATGCAGATGTATTTTACTTAATTGGTTATACTACTGAGCATGAAAGTATCTTCAGTCAATATCTTCCAGAAGCATATACTAAAGGAGATATTAATACTGAGTTAAACAGAGTATTCTCTACACGTAACAGAAAGGATATAGTTGTTGTATATATTAACAGCGAAGATCCTAAATTGGGTAGAGCAATACAAATGTTGGTTAATCGCCTTCACTTAGAAGGTTATGAACAGGTTTATCTTAACTATATAGTGAGAGAACCTTGGTTCTATGAAACGGTGGAGGCTTTATAGCCTCCACTTATTTTTTTGTAAATTTTAGCCATCTTGAACAATTCATTAAATCAAAGGAGGCTAATATGACTAAACAACGTAAGCAAGCTGAAGAGCTTGTATATAAAGTAATGGATGCATTAGATCCAACTAAAAGTATGTCTAAATATTATGCTAATCTATTTAAAGACATGAATGATAAACAATTCTTAGACTATATCTCTAAGAAATATCCATATAGATTCCAAACACGTATCTTTAAGATTGAACCAACTTTCATTGAAATTGAGAAAGCTGCTAATATCCTTGGAGTGCCATTAATGGAAAAGGTAGCTACACCAGACTTATATGTAAATAAAGATGGTGAACCAGTATGGACCAAAGAAGCATTGGTGGTATATCTACATTTAAAGAAAATGAAACAGTTCTTAACTAAGAAGAACTCTATCTCTACTAATATAGTATCTCGTGATAATAAGACTGGTCGTCTTGTAGGTCATGATAAGAATGGTGCTACATCTGACCGTGAAATGGAATCTCTTGTAGTATCTGGTATGGAAGATACATTAACAGAATTCTCTCGTGCTCGTGCTGACTCAGTAGAAGCTAAGCAAGCTATGTATAATACTATCTCCACTCTTGGTACAGTATCATTAGAAGATATCCCTGTAGATAAGACAGATGTATTATCTAAGAATATGATGAATGTATATATGATAGGATCTCATATTAATACTAACTTGATTAATATTAATAATATGACTCCACAAACTATTAAAGATAAGACAGTATCTAGACGTCAATAATAAATACCCCTTAGGATCATAGTAATCCTAAGGGGTATAATTTTGTCATTTTGTAATAGTGAGTATTTTTAGTTGCATATTATTAAGGTGATATGATGATATATAGTTTAGTTATTAAGTCCTTAGGACAGAAAGAGGTATATCATGTTAGAACTTCAAACAATTACATCAGTAGCAAACGTAGTAGATTATGACTTAACAAACTTCGATGAAGTTTGTCGTTTCTTCGAAGACAACAACAAGGGTACAGAATCCCCTTGGAGTTGGGAGGATGCATTCAAGATGAAAGGTATCGCATTCGATCTTCTTTGGGAAGGTAAGATTACCCATTCCCAACATAGCAGATTCTGGGATGCAGTAAGCGTTCCATTATTCTAGTTTAAAGATGGAGATGGGATTTAATCCCATCTCCTAATCTTATTTATTTTTTTTTTCATAATCGTATTCGGACTACTCATAGCTAGATGAGTAGTCCACAATACAATCTCTTATTCCATATTTTAAAGGAGGTAAACATGATTGTACAATCACATCACTCACAACAACAATAAAAGTATTTAAACTTTTATTAATATGTTTAGAGGTTATATATTATAAGAGTGAATGTTGGTAGTATAAAATTATACTATACGTAAACATAAGGATAATGTGTATTCTTATATTAATAAAGGAGAATAACTATGGAAAAGAAAATTGGTGTACTTCATGAAATCGGTGACTTAGGTCTTGGTTTCGATGAAGTTAAAGAAGATCAACAAAAGGCTCTAAAAGAGCAAATGAAAGAAGATCAAAAGAAAGAAGATAAGTAATCTTTCACTGCGATGGGGCGATAAACTCCATCGCTTTTATTTTGTATTTTAATATTATAGGGACGGTGAATATAATGGTTAAGAAAATTACCTTATTTTGCATCGCCATATTGGTATCTATATTACCAATAAAGGCACTAGAAACTGGTCATCAAAATGATAATAATAGCTTAGATATTGTATTGAAAGCTATAGTAAAGAATAGTGATGATTATAGTGACAAAGTGGACAATCTTATTAAGAATGATAAGAAGAAAGAACCATCTAAAAAAGATCAAGTAGATCCAAATACAACTAAGGCTTTAGAACAATATTTTCAATTAGCTAGACAGGAGCTACTTAGACAAGCTGCAGCTAATGCAGAAGCTAGTAAAAAAGCTAACTCTAGATATTCTGTAGATCAAAACTCTGACTTATCTAATAAGTCTGTTTATGTAACTACAGAAGATATGAATAATATTATTAGACACTTTGACCCAAGTGGTACATCCCCATTCCAAGGTCAAGGTAATGTATTTATTGAAGCTTCTAAAGAATCTGGTCTAGATCCTATCTATATATTTGCTCATGCATCATGGGAATCTGATTATGGTAGATCTTATCTAGCTAGAGATAGAGGCAACTATTTCGGTATTAATGCTATAGATGCTAATCCAAATGCAGCTCATCATATGGGAAATACAATGTATGATGGTATTGTCAATGGTGCTGTATGGATTAGTAAGAACTATTATCAGGAGGGACAAACTAGTCTAAACTCAATGATCTACGGAGGTAAGAGATATGCTAAAGCCGCAGATAAATGGATTAAAGGTGTAAATGGAATTATGGCTGAATCTTATGCATATCTAAAACAATCTCGTGGTATGTAGATTATAATTCATATTGATACATTATGGTAATAATTGGATAGGCTATTAAAGCCTATCCAATATTATATATTTTTTATATTAAGAAGGAGAATTTATTATGAAAGCAAAATTAATTGGCATTGGTGCCGCAGGTAATAAGGCGGCTATGACAGCTATTGAGCAAGGTGTATTTGATAGAAGTGATGTGCTTCTTATTAATACAACTCGCAAAGATATGAAAGAAGAATATGATGATATTAATGTAATCATTGGTGCTGGTATGGGTGGCTGTGGTAAAGAACGTGGTCGTGCTAAAAGCATTACAATTGAATCATTGAAATCTGAAAAGCTTAAAATTGATTCCTTACCAGATCCAGATGATGATGCAGTAGTTATTGTATCTTCTTCTGAAGGTGGTACAGGTTGTGGATCTTCTACGATCCTAGCTAAATATATTCGTGAAGTATTAAATATCAACGTTCATTTAGTAGTATTCACTGGCTTCGAAGATGATGCTCGTGGTCTACAAAATACTGTAGAATACTTCCAAGAACTTCAAGATAATTATACAGTTGAAGCTATTAGTAATAAGAAATTCTTATCTACTAGCAAGAATAAACAAGAAGCTGAACGTAAGGCTAATAATGAATTCTGTAAACGTATGCGTACATGGCTTGGTTTAGACTTAGTTGATTCTGATCAAAATATTGATGAAACTGACCTGTATAAGATTGCTACAACTCCTGGTTTTATGACTATTGAAACTAAAGAATTTGATGGTATTAAGAAACAAGCTGACTTTGATAGACTATTTGAAGAAATGATCTACGATACAAAGAGCTTGGACTTTACTCCAACAGCTAAACGTATTGGTGTATTTATGTATGCATCTGAACGTAGCCAAAACATTGGTTTTGATAATGCTAAAATCCGTGAAGAATTAGGTGAACCATTTGAATTCTTTACACATATTCAAACAGTACCAGCTGGTCAAGAACGTGTATGTATTATGGCTTCTGGTATTAAACTTCCTACAGAAGAAGTTGAAAAGATCTATAATGAATATAAGACTAGAACTTCTAATGTAGATAAAAAGAAAGATGGTTTCTTTGATCAAATTGGTGGAATGAAACTAGAAGAAGATGATGATATGTTTAACTTATCTAATTCTGCTATTAAGAATCCTACAGTAAAGATTAAAGAAAACTTCTTTGATTCTGTTAAAGATGACGTATTGGTTATCAATGTAGATGGTAAGAAAGGTAATAAATCTTCCAAGATTGATGACTTCAAAGAACGTTATTAAGAAAGGGAGCAAATATGGGTCTATTTGATAAATATGTAAAACCTTCTAAGATATATGCAGAGGATATTCCATTCTCTGCAGTAATCAAGAAATCTGCTGATACTATAGTAAATGAATTGAATACTTTAGATTGGACTGATCATGATATTGCATATAGATATTTTGAAGACAATCTATCTGATATCATTTATTATCTAGGTGAAGGTGTTAAACCAATCTCTAGATGCTTATATATTAAGTTTGAGCCATGGCAATATATTGCAATGATTATGGTTCAAAATCGTCCACAACTATCAGAGGATAGAATTCGTGTACTCAATAATGAGATATATGAAATATTTGAAGTTATTAATGAATCAGCATTTGATCCAGATAGATTTGGCAAAACTCTTACAGCTTTAAATAAGATCTCTAAGGTTATCAATGAACGTATCTACAAGAAGTTAGATTATGTTGATTGTACTAATAAGCAATTAACTACTATATTATCTGTAGCACGTTATTCTAGTAAGAATGAAACAGTTAATATTAGTCGTGTCAATACTTCAATCATGAGATATATGGACCCAGCTAACACTTGTGAAGAAGATTTGATGGACTTATATGGTGAACTCTTCTATGAAAACTTCGAAGAATTCTTTGTAACTTCAATGCTAGAATCCTGTGAAGATCCTAAGATTAATACATCTATCAAGAACTGGATGTTTGATTTAGAAACTAATGCTATGCTATTCATGTTAAATGACCGTCCTATGACTGTAATTAAACGTGTACTAACTAAGTATAGTCAAGAATGTCTACGTCTACAAAAAGTTCGTAAAGATGTAAGATGCTCTATGTTAGCTTTATCTGCAGATTATGATAAAGTCTTATATATAGCAGAAGAACTTAAAGAGCAAGGTCTTTATATATTCTAATCAATTATCCCAAGGTAGTTTAACTACCTTGGGGTATTTTATTTTTTTACTCCTCCTAGAACTTATTAGTAACTTATAATAATATTTTTTAGGAGGATTTTATTATGGGCTTACTAATTGAACGTGTAGCTGAGGTAACTGGCTACTCTCCAGAGCAAGGTCTATATGACGTTGCATACCCAACAGGATTTTTAAATTTCGATTCATTGAATGGTTATCGTTTAAACTGTTATAACGATAAAGGTGAGATTACTACAGTAACTCATCGTGGCATTCTAGATGGGTCTTATAACTTACTTATTGGTCGTTCTGGTTCTGGTAAATCTACATTTGCAGTTCAAGCAGCGGCTAACATTATTAACCAATTCCCAGGTGCTGAAATGGTTATCCAATCTATGGAAGGTGGTATTACTATTCCACGTTTGGAAACTTTAACTGGATATATTGGTCAAGATCTATTCGACCATGTTTCAATTAAGAATAGTGGTATCACTGCAGAATCTATCTATGATGATATCTATACTATCTATGAAACTAAATTAAAGAATAAAGATAAACTTATGTATGATACTGGAATGAGAGATTCATCTGGTAATCCAATTAGTAAGTTTATCCCAACTGTTATGATTATTGACTCTATTGCATTATTAGCTCCAGAACGTATTGCAGATAAAGGTGAACTATCTGGTCAAATGGCGGCTACAGCAATGGCTAAAGCAAATACATCTCTTCTTAAAGGTGTAATGCAATTAATCAAAGCAACTAATATTATCTTATTGGTAATCAATCATATTACTGAAAAGATTGAAGCTAGTGCATTTATGCACACTAAAGGTCAATTGATGTATCTTAAACAAGGTGAGTCTTTACCTGGTGGTAGAGCTGTAACTTATTTAGCAAATAACATCATTCGATTCGATGATAGTAAACTTAAAGAAGAAACTTTTGGGTTCTCTGGTTCCCAAGTGGATATCTCTTTAGGTAAATCTCGTACAAATAAAGCTGGTAAATCTACTCCATTGATCTTCTCTCAAGACTATGGTTTCGATCCACTTTATTCATTAATGATTATGCTTAAAGATTCTGGTAAGATTGCCACTAAAGGTGCTTACTTAGAATTAGATGGTTATGATACTAAGTTTAGAACTCGTGATTTTAAAGAGTTCTTTACAGAACGTGAAGACTTCCGTATGCAGTTCTTACGTTTAGCTCGTGATGTAATGGATGAATTAATTGCTCCAGTACCTACAAGCGGTCAAGTTACAAATGCATCTATTACAAAAGATCTTATTGCTTCATTCAGAGCATTGGAAGATTAAGTTATATATTATAAAGGTGATACAGAAGAGTATTGATTACTCTTCTGTATTTCATTTTATAATACTTATAGAAAGGAGACACAATGGCGAACACATTGATTCTAGACGACGAGATTAATCGTGCTAGACAAAGAATTCAAATACCAGAACAGGTACTAGGGAAAGAGTTAATTCAACCATTCCCAGCTAGTAGCTCTGGTAGTCGTAAGATTATGTATAGTGTCCATTCAGAGCAATCTATGGCACTATGTAAATCTGAAGTTCCATTCATTCAAACTGGCTTTGAGAATGAATTCGGACAACGTTCAACATCTTTCCAACAAGCTGATCAACGTAAGACAGTATTAGCTAGAGTGGAAAGATATGCTATGACCCCAGGTCATGAGTACTATCTTATCGTCCATAATGAAGAATCTAATACATTAGACATTCTTCATAAGTTGGATTATAAGTATATCACAGAATCCTTTGGATATGAGATTAACAATTCAGTTCTTGATAATCTTGTCGTAGGCAGTGTTATTGAGAAAGGAGAAGTAGTAACTAAATCTAAAGGTTTTGATGAGTACAATAACAGAATGGATGGCATCAATGTCTTACTAATGTATATTGCAAAGAATAAGACAACAGAGGATGCTATCGAAATTAGTGAATCTTGTGCAAAGAGATTCAAATCTCCATTAGTTAAGAAGATTTCATTCATGATCAATGAAAATGATATCTTACTTAATCTATATGGTAACAAGGATATCTATAAGGTTATCCCAGATATCGGTGAAGATATCAAAGAAGGTATCTTAGCAGCAGTACGTCGAGAAAATAAAGAAGAAGCTTTATTCTCTCAAGTATTCAATAAGCTACAAGATATCAATATGTCTGATGAGAAGATTACAAGTACTGGTAAAGTAGTTGGTATTGAAATCCATACTAATAATCCAGACTTGATGGAGAACTCTATCTACAATACTCAGCTTAATATGTATTATCAAGACAATAAGCGGTTCTGTGATGAGTTAATCCATACTGTACATAGACTTCAGGCTAACTATAAGTGTGAGTTAGGATATGATCTACAAAAGCTTGTCCATACAAGTCAACAAATCTTGGATGGAGTTAAGTTCAATATAGATAATAACGTATATTCTAACTTACAAATGGATGTATATATTCTAGAAGAGAATGAACTCCATATTGGTGATAAGTTAACTAACCGATACGGTGGTAAAGGTGTCATCTCTAATATCCTACCAGATGATCTTATGCCTATGACAGAAGATGGTCAAAGGGTAGAGATGAAATATAACCAAGCAACTGTAGTCAATCGTTTGAATCCATCTCAATTATTTGAAATGGAAATCAATTCCGCATCAGCTGCAGTTGTACGTAATCTTAATAAGCAAGATACTAATGGATCTCTTAAGAAGATTATAAAATTTGTAAGTTTCTTTAGTCCTAGTCAAGCTAGAGAAATGCAAGAGTTTATTGATAATAGTAATCCTACAGTACGTATGGAATATTTGAATTCCATTATTGATGATGGGAATATTACTTTATCTATTTTACCAATGCAAGAACCAGTTACAATAGAAACTTTACAAAAAGTTCTAGCTGAGTTCCCAGAGACAAGACATGGGTATGTACATACTCCTATGCCTGATTCTTCTAATAAGAATTATCGCTTGGTTAAATCTTTAAGACCAGTACTTGTAGCTAAACAATATATCTGTAGATTGAAACAGTATGCAGAAGAAAAGTTCTCAGCAACAAGTATGTCATTTAGTAATAATAAAGGTGAAAACAGTCGTAACAAATCTGCTGGATTGTATAAACCTGTATATACTAATACACCTATCCGACAAGGGGAAATGGAAATTAGTGCATTAACTCATATTGGTGATGATATCAATGTAATTATGTTAATGCTCTATAGTACAGCTCCTATTGGACGTAGATCTATTAAAGATCTATTGACTAAGAATCCTAATGATGTAGACATTACTTTATCAGCTGATGCTAAATCTAGATCTGCTGAGATTGTAAATGCATATCTTAAGGCTATTGGTCTAAAACTCACATTCGAAAAGGTTCCAAAGAAATATCAAGAAGCATTATTGTATGATATTCCAGATGAAGATTTCTATACACCTGCAATGCTCGAAGACTATTCTTATCTTAAAGCTCTAAGAGAGAATGATAAGTCTAAGATGAAGATTACAGTTAAAGAATTCAATGGTAAATATTATCCAGTATATGATAACTTCGTTGAACCAGGTATCCCAGCACTCATGGAAGGAGCTATGAGCAGTGAACCTCCAGAAGGTTATAGCGAAACAGATTCCTTATGGGTAACTAGGGATATTAAGTACTTTAAATAAGGAGGCAATCATGATACTAAGAGATCTTTATACGACTCTCTTACGTGGTAGTCTTGATAACGTCTTTGAAGACGAGAATTTAAGATTGATTAATGAACGGACTACAGTCTTGTTAAATAAACAAAACTGGACCATTCAGGATATAGATGATGCTGATATGATTCTACGTATCAGCAATATTCTATATAACAATACAGATCTAGCTGTATTGCCATTAGAAGATGGCGTATATGATTTACTATTAGAAGCTTATAAAGTCTATAATCCTAACTTCCAAGTTGGATCTGATGTAGTTCATTTTAAGCTCCAAGGTAAAGGTAAAGCAACTAATAACGAAAGTTATGTAGAAGCTATTGTATCTTATCCGAAGGAAACTAATGATACTCTATATAGAGATACATTCATTGATATTCCAACGAATAGATGGCAACCTGCAATAGATTCTAATCATGCTACAGTATCAGATAGAGGTAGAGACACAGCTCATAAATATCCTCAATTAGTTGGTACTTTAGATAAGTGTAAGTTTGTATTAGAATCGGATGCAAAGAAAGTATTTGCAGATAGAGATCCAAAGGTAAAGATATTTGAACGAGACTTCTTAGCTAAACATCTTATGATGGGGTTGATTAATTATCAGACTCCATTTGAGATGGTAGCTGAAATCAAATATGATGGATTATCTGTAGAAGCTGAAGTAAATAACAAAGTAGTCAGTGCTAGAACTCGAGGAGATTTAGATGCTGACTTAGCTACAGATTTAACTGATATCTTATATGGTTATAAGTTCCCTAATGAGCTATCCGATAATGAGATTATTGGTATGAAGTTCGAGGCAATTATAACTAAAGAAGACTTAGTTAGATTCCAGAATGCTACTGGTAAGACATATAAGAATATGAGAACTGCAATAGCTGGTATTATCGGTTCAGCTAATGCTAGAGATTATATTGATTATATAACTTTAGTACCATTAGCAACTTCTATTGACTTCAATAGTCGTATAGAAGAATTAGAATTTATGAATAGATACTTTGCTACTAAAGAACCTAATAGATATAGAGTCATTCAAGGTTATTATAGCAACGTATTATTCCAAGTCAAGAAGTTTACTGATGAAGCAGATTGGTTTAGAGAGTATATGCCATTTGCATATGATGGTGTAGTTATCTCTTATACTGATAAGAATATCATTAAAGCTCTTGGTAGAGAGAATCATGTGAATAAGTATAGTATTGCAATCAAGTTCAATGCTATGGTTAGATCTACAAGATTCCGTGGTTACCAATATACAGTTGGTAAGAATGGTGTTATTACACCGATGATTATGTTTGATCCAGTAGAGTTCAATGGTACAGTCCATAACTTAGCAAGTGGTCATTCATATGAAAGATTCAAAGCATTATCATTAAGATACAATGATATTATTGATGTGACATATGTCAATGATGTAATGCCATATGTATCTAGACATGATTGTGTAGAGAATGATAACAATCCAAGACCTATGGAGGATTTCATCGATAATTGTCCTGCCTGTGGTACTCTACTGGTAGAGTCCTATAGCGGCAAATCTATATCATGTCCTAATCCTAAATGCATTGGTCGTGGTATTGCTAGGATGGCAGATATGCTTAGTAAAATAAACTTTAGAGATTTCTCTGAAGCTACAGTTAAAGATCTAAGCATAACTTCATTCACTGATCTTCTTAATATTACACCTAGTAGATTAACTATCTTAGGTGAAGTCAATAGTAAGAAGTTCATGGAGCGGGTAAACGAATTAAAGACTAAGCAAGTATATGATTATAATATCATTGGTGCTTTAGGCTTTACAGATATTGCAATCAAAACATGGAAGATTATTCTCCATGCTTTGAAGATTGAGGAAGTTCTAAACTTACCTGATAGTGAATTGCAATCTAAACTCATGAAGTTAAAAGGGATTGGTAAAGTTGCAGTAGAGACTATTCTTAATGAACGTGAAGTCTTTGCTGAAGATCTCATTACTATCATGAAAATGAATAATGTAGTCAGAACTTATAACCTAGTAGACAATCGTAAGAAGATTGTAATCACTGGATTTAGAGATGATACATTAGCTGAAAAGATAGCACCTCTAGGATATTTCGTTACAGACACAAGTGTAACTAGAGATACTAATATCCTAGTAGTTCCTCATGTAGGATTCAGTAGTTCTAAAGTAGATAAAGCTTTGAAGTATGGTATCCAAATCGAAGCATTGCCTGACTTTAGGAAAAGATTTGGTTTGTAAAAAATTACAAACTAACCTACAGAATATTAATATATTATATACGTGATCATACATTATGATCACGTATTTATTTTATTCCATGCAAAGGAGACACAACCATGGTAAAAGACATTAAAGAAACAAACATTATTGAAACTGTATTGGAACGCTTGAAAGCTGAAGACCAAATCATCTTACGTTCACATCAGTTTGTGAATGTGTTGAAATCTGTACTATTTGGTGCAGTTAAATTCTTGGCTAATACCAAGTTTGAAAACGAAGCAGCTTTACGTGTCAATGATAAAAATGGTACATTTATCGCTGGTATCGTTTTAGAACGTGCAGTTGATGATGAAGGTAAAAACTCCTTCGAAGCTCGTTTTGAATTAAACGAAGATGGTATCAAAGATATCGCAACTGTGTACGACCTAAGTGATGAAGAAGTTCAACGCTTCTTGAATCGTTTCATGTATGTATTGACTAACAACAAATTCGTTAATAATGCATTCGTATTCGATATCACTCGTGTTATCTTGTCTTCTGTAATCAATTCATTGATGAATCTTGCTAAAACAGATATTGATGAAGATGGTTATGAAATCAAATTCGATGAATATCTTACAGCTACAGCTACTGATGAAGATGGTAAACGTGTAATCGATCTTGAACCAGCTGTTGACTTGAAGAAATTCATTAAAGACGATAAACTCGTTGACGTTGAATAATAGATATTGATCTGGAGGTTAGGTGAATAACCTAACCTCCTATTGTATCTTTTATTTTTAATCGGAGACACATACAATGAAAAAAGGCGTAGTAAATGGGGTAATGTATACCATATATGACTTTGATAATGCAATGAAGAATGCTGAAGACATTAACGTTGCTATTGAAGAAGATGGTAAAGTTTATCCGATTATTGGTAAATCTAATGCATATCATACCAATGGTGTTATCATTGATGGATGTATGGCTACATATATCAATGCAGATAAAGACCAAGATAAGTATGCTTTAGAGAATATGAAGATTATTGATTTTGCTAATGCTAAGAGCATGCAAGATCAAATCGAAAAATCTAGTGAGTTACGTTCTATGGAAGAAACTATCTTGATTAATCCGGATAATATCTTCCATGTAAGAATCAAACCAAATGACTTACCAGAGATGATTGGTCTTAAAGAAGCAGTTAATCGTAAGAATATTGATATTAATAAATATGCTTATCGATTTGGGGATAACTTTAATAATGACCGACGTCTATTTGAGAAAGATACTATTACTCTAGCAAAGATAAAGACAATCGCTGAAGCATTAGATATGGATTGTTATATTACCTTTGAAGATAGAGAAAAGAATGTACCTAATCCAATTGGGTCACAAATTAAAGTTAAGATCACCAATATTGGGGAGGGTGACAATGAACACACAAGCTAAGTTTATCGCAGAATATAACGATAAAAATAGACCTAAGTTCAATGACAAGTTCTTTAATAAGTCTGATGATGATATCATTGAAGACCTAAAGGACGTTATTCTTTCTTGTGAAAGAAACAAGTTCTATACTATCAAAGTACTGAACTTTGAAGTTATAGATGATTATAATGAAGTACAAAAATTACTTATAGGAGATGAGACTCCATCTATCTCTATTAAGGATTCTGATCTTAAGATATTAAAAGTAACTTATCATGTAGCTTGTACTAAAGATGAAGATACTTTTGATGTACTTATTGCGATTCCAAGAGTTATTGATGGTGCTTATATTCATTTAAATGGTAATGACTACTTCCCATTATTTCAATTAGTAGATGGTAGTACTTATAATAATACTACAGCATCATCGGCTAAGACTCAATCTATTACACTAAAGACAAACTCTAATGCTGTAAAGATGTTACGTAACTTCATTGACTTGAATACAACTAATGAAGAAACAGTTCGTGCAGCGATGTTTAGTGTATATCTATTCGATCATAAAGTTACTCTATTCGAATACTACTTAGCTAGATTCGGATGGTATGAAACTTTAGATAAGTTTAACTTTGAAGATGTAATTAAGATTTCTGATCATGATCTTAACGATCCAGAGTATTATACTTTTGCGATTGCTAATGCTCATATGAAGACACCTTTCTATATCTCAGCAGTTAAATCCTTTATGGATAATGATCGTATCTTACAATCTTTTGTAGCTTCCTTTGCTAGAGCTATAAGCTTATATGCAACTAAGAAGACTACATTAGACCAAATTTATACTACAGAATTCTGGATATGTAAGTTAGGTTATAACTTTGTATCTTCTGAGACTTCTGTATTCACTAAAGGTAATGCAATCATTGAATCTTTGGAAAACTCCTATGATATTCCAACTAAGAAACGTTTGCGTTTACCTGATCATATCAAAGAAGATATCTATTCTGTATTGAAATGGATGGCATGTGAGTTCTCTTCAATTCGTTTGAAGAATAACTTAGATGCTTCTACTAAACGGATTAGATGGTCTGAATATATTGCAGCTATGTATATCATGCTTATCAATGTTAAGCTTAGACGTTTACCAGAGAAGCATGATCCTAACATGGAAGCTTATCGAATCAAACAGCAATTGAATACTCAACCAATGGCTTTGATTGCTGAATTACAGAAATCTAATCTTAAAGGTTTCCGTAATATGGTTAACGATAGAGATTCATTCTTACAATTGAAGTATACTATCAAAGGTCCATCTGGTCCTGGTGAATCTAATAGTAAGAATGTAGCACGTAATGTACGTGCAATCGATCCATCTCATTTAGGGATTATCGATTTGAATACTTCATCTGCATCAGATCCTGGTGTAGGTGGTATGTTATGTCCACTCAATTATGGTGTATATGAATGGAACTCATTTACTAATGAAGAAGAACCAAATGTATGGGATGAAAACTTTAGTAAGATGCTTAATATATACCGTGAAGAGAAAGGATATACATCTGCTATCATGTTAGCTGATGATGCTGGATTAGAATTAACAGATACTAGAGATCCTGCAGCGGTAGCATTTGATGCTGACTTATTAGGTCAAACAATTGCTAAGGTAGCTAGAACTCGAGCATTTGAGAAACAACTTCGTCCAGCTCTAATTAACATGGAAGACAGTTGCTCAATATACTTTGAGGAGGTTTAAAATGGCTGATATTTATCATAGAATCTTTGTGTTCTCCAGAACCCAAATGGAAGCACTAAAAGAACGCTATAATAAACTAGGCAAAGAAATTGAATTCGGTAAAGTAGTAGTTGGCGGTGTCAAGAAGGAATATACTGATATCCTTCTTGATATGAACCAAGCTAAATACTCTGATTCAATTAAAGTTGCCGAAGGTGATATTCGTCGTATCATGTATACAAAGACTAAATAGGAGGTTCTCATGAGCGTAGGACAAGCAAATACTGACATCCATAATTTTGGACATTATTTGGTAAAACTTCTTGATACAAATTCTTTGTATTGGGATCGTTTATCTACTTTATCCCCAGATTACTTACTTCTTAATGATCACAATGAAAACTATTTCATTGATATGAACAAAGTAGAAGAGAAAGAATTGGATATTGATATCGAAGCACAAGCTTATGGTCGTAAACTTAACATTCGTGGTAAGAATGTTATCTTGATTTACAATGATAAGATTGAAGCAGAATGTTTATCAGATAATCCATTCAGTGTAGCAGTTAATCGTGAGTCAGATTCTATTTACTCTTTATTGATTAACTTCAACGCATTCGTTAAACTTGTAGCTGAGAAAGATTATAATGGAATCTATTCTTTCTTTGCTACATTCTATAGTTGGTTATGTGGTTCTGAAACACCACAAACGCATCTATATACAGTTCTTACATATATCGATGTAGTTTATCATAACTTGAACTTAGAGAAGGTTAAATCTTTCATTGATTTCAATATTGCTAAATCTACTGATATCATTCAACAAGTTCTTATGTCTAAATTCAACATTCCAAATCCACACAGATTCACTTCTGATGCATTAGATATAATGGAGCTTGATAATAATAGCGTCTTTGCAGAATTATTCTATTATCCACGATATACTAAATATCTTATTAAAGCTGGTTCTGTACCAGAATTCAATCTTAAAGGATTTATTGCTATGATAGAAGAAGCATTTGAAGATCAAGTAACTAATCTTGAACTTCGTAATACACTTCTAAGTACTAAATACTTTAATGATGCAGAAATGGTTGAAGATAAGGAAGCTAAATACACTAAAGTTGTATTCAAAGACTTACTTGAATTTGAACCACGATTTGAAGGACAAATTGATTTGTTATTCAAAATGTCTGATGAGTTGATGATTCCAACAATGGATATCATTTACAAAACTATTGATGACTGTATTGAAAAACATGGTATCAAAGAAGTAACTGAAGAAGATCAAGAATCTAAGAAACTTGAATTAGAATCTGATATTGAAAAACAAATTAGAGAATCTATCGAAGCTATGCAAGGTAACGAATAATATATTACCCTCTAGGATACATAATCCTAGAGGGTTTTATTTTTTGAGGTGGTGAAACACATGAAAGAAGCAATAATTGATAATTGTACTTGCCCTAAGTGTTATTCAAAGAACTTCGATCTATATACTTCTAATGGTAAAGGTGTAAGCTATGCTAATATTATCTTAGCTTTCAGTAAAGATCCAGCACAAGTATTAGATAATTTGAATAGATACCAATTATATAAATTCAAGTGTAATGATTGTGGTAAATCATTCTCTATTGACTGGAGATGGGGATTACCGTATCCTACTACAGAGAAGATTGATGTCTAATCTTGAACAAAGCAATAATAAATGAAAGGAGAATTTACTTATGGTTTCAAAGAATAATTTGCTATATATCATAGGTGCCATTATTTATATTGCTTGTTTCGGATATATTATACATGATATGCTACAAGCTCCTGAAGGGAGAATACTTTTATTTATCTTTAGTACGTCAGTGATCTTGACAGCATTAATTATCGTTATAGGTTATAAAATATCAAAGGCACTCTTGCATATACTAGAAAAGTATACAGGAGAGTGATAGAATGATAGAATTGACCTTGGCAATCTTAATTGCAGCAGCAATGCTAACATTAATATCTAATATTAGCTTTGTGGTTAATGTTGGATTAATACTAATGACAGTAATCTGCATATTAACTAATAATAAAAAAAGGTAACTATATGACTACTCTAGAACTGATGTTGTGTTATATATTCTTATTCGGTCTATGTTATAGATTTATACATGGACCAGAAATGGATATAGATTATATTGTCACAATGATATCAGTAGTCCTACTATTCATTATATATAGATCTATAAAATAATAATCTAGCCTAAACAATCTAATACAATTATAGATTGTTTATTGAGAGGACTGCTTATAATGGATATAGTCTTAGTATTAATATCATTCTTGATTATTCTTGTTATTTCATTATTATACATAGTGGTTAGAATAGTTTATAAAGACTATATCAATGAATCTCCATTATATATAATAACCGACAAACGTAATATGATTATTAATGAAGTTAATAATCAAAGTAACTCTGTTTTCCTAGTTGAACTTAATGGAGAATTCTTTGTTAACGTAACAGAAGATTCTTATAGTAAATCTAAGATTGGCGATCAAATCATGTTAGCCAATTCTAGTAATGAGAAAGATTTTATAGTTAAGAAGCTATAGGTAAATTGTAATGAAACTATTATCAATTCGACTTGAAAATTATATTGGTATTTATAATGGTCGTGGCGATAATATCCTAGAGGTAGACTTATCACAGTCTACCTCTAATATCGTCATCATACGTGGCTCCAATGGTTCGGGTAAGTCCACATTATTAAAAGCTTTATCTCCACTCCAAGATGATAATACTGCTATTATCCCTGGGATGGAGGGTAAGAAAACATTAAGATATCTTTACAATGGTGAAGTATATGAAATACTATACGTTCATCCAGTAAAGAATGATGGATCTAGAGGTCAAGTTAAGATGCAAGTATATAAAGGAATGAACCGAGTTGAGTTGAATCCTACTTGGAATGTGACTTCTGGTAAAGACATCATATTTGATCTATTTAACTTAGATGCTAACTTCCTTACATTATCTCAACTATCTTCAGAAGATAGAGGATTAGCAGATAAGAAACCAGCTGAACGTAAGAAGTTTGTTAATAGTATAATTAATGGTATTGAAGTATACAACAACATGTATAAAGTCATTACTAAGAAGTATTCTACATTTAAGAATATGATTAATACTATATCGTCTAAGATTAGACAGATTGGTAATATAGAAGAATTGAATGCTAGATTTATCAATATCTCTAAACAAGTAGAAGATGTATCTAGTGAACGAGATAAAGCAGTTATTGAAGCATCTAAGATTGATGCAGAGATTGGTATCTTAACTAGAGATAATAATCTTGAAGAATACTATAAGATCAACGAAGAGATACGAGATAATATTGATTATATCAGTGCATCTAAATCCCAAGTTATTGATCTTTCTAAAGGAGAATTATCTAGCGAGAACTTATATGAACTAAAAGATATTATTGATAGCAGTCTACAGTCTTTTGATAAAGATATATCTAAATGGAAATCTGAAGAAGCGGTAGCTAATGCTAAGATTGAAAGTATATCTAGAGAAAAAGATGAAACGTTTAAGTCTTTACAAACTAAGATAACTAAACGTGGTACTTTATTAGATGGAGGATTCAGTGATTCTGATCTATCATTATATAAAGATACTAAAGCTAAGATAGCTGAACTTGAAAATGATATCAATAGTTTAAATTCTTCTATTAAGAATCTTTCCGAAGCAGAGGCATTAGTTAATGCTATGGAAATGATTGTCCCAGTATTAGATAGTCTTTATAATGGTTTAGACACTACTACTAAGAAAGAAAAATATGATTTCGTTAAGATTACACTAGATAATGATGGTAAGTACGTAGATCAAACCGTTGAGTTATCTCGTACTTATAATGAAGTATCTAGAACTGTTGGTGAATTAGAGTCTGAGGTATTAGCTTATGAGATATTATTCGATAAAGCTAAATCATTAGCCTTAAGACCTAAAGAATGTAAGATAGATGATTGCTCATTTGTTAAAGAAGCAATTGAAGCATCATCTAAGCATCCTGAGAAACGCATCAATGATATTAATAAAGAAATCAATGAGTCTAAGACTCTATTAAAATCTTTAGAGAAGGATATTGAATCTTATAAGGAACTCTATGATTTCAATAAGAGATTTACTAATCTTCATGGTATGGTATTATCTTTCAGAAAGCTATTAGAAAAGAGTCCTGTTGATTATATCATCGACCCATACCAACTATTAGCTTCTTTAGACCATATGGAAAAGTTAATGATTGATTTCAATCAGATTCGTGGTATCTTTAATATTATCACTACTAAATCTAACTATGAAGAAATCATTGAATCATTAAAAGAACCAGCGGCGAAGTATGAAGCAAACAAGGCTCTAATCGATGAATTAGATTCTGACATCGCTTCATTGAAAGATAAACTAACTACTATTGATAATAGATTAATGGCTGAGAAAGATGCTATCAGTGAAACTGTAACTGATATATCTCTAACAGAGTTTAAGATTGAAGTATATACTAAATGTAAGTCTTTAGTAGATGAATGTATTGGTCTTGACACAAGAAATGAAGAACTTCAAGCTCAAATTAATTCATTATCTGACATAGCACTTAAAGTTAAAACTTTAGATACTAGAATGGCTGAAGCTAAGTCTAGAGCTGATAGATTGAATAATGACTTAAATGCTATTCTTAATGAAAGAGATAAGATAGCATCGAATAAAACGTTGTTAGAAGACTATATCAGGGACCTAGACCTATATAATAAGAATTTCTCGATTCTCGAAACTATACGTTACTATTTAAGTCCAACTACGGGCATCCAGACAGTGTTTATGAGAACGTATATGGGAAATATTATTTTGAAGGCTAATGAATTATTAAGTCTAATATTCAATGGTCAATTCATTATTCAACCATTCGTCATTAATGAAGCTGAATTTAGAATACCATGTCTTGGTAATGGATTAGTTAATGATGATATCTCATCTATGAGTACAAGTCAAATCTGTATGATTAGTATGATCTTATCATTTGCAATCTTATCTAACTCGTCTACAGATTATAACATCTTAAAGTTAGATGAAATTGATGGTGGTCTTGATACAGAGAACCGTATTCAATTCATCGGGTTATTAAAGCAACTTATCACCATGGTTGGATGTGAGCAATGTTTCCTTATTAGTCATAATATGGAATATGATGCTGATACTACAGTGATTGATATGGCTGCACGTCCAGTATTAGTTAGATAATATCATCGAGGAATATGTAATGAAGACAAGAATAAAATTTGAGGGGGATACCTTAGTAGGATTCCCCAAAGATAAAACAGTTAATCTTATAGTATTATACTCTGGTGGATTTGATTCTACTGCTATTTTAAATATGGCACTTAAAGCAGCTAGTAATAGAGAAAATAAGATTATTACAGTATATGCTTTAAATGTATCTAGTGATTTTTTAGATGATGGTAAACTTAAACTAGAGCAGAAGTATACTAAGAAGTTTATAAGTCACCTAAATAAAAAATATAAAGGTAAATCTAATATTAAGCTTATTAGATTCTCTCATACAATACCAGATCTGGTATCATATAATTATATGATTAACTCATATGATTTAATCTTTACAAGTGCAATTAATACAGTAGTGCCTTTTATTGGAGGAGCTGATATTAATATCGTACTAGGAGGATCTCTTGATACAGATTCAAGAGGATGCCATATACCGTATTATAAAGAAATGGTAGAATCTTATAATAAACCATTCAATTCTATTGAAACTTGGATGGAATTTCCATTAATAGAAAATACTAAAGCTCAAATTCTTGCATACATTGTTGAAAATAATTTATATAAATTCTGTACTTGCTGCGAAAAGCCAGATAGTAAAATTATATGCAATAGTTGTAAAGAGCATGCATTAGGATTATTTAGCTTATTAATGGATTATAGAACTGGTAACTATCATTTAAGTGATAAGAATGCAACCTTTATCGAATCAAAATTAGATAAAATTTTAGGTGAAATAGACGATTAATGGAGGTCCTATTATGTATGATTTCGCAAGTACGTATGTAGTAGCTCAAGCTTTAGAAGTTATTGCATCTACAGCAGCAATTGGTTTAATTGTAGCTATGATTATTCAAGATTAATAAAAAGGACTAGTCTCTCGTAGACTAGTCCACTTTCTTTTTTTTGTAAATCTTTAATACTATAGCTATATATTATTAAGGTGATATGATATAGTTTATTAATAAAGAAAGGAGTCATATCATGAAAAATACATTGTTATCCTTAATCGCAGCTTTAGCTTGTTTCTCTTTCGCACATTACTTGGATATTTCATATCCATTCTCTTTAGGAGTAGTAATTCCTATCGGATTTACAATTTCCTTTGGTGTTATATTTGCATTTATGGCATGGGCAGCGGCTTGCGATTGGTTGTTAAACGACCAATCTCCAGAATACCATGGTCGTCGTCGCAAAGTTAAAAAGACTAGAGCCTAAAAACTCTAGTCTTTTAATTTTTTTGTAAGTTATATATTATAAAGGTGAATTATAGTTTATATATTTTCCACAAGGAGGAAACAAAAGATGAAAACTGAAGTATTTGTATTAATGGCAAGCGTAATTGTTATTGCATTGAATGTGATAGGTATGTATCCAAGTGTAGTAAATATCATGGACGGATACAATCTAAAAGTATCGTATGGTATGATGATGATTAATATCGCATTAATTATTTTAGCTATAGTACAATCTTATCTTGTTATTCATATTAGAAATAACAAGTAATCTGACAATATAATAGGAGGTATAGTATATAATGATGAGTAAGAGAGATAAATGCTCATTAAAGCTATTATTATTGGTTGTCGTATTTGCATTGATTGCAGATCAATCACTTCGATATACCGATATTATATTTTCATTTATATCTGCTATAGCTATTATGTCAGCAGCTATATCAGTATTTTTATTATGCTGGCAAATGTATCATAGTAGAAGGTAGTATAATGATTTTCGTTACTAGCTTTATAGGGATATTAGCAGCACCTTGGGTGTTGCTAATTCCTTTATTTTTATTTGAAGGTCTCATTGGAAGACATGTAGAAATGACTACAGATCTTATTGAGATTTTTATTTTTTATGATCTTGCAATGGGTACATTCTTATTGCTTAGATATATTATGAATAAGATTGGAGGAAAACGATGATACCAACCGACAGATTAACTAAGTATGATTATTACTATCTTAGTATTGCAAATAAGATATTGAGTGAAGGTGAGATGCGAGATAACCGTACTGGTATTAGAGCTATCTCATTACCTCATGTATGTATCACTATTGATTTAGAAGAAGATGGATTTCCTATCTTAGCTTCTAAATTTGTTGGATTCAAAACAGCTATTAAAGAGCTATTATGGATTTGGCAAATGCAATCTAATGATGTCCAAAAACTCCAAGATATGAATGTACATATCTGGGATGAATGGATGTTAGAAGATGGTACTATTGGTAAGGCTTATGGATATCAATTAGCTAAGTATAAGCAAGTTGATAATCTTATTAAGACTATTAAAGAAGACCCAACTTCTAGACGCATGATTACCACTCTCTGGAACATAGAAGATTTACCAGAAATGGCTCTTCAACCATGTGCTTTCCAAACACTATGGAATATTAATAAAGGTAAACTTAACTGTATGCTTACCATCAGAAGTAATGATTGGTTCTTAGGTAATCCATTTAATATAGCACAATATGCTGCTTTAGTTTATATGATTGCTCAAGTAACTAATTATAAACCAGGTAGACTTACTGTATGTATCAATGATGCTCATATATATGAAAATCATATCCCACAAATACAAGAGCAACTTGGATTAGTAGATATGAATGAAATGTTTGATACATTTATAACTAATAGATTTTGTAAACCTAAGTTAGTTTTAAATGAAGATATTAAGGATTTTTACGACTTCACTATTGATGATATTAAATTAGATGGATATATTCCAGGACCAAAGATCAAAGCTGAAGTCGCAGTATAGGGGTTTTAAATATGGGAAGATTATGTACATTATCCGCTGTTGTTACAATGGATAACTATAACTGTATATCTGATTGCAATAATGAAAAGATAATGGAGATTCCAGAGTTTGAGAGTAAAGTGAGACAACAAACTTTAGGATGTACTATTATTATGGGGCGTAAAACATGGGAGAGAACAACTCCTCTTAATAATAGAACTTATATTGTACTATCAAAGGATAAGGATTATAAACCTAAGACAAGTCCATATTATAAGGTATTTGTAGCAAATAGATTTCTAGAAGTATTCAATATACTTAATAAAACTAATGTTAAAACTGCATATGTATATGGAGGTAAATCTATTTATAATGGACTTAATAAATTTATATCCAACTTCATTATATGTAAGATTAGACATAGACTTCATGGTAAGAATAGATTTATTAATCCGTTATCTAAGAAGAGTTATATGTTGGTAGAAAGTAAACAATATACTCATACATCTAAAAGTGGAACTGATTATAGATGGGCTTTAGAGAAATACGTTAAACGTACTTCTGAAGAAAAGATACTTCCATCTGTGTCACATATGTTTAATAAATTATGATATAATAAAAAAAATACTCATATATTATTAATGTGATATCAAGTTGATGATATCAAGTTTATAGATATGATCTAGAGAAGATCATATAAGTTATTTAATATTAAGTAGGAGGTTCTATCATGAACACAACAACAAAAATGAACAAAGTTATTCTTTCCGCAGCAGTATTGGCTGCAATTACTGGTACTGCATTGGCTGGTGGTGTAAACAATACTATCACAGGTCAATTTGGTGCTGATGCCGTAGGCACCCAAAATACTGTTACAGGAAGTTCCGCATTTACAGCTGGCTACAATAATAATGTATCTGGTAATAATGCAGTTTCTTATGGTGTTAGTAATAAAGCAACAGGAATTAATTCCATTGCTGGCGGTGAATACAGCTATGCAAAAGGACGCAATAGTGTAGCTATTGGTTCCTCTGCTCAAGCATTACAAGACAATAACTTCGCTATTGGTTCTCAAGCAAGAGCTAATGGTGAAGATACTTTAGCATTCGGTAACGGTGCTTATTCAGAAAACCAAGCTACAGTAGCTGTAGGCAAATCTTCAAGAGCCAAAGGGTTAATGGGTACAGCTGTAGGTTATGGTACTCGTGCTACTGCTGATTATACAACAGCTGTTGGTTATCAAAACGCAGTTACTGGTCAACAATCCAGTGCCATCGGTGTAAATAATGAGACTACTGGTCAATTTGCTTCTGCTGTAGGTACTAATAATGAAACTAATGGTAGTTATGCTTTTGCTGCAGGTTTCAAATCTAAAGCAATTGCTGACAATTCTATTGCTGTAGGTAACCAAGCAGAATCTTCTGGTGATCATGGTTTAGCTATTGGTACTATTGCAAATGCAACAGCTACCGATGCGGTTGCAGTTGGTCATAGTGCAAATGCCACTGGTAAATATTCTGTAGCTATTGGTTCTGGTAATACATCCGAAGGTGAAGCTGCAGTAAATATTGGTAGCAATAATCATGGTGCATATGATCATGCTACAATTGTTGGTAGTGAAAACAATATCGCATATAGTGATCATATGGTTGATCCATATGGTGATGTAGTTGTAGGTACTAAGAATACTATGCAAGATAGTTATTTCAGTATTGCTGTAGGTAATAATAATGCTTTGAGCAATGCAGACAATTCTGTAGCTATTGGTAATAATACATCTGTAAGTGTAGCTGAATCTGTAGCTATTGGTCATGAAGCTAAAGCTGAATCTGTAGTTGGTACATCTTCTGCAACTATTGGTGGTACTACATATAACTTTGCTGGTAGTACTCCTGTAGGAACTGTATCCGTTGGTGATGTTAGCAAAGAACGTACTTTAACAAATGTAGCAGCTGGACGTATCTCTGATACTTCAACTGATGCAGTCAATGGTTCTCAATTACATGCAGTTGCAACTGAAGCTGCTAAACATACTGTAGTTACAGCTGGTAATAATATCAACGTAACTTCTGGTGCAGCAACAAATGGCGGTACTAAATATACTATAGCTTTGAGCAATGACTTAAGTGTTAACAGTGCAGCATTTGGTGCTAACACAGATCCAATTCACAATGTTATTGATAAAAATGGTGTAGCTGTATTCAATGGTGATGTAGATACTCACTATAATGCTAATGGCGTATCCATTGAAGATCGTAATACATTGGATAATGCTCAATATGATCTAAATGGTATGGTAGCAGATTCTAATGGTAAACGTGTAGAATTTACTACAACTAATATCACTGCAGGTGGTCAACAAATTCATGGCGTAGCTGCTGGTACAGCTGGTACTGATGCGGTTAATATGAACCAATTGACTTCTGCTTTGAATCAAGTTAATGGTAATACTAATGCTTTGAGCAATATGGTTAAATCTAACCAACAAGAAGCTCGCAAAGGCATTGCTGGTACTGCAGCATTAGCTGGTTTACATCCATTGGATTTTGACCCAGATCATAAATTAGACGTTATGGCTGGTTATGGTCATTTCCATGGTACAAATGCTGGTGCAGTAGGTATTGCTTACCGTCCAAACGAAGATCTTATGTTTACAGTTGGAACTACATTTGGTAGTGACAATGTAATCAATGCAGGTGTGTCCTACAAAGTAGGAGCTAAATCTGAAGTATCTCGTTCTAAAGTTGCATTAATTAAAGACCTAGATGAAGCTAAGAAAGAAATTGCTCAACTTAAAGCTGACAATGAAAAAATCAAAGCTATCTTAGAAAAAGTTCTAGGTGAACAAGCAGCTGATTTAAAATAATTTAGATTAAGAATACTTAAGAGATAGAGTCTTAGCACTCTATCTCTTATTTATTTTTTAGGAGGATAACATGGAAACTTTTAACACTATGTATTTTGGAGCATTTGAGAAATTCGAATGTGTAATAGAAGAATTTCTAGATGAAGCTCCAGAAATGGATTGTAGCTATTCGTTAGAAGGCGATAAATATGGTGATGTTAAGTTCGATATCATTAGATCTGAAAATAAGATTGAATTCATTATCAATGATATTAAATTCAAGTTTATTGAAGATAGAGTAGTATTCATGAACGCATATGAAGCATTCAGAAATCGTCCATATATCTTATATATGATGGTTAAGCTATTCCATCAGTTATATCTTGATAATAACACTGAACTCTTTAAAGATAAGAAAGATAAAGTATTAGATGTACTTGATGCATTCTTACTTTTAGAAGGATGGTTTGAAGATCCTCGAATTGAGAAAGCTGAAGAAGATGAATATGAATCTATAGCTAATGAGAGAGCTCGAGAGAATAAAGAGTTCTGGGATGAATATTACAAGTCTAATCCTAATGATATTTAAGGAGAGAATGATGAGAGAACTTATTATTTGCGTATGTTTACTTGGTTGCTTTGGTGTAGCTAATGCTAATAATGTAGAGCAACCTAAAGAAGTTAAGATTGTTCATAATGATGATAGTGTAGTTCTTCATAAGAAGATCTATCAATTAGAAAAACGTATTGAACGATTAGAAGAGTTATTAAAGAAAGAAGGTAAATAACATGGGCTTTATTGGTCAAGGCAATCCAAAACTAATTTGTTATCTGATCCATCTGGAGAAAACAGATCCAGATGCATATCTCAGTATTCGTAGAAAGGCATTTGACTATGCTGCAGCTAATTCATATGATCCAATGAGAATGACAACTTCTGTATCTGCAGGTGAAATAGTAGATGGTCTTAAAGTTGTCTTTGGTATTATTAAATTAATAATCAAAATCTTCTTTAGTGATGATGAAAAGAAGAAAGAATCTCGTGCAGATCAAATCGCTAAAGAAATATCTAAGTATACATATGCTGAGCTATTTGAGTCTGTACGTATGGTTGATTGTATGTCACCTAAAGAAAAAGCTCAATATTTATTAGATCATGAGGTGTAATATGATAAACTTCAAAATGATAAGAGACTTCTTAAATACTGATAAAAGATTCAGTTATACACACGATCTATTGAATGATAATATAGAAGTGTTTATCAAGAATAGTGAATCCAAATTTACAATTATCAGAAATAACCATGGAATTAAAGTAATTTCAGGTATTGGTTCTTTAACTGGAATTTTTAAAGTCAGCTTCAATGTATATGATATGACTTCATTTAAAGAAGCAGTTGAAACAATATATCGATCTTCTACTATAGAAGATGAGCAACCTGAAGAAGTTAAGCCATCGGTATCTGTAGAAGATATTAAGTTAGCATTAGATGCATATGATTATACATTTAACGACTATGCAACAGTAGAAGGTGATGCCGCTATTGCAGCAGCATATGGATCTGATGTAAAAATCTTTATCTCTAGAGACAAAGATAAATGGTTATTCCAATGCAAATACTTAGATGAAACTAAGTCTTATAGAGAAGATGATATGGAAGAGATAAATGAAATCCTTTTAGATTATGCTTCTTTAAGTGACTATAATAAACATAAACAATCTAAAGATATTATCAAATATCCTAGAGGAGGAAATACTATGTATAAACAAACAGTGAATAAAAGCTTTGATTTCTTAAATGACTACAAAGTAGTTAAATTAGCTGAACGAGCTATTAATGATAACTTTGCTGAATTAGCCAATGATTTCATTAAGTACTCTAATAGTGAAAAAGATTCTGGCACAATCTTATCATGTGGTAATTCTAAAGTATTATTTTCTTCAACCAAGTTTAATAGAAAGATCACTATTGAATTTGGTAGAGATGGTGAAGAACCATTCCGTTATGTTTATACTAATAATGGTATTAATTTACTAAATGACTATGATCCTGCAGCATTAATTACCATTGGTAATCTTATTGAATCTGCAGTAGAATCATGGTTAGAAAATGATAAAAATAGAATGAATATTGAAGATTTAAACGAACGTTTATTAAGTGTAGTAGATAATATTAAGACCATGATTGGCTTGATCAATACTACTATTGGAAAGTATAATGTATAATACAAATAAGTAAATGTGTTGGCGGGAGTAGGGATTAAATCCCTACTCCTTCCTGCTTTTCCTTTTTTGTAATAGTGGATATATATACTTGTATATTATTAAGGTGATATGATGATATATAGTTTATAGTTTAAGCCGAGAGGCAGAAAGGAAATCATCATGAAAAAATTAGACTTCTATTTTAAAGTTTCCCGTATCGAAAAGATGATGGATGCCATTTTGAATAAATTCAATATGGACCTCATTATTTCTGGTGTATCTAATGGCAAAGTAATGAGCCATAATCATAAATTGATGATCAATACTGGTCATAAAGTATTCTGCCATGCTGGTCATATTATTGAAAGTGATCGTGCATCTGATGTACTATGGGATCTTATCGAATTCAACAATGAATACGATATGGGTTGGGATGAATTTCTTACAGCTCTTGAATTAGCTATTGAAGAAATTCAACATTTAAAAAGAGCAGAGTTAGAGTAGAGGGTCAACCTCTACTCTTCTCTTTTATTTTTTTTCTTTTTATTAATAATTAGATTCTACTAACTTAACCATTCCACCTTCAAGGGTAGCTAATGGGAAGTTCATATTTAAGTTAGAGTTACGAGCTACACCAGTTTGGAAGTTTAAGTTCATATCCTCTAATAAGAATGGATCAGGTAAACTCATATTGGTAATTTGTTCACCAGTCTTAATATTCATACAACGGAATTCTCTAGATTCTGTTTTTGGATCAAATACAACTACAGTCTTAACATCTGGATTGTGTTCCATAATCATACGATTTTGTTCTGGAGTAAACAATTCATCATTAGTCATCATAGGTTGATAGATATCCATACCACCTTGTTGTTGAACCATTAATGGTACATCTCCACTTTCTAATCTAGGTGGAATAAAACCAGTTTCAAGTTGTTGTCTTGGAGTATTAATGATATTTTCATATAGACCCATGATAGCCGCTTCATCACTACCACTATTTTCAAGTTTAAGTTCTTTAGTACGTTTAAGTTCCATATCATGACATTTAGAGATAACAGAGTTAAGCTCTTTAATAGCAGATAACTTAGTACTAGATAGAGATGAGATAGTTGCAGAGATATCAGTTAGATATTGATATTTGCCACGCATCTTAGATAGACGGATATCATTAAACTCTTGCTTTAATTCTCCTTGAAGACCATCGATTTGACCAATCATAACTTTAATCAAATCATTAGTTTCTTCATAAGAATCAATGTAAGCCTTATTGGTTACGATCTCTTCAGCATCGCCACCTACATTAATTTCATCATTATCTTTATTTTTTCTTGGTCGACCACGTTTACGTGGTTTGATCAAAGTACTTTCATCAATAGGAGTATTCTCCACTACAATTTTTTTACCTTGACCAGTAGCAAATTTATTAAATACAGAAGAGCCATTAAAGTTTGGTTTAGGACTATTAGTCACTTTAGGTTCTTCTACAGTAATATTACCTTCGGTAATAGCTTCAGTATATTGCATAATATTCCCTCCTTTTATGGGTTTATTTTAAAGTTCTATGCATATATTCTTATATTGCCTAAAAACGTCGAATTATTAAAAATTAAACTCCCAGTTACATTAAAGTAGGTATAAATACGAAGGAGGATTTTAAATATGGCTAACATTTTAAACATATTTAATCAGTTTCCAAAGAACTATGACTTAACGATTTTGCAAACATTCTTTGCAAAACCTTTTAAACAAGATAACGGTAAATGGACTAAACCATCTTTGAGTTTAGTTGCTAAAGATAATAATACAGGTAAGAAACACGTATGTGAAATTGAAGACCCAGAATATATTTGGTTCTTAGCTAAAGATCCAGATAAGTTAACTCATCATTATGACTTCTTACCAAAAGATGAAGTAGAAGCTATTCAATGTCCTAATAGAGAATTAGAGAAATGTATAGCTCAAGCAACTGGTAATATGAAATTCTTTACAAACAATATTGCCAATGGTGAATATAGAGAGAATGCTAAGTTACATACTTTGAACCAAGTATTCTTCTCTGACCAAAATATTGAAGACCATTATAGATTCTGGTTCAATAGATTATTCAAGAATGAAATCCATTCTGTAAGAAAAGCATATCTAGATATTGAAGTTGATATCTCTGATATTGTAGGTGATTTCCCAGAACCAGGTGAAGCTCCAGTTAATGTAGTAACTTATATTAATGATGGTGTAATCAATACATATATTCTTAGAGATCCTAAGAATCCATTAGTACAAGAGTTTGAAAACCAAGTAGCTAGTGGGGAGATTGAAAGAGATTTAAGAAAGTTAATTGAGTTTGCTATCGGCGATGAAACAAGACAACGTAAGTTTAATATATTCGGATATAACTTTAACGTGAAGTTCTTTGACCAAGAAATACAATTACTAGGTTCCTTATTTAGACAAATTAATACTGAAGAACCTGACTTCTTAATGGCTTGGAATATGGCGTTCGATATTCCATATTTGATTCAACGTATTCGTAATCTTGGATATCGTCCAGAAAGCATCATGTGTCATCCAGATTTTAAGTTAAATCCTAAAGCTGAATACTTTATTGATACACGTATGGAAAATAACTATGCTGAACGTGGTGATTATGCATACATTTCAGCATATACAGTATACTTAGACCAAATGATTCAATTTGCATCTCGCCGTAAAGGTCAATCTGCATTTGCATCATTTAAGTTGAATGATATTGGTGCTCAAATCTGTGGTGTACAAAAATTGAATTATCATCATATTACTACAGACTTAGCTAAGTTACCATTCTTAGACTTTAAGACATTTGTATTCTACAATATTGTCGACGTATTAGTCCAAGTATGTATTGAAGAATCTACAGATGATATTGGATATATCTACAACTCTAGTGTATTGAATAATACTCGATTCTCTAAAGTACATAGACAAACCATTTATCTAAGAAATAAACAAATTGACTTCTATTTCAATCTAGGATTAGTGGTTGGTAATAATATCAATAAGACTAGAGAGAAACCATCTGAGAAGTTTGACGGTGCTTTTGTAGCTGACCCAAACTTAGTTAATGATTCAGTTAAATTAAAGATCAATGGTATTCCAGTCTTCTTATGTGATAACTTAGTAGACTTTGACTTTAGTTCACTATATCCAAGTATCAATCGTGAGTTCAATCTAAGTTCTCCATCTGAGATTGGTAAGATTGAATTTGAAGATGATAAAGATGCAAGCTCTGCAATCATTGAAGATATTGTAACTCAAGACCATTTAACTATCGGACATAGATGGTTTGGTTTACCTAACTATAGTGAGTTAGTTGATCAAGTATCTACATTATTCGCATCTGGTAGACTATCTACAGAGAATGAATTCAAAGTATATAATAAAGGCGAGTTAGTTAAACCTATAGCTGTTGAGTATAATGAATGTGTACCAGCTTTAACTAGATTTGGTAGCATGAATATGAATGCAATCTATGGTGAACGACAAATGCCAGGAGGATTATAATGGTTATACATTTCCCATTAAGCCAATCTGATATCGAAAGCTTACTTTCTATAAGTAAGCTTTTGAAATGTGATAAGATTCTATATGATAGAAATTATATTAATCCAATCATTGGTGTAGGACCAGAGAAATCATACTTCCAGACTACAAGTTTTATGGTTGATCTAAGTCCTCATATTAATAACCTATTAGTTAATATCTCTGACTTAAAGAATCTTGATAAGATTACTCAATTAGAACCGTCTAAAGAGAATCCTGAGATAGCTATTCATAGACCAGTTGTATCAGTATTCAATTGGGATGCTGAGTATGTTAAAGCTTGTATGAATAGTCTAAGAGAATATCAAATAGATGATAATATCATTGCTAGAACTGATGAGTTTCATAATACAGATTGTTATAGTGAACTTATGGCTGGTAGTGCATCTACTGGAGCATTCAGAATTAATATAGGTGGATATATGATTGATATACCTAAATCAGCTATTCCAACATTGAAGTCTGATCATGTAGTAGCTACAGTATATAATGCTCCTAATAAGAACTTTAATATTCTTAGATTTAAAATAACTAAACGTAATGGTATCATTGTTAATCAGTCAATGTTATTCTTACCTTACTAGGGAGTTTGGCTATAGAGAATCAATCTCTATAGCCAGATTCGTTTATTTAGCATACGGAAAACATTTAAATAATCAAAGGAGGAACGATAATGGCTGAAGATAAAAACGTAAAAAAGCAAGATGGGTTACTTAGTAGTATCCGTAAAGGTCTTGCTAATCTATACGGTCGTACATATTATACACCACCAGACAGTGATAGCGAACTAAATCATCTTACTGATAGAATTAATGATTCTATGGGTAAGATTATTAATGATATTAACTACTCTACAGGTCTATCTTCTATTAGCACTCTATATGCTAAGTCTATGGAATATCAAAATGATCCAAAAATTGTAGATGGTTTTGATAATCTATTCAAAGACTTAAATAATGATGGTAGTACTTATAATGCTTTCTTTAATAATCGTAGCTTACGGTTATTTGATGCAGAGATTGACATGATCTGTAAATATATGCCTATGCTTGAAGATGCATTAGGTGTACTATGTGATAATGTAATCTCATCTGACCACTTCTCTAAAGACTTTATCTTCATCTCTGATGAGAATGTCTCTGTAGAAAGTGATAAAGAAGTATTCTATAATAATATTAAGATACTTAAAGACAAGTATGACTTGCTTATCAAGTTCCAAGATATTATTTATAATACTTCTAAGTATGGTGAACGATTCTATTATATCGTACCATATGAAAGAGCTATTAAAAAGCTATTAGATAACCCAGATAATAAGTTTATAACCACTCATAGTGAGTCTATGAGTTTAACTGAATCTGGTATTCTTAAAATCTCCCCTACATTAAAAGAAAGTGGAGATGTATTTGTTAGAAATATTAATAAAAAAGAACAATCTTTAGATGTTGAATTCTCATTCAATATGAGCAATGCTTTATCTAAAGAGATTGTAGCTCATGAGACTGCAGCTAGTAGACTTAAACATATTAGAGAGTCTGCATTAAACTTCAATGAAGCTACAACAAGTACAGTATCTCTAGTAGCTAATGATAAATTAGATGCTAGTCCATTCTATGATGATACAACAAGTAATGGTTTAATTGTAGCTGGTCAAGATAGAATTAATACTAAAGACGACTGGGGTCTAAATGGATGTATCTTTAAAGAACTTAATCGTTATAAAGTTATTCCAGTTAGAATTGAAGATCTTATTCTAGGATATGCTTATCTTGAAAATGATAGTGTATTTGGTTTAGAAGATGACTTCCCAGTTAGTGATACAACTACACCAGTAAATGCTTTAGGTATCAATGTAGCTACAGATCTAGAAGCTACAAAGAACTCTGCTGTTATCTCTGATAGTATTGTTAAGACTGTAGCTAGTAAACTATCTGCGGCTATTGATACTAAGTTTATTAAACTTAATAAAGATCTATCTAAAGAGATCTATATGGTATTAAAACATGATCTTCAAGCTGGTAAGAAGAATAAATATAATGTAACTTTCTTACCACCTGATGATGTAGTTCATTGCTATTATAAATTAGACCCAGATACATATCGTGGTATCTCTGACTTGTATAAGTCTATGATACCAGCTAAGTTATTCATCGGTCTATATATTACCAATACTATTGGTGCAATGACTCGTGCACAAGATCGTCGTGTATACTATGTAAAACAATCTGGTATTGATACAAATATCTCTAAGATTCTATTAACTACTATTGATCAATTGAAACGTCAAAACTTCAATATGCGTCAATTAGAATCTATGAAGAATGTATTGAATATCCTAGGTCGATTCAATGACTTTGTTATTCCAACTGACAATAGTGGTAATGCACCAGTACAATTTGAAGTTATGCAAGGTCAACAAATTGATCCGCAAACTGACTTGATGGAAAAACTCCAATCAATGGCAGTCAATAGTACTGATGTACCATTTGAAATAGTACAAGCAAGACAATCTATGGACTATGCTATCCAAGCATCCATGTCCAATAGTAGATTCTTAAAGAAAATCTATAATAGACAAACAGTTGCCAATAGATTCTTATCATCTATTATGACTAAGCTCTATAGAGGTGAGTTTAATAATCCTACAGCTGTTATTAAAGTTAACTTACCAACTCCGATGTTCTTGAATCTAACTAATACTAACCAAATCATTCAAAATGCTAATGATGTAGCACAAGCTGCAATGGAAGCATTCTCTGATGACTTAGATGATAACGCTAAACAAATCTTCTTCAATAACTTAAAAGGTAAAATGCTTGAAAGTTATATTGATATGGAAATGATTATGCGTGTTAAAGAAGCAACTAAGATTGAATATGCTGCTAATACACAACAAGATCAAGGTGACGGTGGTTACTAATACAACAAAATATGGTCATAGGCTATTAAAGCCTATGACCATAAGTTGTTTATTTTTATTTGGATAAGGTGAAAACTAACTTTGCCCACAGCAGCAAAGAAAGAATGACTACGCATGAGGAAGTCCGTTCATGTGATTTTAGCAGATTGCAATTTGAGAAGAGAGGTCTTCCATCCATCCCCTGATGGAAGAATTTTGATCTATTTGTCCAAAATCGGAGTTCCCATGTATATATTATTAAACGTTAATCAAGCGTAGGATTTTGATTTGTATGATGAGTTTTGTTCACGAAGCATGTATAGAAATTTTTATTAGTAGGTATTATATAGGAGTTTTTGTGTCTAATTATCTTCATTAAATCCTCATACGCAGTCAATATATTGTTACAAAAATAAAAAGAATAAATGGACTAGGAGATTAACTCCTAGTCCACTGTTGTTTATTCTATTATTAAAATCTATTAACCAGTATAAGAAACGCCTTTACCAGTGTTACCTTCACCATTAGGAGTAAGGATATTACTATATGGTTTCATATGAGTTACGCCAGAGTAAGTCATTTCAGATTCATCCCAAATTGTACCTTTACGTACCCAATCAAGTAAGCTTTGAGCTTTTTGGTTGATGATAGTATTAGTAATAGGGAAACCAGAGAATTCAACAGACAATTCTTTGAAGCCAATATCACCACGTTCGATATTGTAGATATTCAAGTCAGCGTTAGTTGGTTGAGCAGCTACGATATAGAATGCTTTTTCAACGTTCATCAAAGTATTATCAGTTACAATATATAAGAAGCTAAATACTTCTTGGTCAAAACCAGGTTCTTTAATAGTACCATCTTCAATAAGACCATGATAATGTTTAACTTGAGTTGTAGGGTCTTTAACACCACGCAAGAACAACTCATGAACTTTAGTCATGATAGAACCAGATTTTTCGAAATAACGCATAGTAAAGGTAGAGCCAGATTGGCTATTAACTTTATTGATTACGTTAATGGATTTAACACCATTTGTCAATTCTGCAGTATCGGAAGTCATGTTATCAATGCCATCTAAGCCACGGAATTCATATTCCAATACATGCACATATGTATCAATAAGTTTTTGGTATTTATCACTTTTAGCTGCCAAAGCTTTCAAGAAGTTTGGGATAGTTAAAACGATAAGCATACCATAACCAGATTCAAATTGGTTAAATTGATGTAAGTTAGCCCAGTCAGTTACACCACGGAACAAGGCATATTGTGTCAAATCACGAATTTCTTTAGTGCCGTCGAAGATAAAGTTAACAGCACCAGCAGTACGTCCAGCCATATTATTTATCCCCCTTAAGCATTAGCACTAACAGTAGTTGCAATTGGAATAGCAACGATACGGAAGATTTCAGCTTGTGCGAAATCTTTGAAAGATACTTGGATAACTGCATAAACAATTTTGTTTGCTGCATATGCAGAATCAGATTTGAAGTCAATAGCGATAGAAGCAAATTTATTAGCGTTGTTGTTAATAACTGCTTGTACGTCTTGTTTATAGTCTTCAAAGTCAGTACCAGTAATGAATTTATAACGGGACTTAGGACATGCAATACGAATTTGTTTAATCAACTCTTGGATAGACAATACATTATTAGCATAGCTTAATTGTGTAAAGATATCTTGAGAAGTATATTCGGATGCAAGAGAGAAGATACCGTTATAGTACTTACCAAAGTTAATACGAAGATCATCCATTTCAGCAACTTGGTCACCTGCAGGAGTAATCTTAGGAACGTAAGATAAAGTACCTTCGATAATTTCTGGAACAGTCCAACCATTGCTTTGACCAGCACATACTAAGGAACGACCATTAGAGAAGTGCATACAAATCAAACGAGCAATAGCATAACCCATAGTAACTGTAATTTGTTTACGAGTGTATGGATCGAAGATATCGAAGTATTGACAATAAGTCGCAACGTAACGGTTATTACCACCAGTATTCAAAGTTTTAGCATTCTTGATTGCAAGAAGATTGCTAAGACCTTTAGTACCCATATCACGGAAATAGAATACGTCTTGACGGAAAGAACAAAGTGTTTCAATAGCACGTTTTACAATATGAGGATAGTTAGCATCGACAACAATATCAATTGGGTTGTTATCAATATCATAGATATCATCATTGAAAGCACCATTGTATACTTTAGCCATTTCTGTAGCATATACAGATGTAGCATCAGTTACACCTTTATAGTTAGAGATAGGAGATGTACCGAAAGTATCACCATTATAACCACCAGTCAATGGATGACCAGCAAAGCTATCAAGTTTAACTGTCGCTACACCATCATTAGTGGATTCTAGTACTTCAAAAGTTTTGAATACATCACCTTTCCAAGTACGAGCACCAATGATATCAGATTCACGTAAACGAGTTTCAGAGATACCAGCAATAGCTGCTACTTTAGCATAGAATAATTGCATTTGGTCTTCATAACCATAGCATTTAACTTGCTTAGAAGTACGTTTAACAACAGAATCAAAGAATAGATTGTATCCAGCTTCAACTTCAGAAGGATTCAAAGAGAATACAATAGATTCTAATGTATTACTGTTTTCATCGATATCCAATACGTAACGTGCAGATTGTGCAGAACGAGACAAAGTGGAATCAAAGGAAATAGTAATATTCTTTTGAGATACACCACGACCATTATCCATAATCAAGAACAATGGGAATTTGTTATCTTTTTTGTTTTTGTATTTGTCATAGAATGCTTTTGCAGTAGCAACGTAGTCATTACCATGAACGTTTTCTTCAGCAGCCAAAGTTTCTACAGAGTAGTTAACTTGACATACTTTATACATAGCAGCAATGCCATCTACACCAGCTTCTTCTTTAGTGTATGTAGGGCGTTGTGCTGGATCGGAAATAGATGCTACATCAGTAGCTTTCCAATATAAATCAACTGTTACATAAGAGCCATCAGCTTTAGTAATAGGAGATCCAGTCAATGGATCAATTTTAATTCGAGCTTCTTGACGAGAAATTTCTTTCACATGAGCAACTACACCTAGCATAGCTAAACGAGAAGTTGGGTCAACAACACGTTTTGCATAAACAATACCGCCGTTGTTGATTACGTTAGCAGCTTGGAGTAATGGTTGACCATGACGAGCAAACGAGATTTCACCATATTGATCGAAGAAATCATCGCCTTGCCATTTAGTATATTCTTCAGTCCCTTTATCAGATGTAAAACCAGCAAATACAATTGGTCTTGTAGTAGAGTCGGCTACATTCAGAGAGGGAATATAACTTTGGTCTTCAAGAATGATTTTTGTACCAATCATAATCTTTTATTTCCTCCTTAATAGATTTTAAATAATAGTTATAAACGAATCCTAGATGGATACTATTTAAACTTTTATTCATATGTTAATTATGGCTATTGCATAAGGATCTTTTCCATTGGAGAGTCAACTTTATTCTTATTAATAATAGAGTTGACTACTGCATCATCCCAGTTTTCTGATGTAATGGAAGTAAATGCAGAAATATACTTAGGTACCATCTTAATTGATAGTGGTTTATACTTATGCATATCAGTTTCCTTAGCTAAACGGAATGGAACTGATTCATCTTTGACTGATCTACAAAGCTCAGATACTAGGATACCAAACATCTGTGCAGAGATACCAAAAGAAGAACCATTGAATTTGATAGAATCCATTAAGAATGAATGTAATTTATCATATGCAATTACATTAGGGATATTACCAGTAATCATGAATAGTCTAAACATATTTTCAACGTTGGTAATATCTTCAGGTGAACCAGTATTTACTATAACTACATCATCTTTCTTAAAATGTAGAATACGATAATCTACTGGAACTGGAATCTTCTTATCTAAGATATAATCTTTTACCTTTTCAATAGATGATGGCATAGTAGATATAAGAACTGGATGACTGAATAGTTTAACACCATATATAGATTTCCCTTTAGAATCAAATACTTCATAAGAGAATAGTCCTAAAGTATTTACATATTCACCAGCTTCTTCAGCATACTTCATATGACCATCATTTCTAAAATAATTCTCTGGGATATAGAATACTAGTTCTCCATCCCCTTTAAAAATAAGAGACGTTCCTTCTTCCTTTAGGAATGCTCCTACATTTTTCATACCCATAGTGACCTCCTATAGAGTAATAATTGTCTTATACTCTAATGTTTAGGGGTAATAAAATTACTGGATTTATTTATTCTCTAATGCAGTCAATCTATCAGTAATAGCTTTAAGCTTTTCATCCATAGTAACTTTATTATAGATAGCTGTATTATAGTGAGCTGTAGTTAATACAGTATAAGAGTTATTACCATTATAGTGTTTAAACTCTTTACCAATCACTGTAGTAATAGCTCTCTTATCACCAAGCTCTAGATTATTATTCTTATTAATCTTAGCAATAACTAGTGCATTACCATCAGTAGTTCTACCATGGTAGCCTACCTGATTACCAACCGTAATACCATTATTAAGATAATCATTATTGATATGATTATAATAAGACCTTTTAGAAGAATACTTATAAATCCGAACGTAATCATGAGAATTGGCACACATATAAATATCGCCATTAACATAAGCAAAATCTTCAATTTCACAGAATGGCTCCATTTCAATTTCTCTAATAACTTTGAATTCTTTACCAATTAGACGGCATTCAATAAGTCTACGTGCAACAGCAAAGATGATTGTATCACCTTTAAGATATGCACCATTAGAGTCTAGATTAGTTTCATCTACTTGCACAATGTATTCTTGTTTAGTAGTCATGGTATTATCAGTATAGATTCTTATTTTACGAGACTTACTATCTTCACCTGGGACGATAGATATATATCTACCAGAACCATCTAAGTCTTTACCAATATTAAAGCACTTATCAGGATAATCTCTAAATTCTCCTAAAACAAGATCCCCAGAATCATTACGGTTAATATTATAAATACGACTACCGTTAACTGCACCATTCGTAGCTCTAATAGTTTCACCATCCATAAATAATGTATTAACATGACCTAGTTTATCCATACCTTCAAAATCAGTAAATTTAACAATATTCATATCGGCATCTAATTCATAGATACGTTGTTTAGAGTTATCTTGGCTACAACATCCTAAGATGAATCTCTTAGTTGTTGGATCATAAGTAAACCCTTGGCATTGGTTAACTACAGTCTTATCTATTTCTATAGTCTTAATAAAAGTAATATTTGTTTGATCAGATAATGTAGCTGGTCTTTGTGCATTGATATCAGAACCAATGTGTCTGAAAGATTGCTTAAGCATTTCTGTAAAGTCTTTTGATATTTTCATAATAAATTTCTCCTTTCAATTACTATATTGTAAAAGAAAACCCAGAAGAGGTTAATCCTCTTCTGGGTATAATTATATTAAGCGTATTCAATTACGGAATGTGCAGTTGTAACACCAGTTAATCCAGCAGGAATTTTATCATAATAATCAGGATATATTTCAGATAATTGTTTAGAATCATCTGTTAATGCTGTAATAGGTTCCCATGCTTTCTTAGAATAATTATATTTTTTAGTTTTATCTAAGTTATATACAGGAAGTCTATAGTGTTCAAATTCATAAGTACCTAGACCAGGATAATCTTCTGGTACTAAGACATTAATAAATTTATCCCATATTTTAGCTAAAGCATTAGTTGAGTATGCTCCTAAAACAACATCTTGACCACCTGCTGTTAATAAAATATCATTTACTGATTTTACCTTAGTAGTATTTGTAAAAATAAATTTAGCAGGTTCAGCTGGAGGATTTAATTTAAAGAAAGTACCAGATCCATCAGGATTCATTTCAGTATGTCTTAAATATGGTTCTTGACAAACTATTAATGATACATATGCTGTAGAATTTTCTTTAAATTTAACTGTTTTTATGTTTTCATTATATGTAATAACGCCATCTGATAAAGATGCAGATTCTAGCATTTCTCCACTATAATTAGTAAATTTAGTATCATATGGTGATGCTAAAAGTAAACCACAATGGTTATAACCATTATCTACAAGTGTCTTTTTACCATCAATATCATCATAACCGCATTTATCTATAATAACTTTATTTAATATACTAGCACCATAGCTAGCTCCACTTAATTTTCCACATCCAAAATATAATAATGGCATTAATAATTTATTATCACTATTAGGTGGACAATTAAATTTAAGTTCTTTATCTTGTCTAACAGTGTTACCTAACATCATACCAATAAGATTTTGTCTATATGAAAATAAATCAAAATCATAGCAATCTGGTGCATTTTTTAAAAATGTTATCATATTATCTTTATCATAAGTCCAACGTATATATCCATTTTCTTCAACCATACTAAGGCAGAATGATGGTACATTTACTGGAGCATAAGTTTCTTGTTTTAGTGTATCATTTTCTGAAACACCAGGAATACACACAACTCTATTTAATACATAATGCTCATAATTTACATATGGACTCCAATCATCAAATTCTAAATTTTGAGCAATATTGGTAAATTCATTCTTTGGAATAAATTTATTTTCTTTATAGCTATAAATTTTAGTACCATCTAGATTACTAACTTTGATGAATTGTAATACATTAAGCATCACATCTTTAGTATGTAATTTAGCAATATTACTTTCATTTTCTTCTACGAAAATTTGTATTCTATCATGGTTTTTACTAGATAAACTACTAGGAATATCTACTGGATCTATAAAATATCTAGAAATAGAATTAAAATGTGTTTTTTCTGATAATGCATTAAATTCAAAATTAACATCATTCATTTTAATTCTTAATACAGGCTCTTGAGAATTAAATCTTGCAGATTGCTCACTAGTTAATTCTTGGAATCCTTCCATATTCATATCAGTAAATTTACTAAATATATGATACATGGAATCTGATTTTATAATCATTTTATCACACTCTACATCTGTAATATTTAGATTAGTAGAAAATGTGAATTCATTAGTCTTAACTTTTGTAATTTCTTTATCATTTATAAATAATTTACCATAATAACCTGGCATACTAAAATTATTAATAGTAGCAATATTATTAGTATCTATATTTATAGCATTATTGGTATCATGTATATATACATCAATATTTGGAGCTGAAGGACTCCAACCAGATAAATTTTTAAGAGTACCAAACATATAATCTTTAGTCAATCTATTTAATACAGAAGAAATATTAGAAGGATCTGCATTTAATTTATATTTATAATAACCAAGACGTGTCATTGTGGCTTTAGAAGAATCTGTTGGATTTGGTAATTTTGATAATGATAATCTAAAATCTTTATTTTTAGGTACAGTATATGTACCATCGTCAGTTTCTAATATAGTAGCATTTACTTTATCTATATAAGATGATCTAGGATCAAATAAGAAACCACCACTTAAAGACATTGAACCACTATTGAATCCTAATAATTCTCTAGATTCTTTAATAGCAGTAGGAATCTTATTAATCTCTGTACTTAAAGTGGAAGTAGAGTTGGAAACCAACTCTACATTATTTTCTTTTATTGTATCCTTAGCAGCTTTAATATCATTATGAATAGCTTCTAGTGTTTGAATGATTTGATTAGAAGTGTCTGGCATTATTGGTTACCTCCACGTAATTCTTTAAGCTTTTCATTAATAGCATTCAATGTCGTATTAAATTCTTCTTTAGTTACTAAATTAGATGTATCTACAGAACCACCAGACCCTGCTGGAATTGCAGCAATAGCATCATGTAATTCTTGTTTAGTGGCTAAATTAGAAGTGTCTACAGAAGAACCACCACCATTATTACCTTGGATCCATTCTGTACCATTCCAGAATACAGGTGCACCTACAGTGGTGTCAAAATACATTTGACCAACAACTAAGTGCTCAGTTGGACGGTTTTCGGTAGTCCCAGAATGAATAATTGGTACAGTTACGTATGTCATATTTTTCATACGATTAACTTTACGTGGTTTTATTTTAAATCCATTTGCGAATACAGGATCACCAGTAGTACCAGTAGCATCAATAGTGTATGGAAAAGCATATCCTTGTTTATTTTCTTCATAAGGTTTTAATGTAAGAGTTTTAGCATCTTCATTTACTGCAGTGATTTCAAATTCAAGTGATCCAGATTCTAGATTTTCTAGTATACTTCCAACATTAACTATCTTATTAGCCATAGTACCATTTTTAAATTTTGGCAATTCTGCAAATGTAGCGGTATATGTCTTATCATCTGAATTATATGTAAAAGAAGTTATTGGACAATCTCTTTCATAAATAGTTACTTTTGTAGTATTTTCATATGTAGAAACGTATGCAAAGTGACCATATTTTTCTGGATCTAATTCAGTGAAGATATCACCTTTAACGCCGGCTGTATTTTCAGAATAATCCTCATTATTCTTACCAGTTAGTGGAGTGCCTTCGGAAGATGCTAAATAGATTGCACCAAATGTACTAGCTAATGCTTGATCTGTACCATTCATATTACGGTCAGTACCGAGATATGGTCTTTGTTTATAAGATTCATTCTTGGTATTATAACTTTGATTATAAGAACCAGACTTTTCATAAGTGATATTTATAGCTTTTTCAGTAAAGAATTTTAAATGATCAGATTCAGATACATTATGTAACGATAAAGGAATACTAGTATTAAAGAATGCAAATTTAGGTACTTTTTCAAATACACTAGCAAAGTTTTCTTCAAACTTTTCAAATGTAACATCAGATATATTAACTAATCCAGATTCAGAACTAGATTGACTGAAATCGATAAATGAAGGTACATAACTTTCATATTGATATACATTATCAACACTAATAGGTTTCAAATCTAATCTAATATCAGATATTGTACTTGATTGAGTGTTAATTGTTAGAACAGACATACCCGCAGCAAGATTATAGAATCCTTTAATGGATACATTTGACATCAAATATGGAGTAAAACTATGACTAGGCATATTATTATTATCAAAGATAGATTCATTATCATAAATGATATCGATATTCTTAACATTACATTTAACACTGACATTTGTACCATTATTACAGTTTTTAATAGTGATATTATCTAACGAGTTATTATTAGAGTAACTAGAACTAAGATCTAATGGATATTTTGCACCATCAATATAGATATTTTTTAAATCAGCATCAAAAATATTATAGTTTAAGTTAATAGTATAATATGTATTAATGAATTCCATATTAGTACAAGTAAAGTTATATAACTCATACTCACTAATATTGAAATTATCATGACTTTCTTGTGAAGAAGTAATAGCATAAATAGAAGTAGATGGACTTTGATTAGTTTCATCTGCAGGAAGTTCATGACCTTCGATTACAAAACCATCAAAACGTACATTATAACCACGAGTTGTAGTTGCTTCAAAGTTTTCTGGTTGTAATTGGAAGCCTACATAGATACTATATCCGTCAGATGTAGTTTCTCTAGTACCATGCATTTCAATTTTAGATTTATATCTATTTTGAGCATGGATATATAAGTATTTTTGACGATCGCTAGGAATAGTTACATCTATAATACCATTAATTTTATAAGTACCATCAGGGAAGATTACTTCAGTATAATCTTCAGCATGGACTTTTTTAAATAACTCATTTAACTTTGCAGTTACATCAGTAGCACCAGTATTATCAATACCGAATTCTACTACGTTAATTGGTTTGCCAGCAAATACTTTAGATTCAATACCTTTAATATCAGAACCTACTTTACGAGCAAAAGGTTTAAGAGTTTTCTCAATAGCTTTTTTAAATTCAGCCATGTTTAGATTTCTCCTTTCAGAAATTTAAATAAAGGAGAGATGATCATAATGATCATCTCTCATTAGTATTACTTTATTGTATATTCAATTTTATTGGATTAAGCTTGTGGAGTTACGCCAGGAGTTGCAGTTTCTGTTGTAGAAGCAGCAGCAGGTTCAACACCAGTTTTACCAGCTTCATATTCAGCAACCAAATTAAGATCGCCAAGATCTAAAGCAGTTTCCAAAGCTTCAGTTTTTACATAACCAGTCAAATCAGGAGCAGCAACAGTTGCACTGATTACACCAGCTTCAGAGATAGCTACGCCTTCACCAGCAGTCAATTTAGGTTGAACTTCTGTAGTTTTAGCATAACCTTCTAATTGAGTTAGTACAGCAGCATTAGTAGCATAGTTAGCTAATTTAGTATCTAAAGCGTCAGCTTTAACTAAACCAGCAACTTTACCATCAATTAAAGTTGTAACTTGTTCAGTAGTAGAATAAGCACTTAAATCAGCAGCTTCGCCAGAACCTGTAGCAGAGATTGTACCGTCTGCAGTAATTTGGATATTAGCACCAGCTTTAAGTTTATCTTGTTTACTATCTTTTAATTTTTTGATATCAACACCAACTGCTTTTGCAAAAGGTGCCAATACTTTTTTCAATTGGGCTTGAATAGAAAGAGCCATTATTGATTTCTCCTTTCAAAATATTATTCTAACGAACAAACATTATGCTCGCTACTAATATGTTTCGAAAAATTAGGGCTGAGAATATTTCCCAAATGATTAGTTTGCACCTTCATTATAAGCGTCAAGCATCATATTAGGGTCTAATTCTTCTTCAGTTTCAGAATTTGTAGCTGTAGAGGAAGCTGTATTTCCAGTAGTAACTGGAACAGCTGGTTGAGCAGGAGTTGCTTCAGTGTGAGTTTCTTCATGAACTGGTTCAGCCGTATGAGTTTCTTCTGTAGTACCAGCTACTGGAGCTGTTTCAGGAGTAGTTACTGTAGTAGTTTCAGTGCTAGGAGTAGCAGCAGGAGTTGTAGTAGCTACAGTAGCTTCTTCATGAGTAGCAGGAGCTGGAGTTACAGTTGTTTCAGAAGTACTAGGAGTTACTGCAACAGTTTCACCTGTAGTTGCAGGAGCTTCAGTATGAGTTTCTTCATGAGTAGGTTCAGCTGTATGTGTTTCTGTTTCACTAGTAGTAGCTGGATGTTCGGTATGAGTTTCTTCATGAGTAGGAACTGGAGTTACTGTAGATTCACCAGTACTTGGAGTAGCAGGAGCTGTTTCAGTATGAGTTTCTTCATGAGCTGGTTCAGCTGTGTGAGTTTCTTCTGTAGTACCAGTAGTTACTGTAGTTTCACCAGTGCTAGGAGTAGCTTCATGATGTTCTTCTGTAGTAGGAGCAGCTGGTTGTTCTGTATGAGCTTCTTCATGAGTAGCAGGAGCTGGAGTTACTGTAGTTTCACCAGTGCTAGGAGTAGCTTCATGATGTTCTTCTGTACTAGGAGCTGGAGCTTCAGTGTGAGTTTCTTCATGAGCTGGTTCAACTGGAGTTACGGTGGAAGTTTCATGAGTTTCTGTAGTACCAGGTGTAGCTGGTTGTTCAGTATGTGTTTCAGAATTGTTAGGAGTTTCAGTATGTGTTTCTTCATGAGTAGGTCCATTGTCTCTACCATCCTCGTATGCATCAACTAAATCTTTACCTAAGTTTTCATCTTCTTTATCTGCATGAGTTTCAGTGAAAGTAAGACCAGAGATTACCCAACCTGCAGTAGTTGCACCATCGAAAGTAGCTTTCAATGTACCAGCAACAGTTTCATTTCTGAAACGAACTTCTTTATCTTCATCAGGACCATTATCATTCAAAGAATTCAATACAGATGCGATAGAATCTTGGTCTAATGGACAGTTAGTCAAATCAATACCAGTGTTCAATTTACCAGTTACACGGAGAGTTGCCAATGCTGTAGTATCTTTAAACATTTCTTTTGTTGTAGTCAAAGAAGATACATCTAATTTTAATGCTTTTAAAGCTTGACAACCTTTAAACATAGCTTCAGCATTTTGTACACCATGAGTACTGATTTCAACTTGTTCCAATTTGGAACAACCTTCAAACATACCTTTTGTGGATGCTAATGCATCAGATGTAGTCAATTGAACTTGACGTAAGTTTTGATTATCTCTAAACATGTAGTTTGCAGATTTAACTTTCTTCATATTCAATGGAGCCAATTCATTTAATGCCAATGCACCGTCAAACATATAATCTGTATATTCAGTGTCATCAGTATTCAAAGTATTGTCTAATTTAGTCATTGTAGAGTATTCTTTAGGATATGCAACTTTAAGGAAGTTATAAGCATTCTTAGATACTTTAATGAAGTTAGCTTCAGAATCTTGTTTCAATTCAGAATCTTCGATTACACCAGCTGGTTTCAAACCACGGATGTTACGAACGTCAATGGAAAGAAGTTGGTTTTTGAAGTCGATAGAAGCATCGAATTTAACCACAATTTTTTCATCACGTTGAATTACACCATTAGCAGAGTAAGTAGAGAGACCAATGTGTTTATTAGTCCAGTATTCAAAGTTACGTACTTTACCAGCAGCACGTTTCAATTCGCCATCTTTTACATAGTCAATTTCCCAGATTTCTTTAGCACCTTCAGAAAGAAGAACTTTATAGTTATCATCTGGATTAGAGAATACGAAAGAGATTAATAGAGATCTACGGATCTCAGCTTTAATGTCTACCATATTAGCTTTAGGACAAGCACGTTTATTGTCGCCACTAGCAGTAGAGTAAGGATTACAATTAGTAGGGTCAATTACATTGTCTATTGCCATTTAATTACCTCCATGAGTAAAAATATTATATTAAATTACCATAATGTTGAAAAATATTGAGGAAGGTCATTAAGACCTTCCTCTAGATATTATTTGTCGTTAGGAGACCATTTTTGAGCCATCAAGGATTCCATGATGCGATCAGTAGTAGTTCTGATACCAAGAGAGTTAGCAGAGTTTTGAGAATGACCTACACGAGCTTGTTTCATAGCACGGTTAGCTGTGTATTTTTCAAGCAAGTTACGAGGTAAGTTCATAATCTTAAGAGAAGCAGCACGACGTTGTTCAGCTTCTGTTAACTCAGGATCTTCATGGAAGTAGTCAGTTGCTACATCAAGAAGTTCGGTATATTTGTAGATCATTTCTGTATATACAGATTGGTATCTACGACCGAAAGAACGAGTATCAGAGATGATACGACCATTCAATGCAATTACATTAGAACCGTCAGCAAAGTTAAATGTGTATTTACCTGTACCAACTTCACTGGAGTCAGTGATAGCAATTTTATTAACATCTTTAACTTCTTTACCATTTTCATCTACAGTAGTTGTATTAAGATTTTCAATGATCTTAGCTTTCAAAGTATCAGCGAAATCTTCATATGGTTTTTCAGGTTCTGCGGAACGACCATCAGAAACAATTTTACCAGCTTTATCAAATTTAACTACAGTATCATCAGAGTAAACGATTTCAATGAAACCTTCTTTATCAGATTTTACTTCTTTGATTTGAGTTTTAGTTAGACGAACAACAGCGTCTTTATATTGTTTAATAATTTCTGGATGCTCAGCCAATAACTCTTCAGGTTTTTGTACTACATAGTAACCAGAACCTTTAAGAGTATTGTAGTCATCAGCATCACCATGAAGATTACCTTCATCATCAACTAATACTTCAATTGCAGTAGCACGTTTATCTTCTACTGTAAGGTTTTCAGTTGGACCATAAGTGATTTTAATAGCAACTGCAGTTTCTTGAACTTCAGATTCCATTAAACCACCAAGTTTACCAGGAACGTAGCAACGTTCATCCAAAGTTTTACCTTGAGCTTTAGCTACATCAAATGGGGATACATATTTGTATTTGTCAGTTTTCAATACTTTCTTAACTGTTGCATCAGTATGGTCAAAAGCATTTTTAACAAAGTTTAATACAGTACCATCAGTGTATGTGATTGTACCAGTACCCTTTTTATCAGTATTTTCTCGGAATACACCATCAATCTTGTTTGCAGTTTCAGTAGCAGTATGTACTTCTGCAGCAGGTTGAGAAGCAGTATTACCAAGTACTTCATTATCAGGCATAATACTTTCTCCTTCTAGAAAAAATAGAATTAATAAAATAATGACCCCAATGGTTTTTCACCATTGGGGTAAACCATTATTCTTATGTCTATAATTATTTTCTACGTTTTTTAGTTTTAGGTGCATATTTTTGAACAGCTTGAGCTTTCAAACCATTTTCATATGCTTTGAACCCAGTAGAGATAGTAGTACATAGACGTTGATAGTTAAATGCTACTTCTTGGAAGATACCAGATACTTCTTGTTTAGTCTTCATAGAATGAAGAGCACCACCTAAAAGAAGCATCATAGTATATAGACGCATCATTTGAATCTTATCACTAAAGTTAGTTGTAACTACAAGGAGTTCCATTAAGATAGAGAAGATATAGACAGACTCAACTTCATATCCTGTGAATTCAGAGATAGCATCCATGAATACACCAACGTTAATATTCTTAATATTGATACGTTCTAATGCTTCATGAATTGCATTAACGTTACGTTGTTGATGTTTGTATGCTTTATTGATATTAAAGTAAGATGGACGAGTTTCCATAGCTTTATATAAGAAACCGTATTCTTTAGCATCATTATTAGCATTCAATACATTGATGCAAGATTCAATTACATTTTGATCTTCAGTGGAATCCATAATACGATTCATTTCAGTGATACGATTATTATAAGATTCTTCAATGTAGTCTTCTAACATCTTAGACATTTCTTTAGATTCAGCTAAGTTATTAACTTTAGTTACCGCATCATTAACTAAATCATGACCTTTATCCATATAAGCATTACCACAGACTTCACGAATGAAACCTTCGATAAAGAATTTATAGATAGTGTTATCATTAGTATTGATGCCAGTCTTACCAGCTTGGACTAAGAATTCTTGTTTAGATTGAGCAGAGAGCAAATCTAATACATCAGCTTGTGGATTTTCTTGAAGTTCTTTATATACTTTGATAATATCTTCATATACTTCATCAGAGAATTCAGCTTCTTTAAAATCATCAGATTCATCTTTTTGATGTTTTACATCTTCTACTGTGATATCAATTTCATCAAACTTATTTATAATTTCTTCCAATTCCGATGTATCCAAAGTAGCTTCGGTAGTATCGGAATCTCCAATGGAGCCATCACTTTCATTTGATTCTTCATTTGACACAATAGTCGAATCATTTCCTTCCGAGCTTCCGCTTTCGTTAGAGGGAAAATCGGCATCAGCCTTATCCTCCTCAGGTAATACTTCTACTTTTTCCATCTTTTCGATTTCTTCTACAGTAGGAATAGTTTCTGGGACGATTGGTTGAATGATTTCACCTTCAGGGAATTTAGCCATATCTTCTTCAGATACGGTTTCTAAATCTTTAATTTCAGTCTCAGTTAAACCCTCAGCTTCTTTAGCCAAGTTCTTTACGTATTTAATGTCTTCTTTAGCAGTTGTTTCCATTAGTTTCTTCCTCATCTTCTTCTAAAATAATATCATGATCAAAAACAGTAGCTTCTGTCATATTAGACTCATCTATCTTTGTAGTTGGACGATAAACTGGTCTAGTAAAATCTCTCGTTAATGTAGGTTCTTTCTTTTCCATGATTAACCTAACCCTTGGATACGTAGACGTATCTCTGTAATATACTCAGGTAAGAAGTTTTCATTAGATAAGATAACTTTCATAAAGTCATTATAGATATTAATATTTTCACCAAAGTTATTTACAATCAAATCAACCATAGGTTGTTGATAACAACTTTGAAGAAGATCAGTCATATTAATATCTAATGTAGCGACATATTGAAGTACTTGTGGTAAGTTAGCATTGATAACAGCTAACTTAGTATTCTCCATAGTCTTACGATTGTAGATAGTAGAACTATCTTTATTCTTCTTAGACTCTTCTAACTCTAAAGCAGAATAAATAGAGTCTTGCTCTTTAATGATTAATCCGATAACGAAATCAACCATATGCTTATTGAAGCTACAGACTAAAAAGTCATATAATGTAGCTGCAGCAAGATAAATATTATCATCCGTTGTAGTATCGAATGACATATTACATGAATTACAGATAATATCAATGATATTCCGATAAGTGTCTTCTTCTACTGCATTAGTATTTTCGACATCCATTGGGAAGTTTGCACGGATATTATCAAAATTAGATTTAAATGTGTTTACTATATTAGGTTTTGGTATAATAGCAAATTCGTACCGTTTATTGATTTGATCTGAGATCACATCATAAATATAATCACTACTAAAATTTGCTAATATTTCAGATAACTGATGCTCATTGGCTAACTCATAGCCACTGGCTGTACTATATCCGAACATAGCTCCTCCTTACAAAAAATAAATTTGTATAAATTTACTATATTGTAACTAGATAAATAATTTTTAAACTTTATCATAAAATTTTGCAAGATTACCAGATATATGACTCTTGACATTTGGATCATCTAAACTATAGATAGAAGTAAATGCTGATGGATTTAATTCCCCTTCAGTATCATTACGGATCTGATCTATAGCATCTTTAGTCATATTATATTTATATGCATAAGCTTTCAAGAATTCAGGATCTCTAAATGCTTCTCTTAATAAAGCATCTTCCTTTTCTCTCTCAGCTTTCTCCCATTCTTGATAAGTAATCCCGTGAGCTTTAACCATGGCTTTATATTTATCCATAGGACTAACTTCATCAGGATTATCTTTATTTATATCTTGTTGTACTTGATAGATTTCGTCATAGATATCTACTGTTTCTACACCAACATCAAATACAACATCATCTATATCATTATCAGTCTTAAGACCTTGCTTTGTAATACCAAAGTTTTCTTTAAGATTCTTACCTTCATACCATACATATAATGCCATGAGATAAGAGAAAGTTAAATCATCATGAGTATTAGTAGAATGCTCTATCTTACCATTACGTTTAACTTCTAAACCAATGAATTCATCATAAAGCTGTCTAGTAACAAATTTATCTTTATGATTATCCATACGTTCTCTTAAAATTTCCATTAAGAGTTCACGTACATTTTTAGTTGAATCAAGACCAAATACTTTAACTAAAGCCTTAGTCTTCTTAATTGCCCCAGGACCCTCAAAACGTTCTTCGAGTATCTTTTCTTTATGCTCGAAGTATAAGTTCTTAGAGATACCTGCCTTCTTAAGTAATGCTATAACCGACGCCCCGAACCCGTTTTCATTTAGATATAGACGCTACTCTATACCCGTGCGTTCTGGCATCCACTCCAATTACAGGACGTGACTAGATCATTTGTCGTTCTCCAACTTTACTTGCTGAGACCAGGATTTTTCCTCCGCCAATCACTTGCGGTTCTACTCTCCCGTCAGGAGATGATCGTTGAACGTGTCTTCTTATTAAGAAGCTTTCGCTGCTAAACGTGGGAGATAACTTTTACTCCCATAAGTCAAAGCATTTAACCCTGTTGATACATAGACATTTCTATCTATGCAGTGCGTTCTTACACCATTTCGTTCGACGTTGATTACTACATTAGGCATATACTTTTGTGTCAATTCAACTATAATCTTAGCCAATTCAATCTGGCTAATATAGTTACATTTAAACGTACCGATAACTTTAGTAGTCTTACTATCAATAATAGTAATAGCAGAACTATCTCGTCTATAACCACCAGATACGTCAACCCCCATTATTGGAGGATCTATAGGTTTACCATTTCTACCATAGTCTATCTTACCATATAAGTTAACTTGGAATTTACCACCTAATACTTCAATAGTAGTATCAGGATCTTTAGTTAAACGAGATACGGTTTCTAATTCATCTAAAGTAAATGGAGAGTTTTCAGAACCTTGAGACCATTCAAGAAGTACTTCACGACGAATGTCTTCCCAACGGTTATTCATAGTTCTACAGATTTCTTTAAACCATTCTTCAGACTTACCAAGTTGAGCATAACTAAACTTGATATAGACAAATGTAGATTTGGTATTAGAATTCATTATATCCATTATCTGTTGATATGATTTATCATACCAAGATTCAGCAAATGGAACAGCATCTTCTTTCATTTGATAAGCGAAGACACCTTCAGTGGATGTTAAGAATCCTGGGGTTGTAGTGAATAGGATACCATAAGGTGCACCATTTGCTCTAGCATTATCTGCAGCTCTCTTGAATGCAGGAACTGTATTAAGATAAATGATTTCATTATATGGTGCAAATCCCCATTCGTCACCCCACAATAAAGGAATAGATTTACCACGTAATGTATTTTGTGCAGCTGTCTTATTACGAGCAGATGGTACAGTGATAATCTTATTTCTATTAACAGCATGCTCAAGTCTCAATACTGTATCTGATACTTTAGCATTCTTACCATCTCTTGTAAATGTTTGATCCATACGTAAATATGGAGGTAAGCATTCACGTAAGTTTTTAAGAGTTTGTAAGTTATCTTTGGAGCCTTCTAATGCCTTATGCATAAATGCAATAGTAGAGTTAGATGTACCAAAGTTAAATAAGTGTAAATATCTAACATCAGCTGATAGTGTTTTACCATGCTGACGAGGGAGTTCCAAGAATATATTCATATTATAGATGGAGCAGAAGAATAATGCCATATTACCACGATGTAGTTCTAATGGAATACCTTTACCGCTACCACCTTGGTCTGGTACACGTACTACTTCACGAGCAAAGTACCAGAAGTTTACCATACACTCAGCTAAGACCTTACTTTTATAGTAAGTACTTAAATTTGGATCATGTGGATCTATACCAGCAAGATCAGGATCTAGGAGTGCAAGCATGAATTTATTATTCTTTATCCCAATTGCCTTTAAATACTGATGCATCTTTAAGAAGCTAGTATTTCTTGTAGACATTTGATAATAAATCTTCATAAATACCTCTAGAGTGATATATTATAGACATGATATAATGATATAGTTATTTATAGATAGGAGGTTATATCATGCTATTTTCAATTAAGGAAATTAAGTTATTAAACAAGGAGTTTAGACCAACATTAGTGATATACTATATAGTATTATTACTTACATTGATCATCATATGTGGTTCTGTAGTAGACCCACACTTTATGGTTAGATGGTTATACTATCTAGTAATGAATACTACCAATAATATCAATACTGCAACAACAGCAATGCTATTTGGTAACTTCATTAAACTACTATGTATCTTCTTGTTAGGAAGATATGCTCATCACTTATATAGATTCATTCATATAAGAATCTATGGTAAGAGAAAAAAATTATAAGCTTAATATCTCCCATAGGATTCTAAGATCCTATGGGAGGTAATTATCTTATTTTTTTTCTTTTGCTGCTTTTTTAGCTTCAGATACTTTTTCTTCAGCATCTTCAACAATTTCTTCTTCTTTTACTGGAGCAGCAGTAGGTTTTTCTTCTTTAGTTTTAGAATCAGCTGCTGCTTCTTTTTCTTTTTTCTTAGCTTCTTCAGCTGCTGCTTTAGCTTCGGCAGCTTTACGAGCTTCTTCCTCAGCTTGAGCTTTTGCAGCTTCTTCTTCAGAAATAGTAGGAACAGCTGGTACGTTATAGTTAGTGAAATCTAATACTACTGTATCACCAGTAGGTAAGATTTCATATACTGTAGCTTGTTGGGAAATGCAATCAGCAATTTCTTCTACAGTCAAAACTTCACGATAAATACCACGTACAAGACGATTACGTAAACGAATTGGACGACGGCAATTTACATTAACTAGTTTAGTCTTCAAAGTTTTCATCATATGCCTCCTGAACAGAAACGATTAAATCATCATCAATAAGATCATAAGCTTCTTTCAATTCCACATTATCTTGGATTTCATCAGCAAGATCTTTACTATCGTTATCATGAGTACGATCGATATCAGAAAGCAATTCAATTTCAGCTGCGTCATCTTCGTCGTCAGCTTCAATATCAATTTCTTCATCGTCTAATTCTGCTACAGAATCGATATCAGTGTTGTCATCGTCATCATCTAATTCGATTTCATCCATAGCATCAACGATGTTATCAATAGTATTATCCATGTCGTTATCAGTAGCAGTGGAGTCAGCAACAACATCTTCTACAGTAGAAGCTGCATCATCTAGCTCTTGGTGGATAGTTTTATCATCAGCCATGTTAAAGTCCTCCTTAAAATATTAATAATCTTCTTCATCATAACCAATGTAATCATCGTTATCATCTGCAAGATTATCTAAATCATCATCGGATAATGAAGACAATGCTACATCGTCATCATCCATAATTTCATCATCATCGTCACCATCTTCGATGGCATCAATGATATCTCTTTTAGCAATTAAAGAGTCTAAGAAAGCATTTTCATCGACCATTACATCGAATGCGTCTTTCTCATCGATTTGCTCTTTAAAAAAATTATCGAGTTCACTGTTCATTGCAGTACCTCCATTAAGATTACTGATATGTTAACGTGATACATTTTTTAATATAGCTTGAACTTGACGTTCTAGGATATAAATAATCACAGGAACGTAGTAAAATATATCATGTTGAGGAATAGTATAGTTAAAATCTTCTAGAGATTTAAGTAGGAATTCTTCAAATCTATTCATCTTATCTGTATTATTATTGAAGTAATCAATAACGATATTCTTAAAGTAGTTTAGATCATCAGTTTCATAACGTTCATTATCTCTAATACGCATTACTGTATCATCATCAAATGATGGTACTTGCCAATAATCACCCATCTTATATTCATAGAAGATATAATAGTAGTTTTCTAAGCTATAGTATAAGATAGATGTCTTATCTTCTACTAGCATACCATAACAAGATGGATTACATATAGTACCAATATCTTTTCTTTCTAATGAATGGAAGAAAGATTTAGAATAATCTAAAGCAAATGTAGCTCTAGTAGGAAGTTGATGTGCTACGTGTAAGTAATCCAAATCACCATTATTCATAATATCATGACGTTTAATGAACTCAATCATATAACTGTCATAGAAATTATGATCATCATAAGAAAAAATAAAAGTCTGAGTTTTATTACTATAGAAGAGACTTCTATAGTAAGCAATCATATCTTGGCAGATATTTTCAACTCTGCTAATATAAGAGTAATCATCATCTTTGATTACTAAAGATAGATTTGTACCGATATTAGTTGTATCCATAGTATAGGATTCTACAACTAAGGAATCAATATCTGTATTATCACCATCATGAGAGCTTAGACGATAAGAGATCTTATACATATTAGCTCCAGTTGGCAATGTATCTAATGATACACTTGTAACTTTGAAGAGATACTCTTCATTAGTATGATTAATAATGAAATAGTCTTGAGGATAAGGTTTGAATGAGTTAGGTAATATATAAGCATCACCTTCGATTGTATCTGATTCAAGACCAAAATCACCAGCATCCATTTGAACTTGAATTCTATCAAGACCAAAGATAACTGTATCTTTAATTCTATTATATCTTAATGGAGAATCTCCATCAGTATAGCTATAGGCTAAGTTTGTAGACTCATCTAATGTACTTTTACTAGTATTGATATTATAGTAAGTACAAGTAGTAGGAGCTTTATCTGTAAATGTATAGAATGTATTATCAAGCCGTTTAGTTTGAGACTCTAATATAGAGTTTATCGTGGCTGTATATGTAGTGTCAAGGAATTTACCCATAGTCGACCTCCTTTATTAATGTGATGTTTAAGACAAAAAAATAAAGCGATATGGACTTTAAGCCCATACCGCTATAGTATTTGTGTACAAAAATCTTGTATCTCAGATAATGGTACTCCGAAATCTTTATTCTTTTGGTTTACATGAGAGAAGACTCTAGATCCTCTAAAGAATGCTATATTATTCTTTATGAAGTATTCTATCTGTCTTCTAGCAATTTCGCCAGCTGAATCATTATCGAAGTATAGATGTATATCCATATAGAATATTCCTCTAGAGAGTATATACTGTAATACAGCTGAATACTTATTGCCAGCTGCTGCAAAATATATACCAGTAGCCCTATTGGTGATATTATTATATACAGATAAGATATCAAATTGTCCTTCTGTAATATGTACTGTAATTCTATCTGATGTATATGGGATAGAAGATGGTATACAGAAAGCTTTATTATAAATATCTCTATCATCTAGTTTACAGATTAGATATCTATATTTACTATCAACTTCTCTAATACAACGCATAGAGAGTGATGTATTATTGACTGAGAGGAATCCTACATAGTCTCTTTGAATTCGTTGAAAATCATATTCTGTAGCTCCCAGATACCTCATAATCTGTCGTTTAAAAAAAGAAAAATCGAAGATAATCTTCATATTCATCATCTCAGATACTGATAGGTTAGTACCAAGACGACCATTAATATAATTCACTTTATCTGGATATAAGTTATAGTCAACCTCAAATGCATCATATGCTACTAGAGGTTGTTTAATATGATTAGCAGAGTAGGAATTGCTCCTACTCTGTCTCATCTCTTTATTATGGATATCAATATCCTGTAATAATTCTTCATCTCTAATATTCAAGAGATCTAAAAAGGTTCTATTAACTAATCCACTTGCTTCACATTTAAAGCAATTAAACATATAAGGCTTATCCGGAGATAAGCCTATATACATGTGTTTCTTCCCAGCGGAAGATGTATGTCCACAATACGGACACCTTAACACTAATTCCTTTTTACCAGCAGCAAACTGGCTATTCGGAATTAGTGATTTTAGTTTGCTACCTATATCCATTATTTATCGTCTTTCTTGTGTTTATTTTTCGCTTCAATAATTTGAGCTACTCCTGTACATACTGCAGTTACTACAGCTGCACTACTAGTTAATATTGATGCAATAGCAATTCCTGTTTCTTTACTTATAGTAAATGCTGCCACTCTTGCTACTGTAGAAAATAATGGTCCCATAATTTTTACCTCCGTTTAATACGTTGTTAAATTATTTATCAAAAAGTACATCTAATGTAAGTTCTTCAATACGATTACGTATTCCTTCGTCATCAGTTTGTCCATATAGCCATTGTAATGCTGGAACTAATCGTAAAGCATTACCATTAGCCATTGCTAATAAATCATCAGCATCAGCATTTTTGAATCCGATAGCAAAGCCAATGGATTCATAATTCAAGGTATCATCTTTTGTAGAAATTACCATAGCCGGTCTAACTGTAGATGTAGGGTTTACTTCCACTACAGGTTCTTCTTTTTCTTTAGTACCATCCACGATAATATAATCGTCTTTAGGAATCGTTACAGCCTCTTCAGGTTCTTCATCACGAACAAATGGATTTAATCTATTACCATTTAAATCTTCCTTAGGAAGTTCATCTTTGACTTCTGCTTTATTTATACAGATATCATAGATTTCCTTTGGAGTTAATTGATCTTTGTATTGCTCATATGTCAATTCAAGATCTTCTCCTGTACGTTTAAATGTAGCTTTTACGTTTTCCATAATTTTAGTTGTAATCATTTTTCTTATCCTTTCACCAATTCAAGATTGGAATTCAAAATATAACCAGAATCATTCTTTCTAGTTAATTGGGTCAAGACTACCATAAGTGGCAAACCTCTAAGTTCTTTAATAATTTTATACTCTCTAGTGCCATAGATAAATCTTCCTTCTTCTCTATATTCATCTAAGTAATCTTCAATATAATAAAATAGATTAAGATTATCATTGATTCTATTATAAAGATTTCTAGAAGAGTTTGGTTTCAATCCATATTTAACGAATATCTCTCTTACCATTTCAGGATTAAAGTTTTCACTTCTTGAAGCCATTAATAAATCATAAGTGAATTCTGCAGATTTTACTGCATTAACTTGTGGATCATGTAAGCTTCTATGAGAGCTAATAATATTAGAATCAGCTGCAAACTTGTTATAGTATGCATCTTCATTATATCTTCTGATATTAGTCTTAGCTGCATTTACGGTATAGTATTCGCATTCATATTCGATAGCTAAGTCTAATACTTTATGAGACTGCCCTAGTTTAAATAGGTCATCAATCAATTCGCTATTGAAATATCTGAAATAGATATTATTTAGAATTGAATTATATGGACGAGTTATACACTTTTGAAGAACTGTTCTCAAATCTAGTTTTTCAATAGTACTACCGAATCTACGCTCTGCTACATCTTTAGCAAATTCATAATCATCGTAGATTTTAGTACGCACGATTGGATTGATGTCCATCATACATTCTAGGACATCATCTCCAGTACCAATATCAATATTATTATCTCTAATAAATCTGATATTTCTTAATACCACTTCTGGAATGTGTTCAAATCTATATTCATTATCTGTCATCTGTTCTCACTACTCCTAACTTCTTATCCCATTTTCTTCCAGGGATATCATCTCTATAAGCTAATCTAAGCGGATAATACATATATATGAAATCATCACCCGCCGAAGTAAAACTATACTTATTTTTTCCATAAGTAATTTTACGTGTACGCATAAATGAATTGATCTTATCTATATAATCTTTATAAAATCTTTTCCGCTTAATAGCTTTCTTAATTTTCTTAATAGTAGGTGCGGTAAACCTAACTTTATTTTTAGCATAGAATAATTCAAGATCTTTAATTGGATCATCTGATGTACCAAGTATCTTTATACACCCTATGCTAAAATCTAAAGATAAATGTGGACGTGTATCTACATTATTTTTAGATACATATATTGTAGGTTTTTCAGGGTCATATCTATTAAGATACTTTGAGTTATCAAAATTAAACTTTGCTAGACTATTAGCCTTAACTTCCGTGCATTTGAATTTATTCATTATTTCTAATGCACTTCTATTAGACCAGTAATAGATTTCATTAACTAGATCCATATTGAAGTATCTAAAATAAATATTCTTTATGACCATTGTAGTTTTTACTATACATGGACATAATAGAATATCTTTTAGAGTGATTTTGTCAAAAGGTTTATTTAACATCTTCTCCAATTTAAAAAGAGATCTAATGTCCGTTTTTATATCAATTATCCGTATATCATCAGGTATTGGAAAATTAATCATTTCAACCTTATTTCTATAACAAAATAATGCATTCTTTAACAACACTGGATTGTATCCTTCGATATATTGAGTTAGTTCCATTTTTATGCCTCCTTATTTTTATTTGCTTGACGACGATGTTCGGAACACTCTTCACGAGTAATTGTAATTTCCTCACCAGGCTTCAATGCTAAGATTTCATTAGCTCTATTAGAAACAATTGCCTTTAAAGTTTTGCTATCAGGAAATTCCCAGTTATCATCACCTAGTTCTGCCGATCTTTGATCGCTCATTTCACCTCCACCATTCCAGAATTCTTGTCCACAGGAACGATAAGCAGATAAGATATTTCCTTCTAGATCTACTTCCGCATTTAGGTTGTCATAATGACATACATCGTATTGGAAATACCCATCATTATAAGCATAGTTTGATTCAACTACATAACGATCTTCTAATCGTTTGATTGTGGTATGTCCTAAATAGACACAAAGTTTCCCTAAAGTTTTAATAAGATTAAGTTTTTCCATGATATTTGTCCTCCTTATCTTAATTACATTATAACATATATCATTTCACCTCTATAATATATATCTATAAAAAAGAATAGGCTGCAAGAAATATCCCCATAGGAGATTAACTCCTATGGGGTAATTATTATATCTTATTTCTTACCATAAGTATTATCCCATTCGGATAATTTTTCATTGATTTTATCAAGTTTATCAGTTTTATATCCATATGCAAGATTAAATCTTAAATCATTAATGTCCTCAATATCCATCTCCCAAGAGCTAATCATTTCAGATTTGAAGTCATAAAGATATTCTGTATCTACACTATTATATAATTCAGTGTATGCTTCTATAAAATCTTTAATGAACTCTGTAGGAAGTTCCATATCTAAATGACTTTCAATATCACCTATAATATAATCTACTTCCCAATAAATATCTTGATTAGTAATTTCAATACCATTGATTTCGCCTTTAAATGCTTGAATAACTTTTGATTCCATTTTAGTTTCCTCCAAATAAAATAACCACTAGGAGTTAAACTCCTAGTGGCTTTTCTGTATAATCTCTTGTATCCATATATTCTATGATATCATTATATGCTTCTTTAATATTAGCATCATATATATCCACATTGATATATCCTTCAGGCATAATACGCATTATATTATCAGTTTCATCTAATGCATATTTAGCTTCTCCAGTGTCTACTACATAGAAGTTATCTCTATTAACATAGAATTTATTTCCACTATAGTCAGAAGTAAATACAGTTTTCTCTTTTTTTAGCTTGGTACTAATAAGAGTATAGTATCCCCTTAGTATCATAGTAAATCTCCTTTTTACTTAAAACTTATTTACTCTTTTGTTTGTAGATATATCATTCTAATTATCTTCCATATTGATTATTTCAATATTCTTATTATAACCATATAGTTTATTACCTTCTCTAAAAATAGCTAATATTCCTTCAATGCGAGAATATTCGGTCCTTGCTGATCTATACAAAGATTCAACCGGATATTCTGGATCAGTATCATCATACTCATTAATTTCTATACTAGCTAATATAGTCTCAGCTGATTCTTTATTAATTATAATTCTTCCAGATACATCCAGTTTAGCCTCTCTATATTTACATTCTACGACTATTGTAGGTAAGAATTCTTCTATTCTTACATCTCCAAATATAGTCTTATAAAAATTTTTTGGCATACTTTCTAAGCTAATCATTAGTTGTTTCCTCTTTAGATTTGACATCGAATATATAGCCGTATACTAATTTTTCTAATGCTGCATTAGCTACACTACCATACCCATTGATTTCAAGAATATTACCTTCACCAATCTTTGCAATCTTAAAAATAACTTCAGTTAACTCATCATCATAAATCTTAAGTGTTATTGAATACTTTTTCTCATCCTTACTTATATGAGTGGAGTTTATTATAATCACTTCTTCACTAGTAGTTCTTACTGTGGTTTCATTAAATAAGAATCTCTTATAAGTTTTTGTAATAAGATCTTCTAAATACTCATAAATTGCTGGACTATAAGCCTGTTTCATCTTCAATCCTCCTATTATTCATCTACAGTTATATCTAAATCTTTAGCTAAGATATATGTATTGTAGATATATCCTAGTAAGTCATCTAGGTTTTCTTCTATAGCAAAAAGATTCAATATATACCCAGAATTTAATCTAGTCACGTTAAAGTATACTTTCTTAAGTATACTATCTCTAAAGAATAAATTTATTGTATAGCGATATCCATCTTTAAATATACATGCAATAAGACATAAAGAGTTTTTATTCATATCACCTGTTATAGAGATATTACCAAATAAGAAGTCTGAGTATTTTATTAACATAGGCTCATAATAATCCTTTGGTAAATCAGATTTCATTGTAAATTTAATCATATTCAATCCTCCTGAAATTAAATAATATAGGTAAGGAAGACTAAGCTTCCTTACCTTTAAAGATTATCCATTGTTGATTAAGCTTGCATAGATCAAGAATTCTTCATTAAGTAATTCCTGTTGTGGGATGAATGCTTTACCAGTATTCTCCTTATTATCAAAATCAATAATTTGGAACTTAGATGATACTATAGTAGCAAGCATAGAAACGAGTAGATTAGTAATCTTCTCATTTCGATAAATGGATGCAACAGATTCATATGTATTAGAAGAGGTAATCTTCATTAACTCCTTCTTATTCATATTAACCCGTTTAATTACTTTAACAAACTTACCAGATAAAATTGCTTCCATTGTATATAAGCCATTAGATGCTAATATACGTTTAGCTGCAATGATAAGTTTGATATAGTTAGTTAAATCAATAGAACCTAAAGAAGATGGATCTCCAAACCACTTATAGAATAGATAGCATACTAACATCTTCTGATGTGGCACAATTGGAGACTTACGTCCTTTAGATAATTCTATCTTATAATAATCAATCTCTTCTTTAGAGAATGGACCAAATCGTTCTTCAATTTGCTTCATAGTATTCTTGAAGTTTACTTGGTTATGAATCAATAAGGCTTCATTCTTCTTAGAGAGATGACTTTCAAATTTATCGAATTCTGAATTATCGTCATCATCACCTTCATTACGATCAGATGATAATTGATTGAATGCGAATTCATATTTAGCATTAACAACTTTATTCTTGATATTGTTTTTAATGGATACATAGATTAGATTCAATAGTGTGCCATTATAAACAGCTTTCGGAATAACTTGAATGATAATACTAATAATTGTATCAAAGCTATGAGAGAACTTGTTACGGGAACGAATGAATTGTCTATCCCAAGCACCAATATTCTTATTCATATCTTGTACAATACGACTATTAGTTGTTTCAGACAACTTTGTATATAGATCAATATCTGGATGCATATCTACAATAAGAATATCATAGAACTTCATTAGATACTCGTCTATATTTTGAATCTTCTTAATATAAGCATAATGAATCAATAGAGGAATCAATATCAATTGAAACATACTTACTTCCATTAATGCTTGAAGATGTTTATTAGCATATTGAAGTACATTACCATTCTTCTTATTACGTTTAATATGAATGATAAAGTTATCTTCATTTAATGCCTTTACTTTTCTAGCAAATGTACTAAACAAGATATCTCGTTTAATATCTGCCATGAAAGCATCTAGATCATACACATCAGATTCATCAGTATCAATCAAGAACTTAATTCTTGCATAGATAGCAATCATCTCATGGTCAACATCATAGAACTTTTCAAAGTAATTTAGATAATGTGTAAAGTGATCTACACGTTCTTCAGAAGAATAGCATTTCTTAATACTCAATACAAATGAGTTAAAGATAAGACTTTCTTCTTGGTTATTTGTTAGCATTTGAGACAATGGAGCAATAATCTGTTTACCTCTAATTGTCTTCAATATTTTATCTTCCTCTGATGGTTGCCAATCATCAATAGGTGGGATGACATTCTCTGGTTTTATTGAAGTAGAGAATGTTTTAACCTCTGGAGTACGTATTGAGTACTCTCTATCATATATTTCCCCTGACTCTTCGATATTACGTCGAACGGTCTTACTAGTTAATGCTTCTGTTAACTGCATTATATCCTCCTCATACTAACGAATATCATAATACTTCACCTTTATAATATATGATTTTATATTCGTTTCGTAGTCTTGGTCTTCCTGATGTTAGATTTAAGTTTTTTAGCTAATTCCTTGCTTTGCATTGATGCGGCTGTTGTATTAACAGTTTTAATTTTACCAATATGCTTAACTACCTTATTAGCATTACCACCAGATTTAACTCCCCTTTTAAGTAATCTATGTTTAAATAATGGATCTATAGCTTGAGCTTGCTTTTCTCCTTCTAGACGGAGTTGTGCTTTAGTGCTACAATCCATTATTAGTTTAAAGAAATCTTTAGAATTTCTAATCGCTAAATTAGATTCTGAGTAATAATGCTTCTCTAGGAAGCCATGTTGACGTATGTATAGGAACCCGAAATATAGAATTTTAGCGAAATTAATGACCCCATAGGGGTTACGTTCTTTAGGCTTAGTTTTAAGCACTTCATCTGGAACTTTATCTAAAAGCTCATCAACTAATATACCATGTGCATTATATACATAAGCATATGTAAAAGTGAAAGCTGGGTCATTAGAAAAGAATTGTACTTTATAATTCTTTAGAGTACTAGAATGAGTATCAGTCATCTTAGTAGGAGAGAATTTAAATACAACTTCATATGTAAACTTAGGTACCACTTCAGATGGAACTCTAAGGAGAATAAAATATGATTTACCATCAGTATAAAAGTTATGATCAATTCTACCATTGTATCTTAACATAACTTTTTCAAATTTAGTTTTATAAGCTTCAGCTAAATATTGCGAGCCAGTTACATTACCTTTACCCGCAGGAGATTTACCATATTCATCTAAAGTCATTTCTAACTTAGCCATCCAAACTTCTCCTTAATGAGGTTCTTACCAGGATAGGAATTTAATTCCTACCCCAGTAAGCTTGCTCTGGACAATTAATCTTTATAAATATTGTGTGCCGGTGATTGGCAAAGGAATTGCTTGGTTGTGACTAGCATACCAACCACATTAGCAACAATATCTAACACAGTGATATCTGATTTAATAGAAGATAATACTAAACCATCAGCTTTACCAGTACGTAAGTTAATTGGAGTACCAGTTTCAATAGTAGTTTTAATCATATCTTTTACTTTATCAGATGCTTCAGAATATGAGGAAGGTACTTCACCTAATGAAGAACCATAAAGTTTTGCAAGTAAATCTAAATAGGAGTTGTATACCACGCTAATGATACCACTATTAGGATTTTTATATAAAGCATTGAATACATTGAATGCTTGTACGTTAGCACCCCAGCCATAACCATATTCAGCAGCAGACATACAGTTTAATACAGCATCTTCTGCAGCATCAAAACGATTATCACGTTCTTCTGGAGTAGAACCACCAATATATAAGTCAACCATATTAGCTTTCATGCTATGGATACGACGACGTAAGTTACCAATATCATTTAGATTCTTACCATCTTGTTTAGCTTGATCTAATTGCATTTCCAAGTTATTAATGATAGCTTTATAGAAAGTGGAGAATTCAGTAGTACCTTCTTCATACATGAGTTTAGGGTTAATAATCTTAGTCTTATTATAACCAGCAACTACTGCATCTGCAGTACCACACCAATCTACAACTGTATCTACCGTAGGAGCATCACCATTAGCTTGATCTTTTTCTTGTTGTTCAAGATTAATATACTTACGGATAGTACGAGCTTCACATAAGTTAGCTAAGTCCATAAGAATTTCAGGTTTATAGATATCAGTTACAAGACAGAAAGGAATATTAAAGTTATTAGCTTTAGCATTCATCATAGTCTTAATCAATGGATCCATAACAGCTGCAATATCACTGGATACTTTAGGACACATGATAACTGTAGGAGTTAATTCACGACGATCTTTTAAAGGTTCCATGATATTATGGTAAATGATAGATGAGAAGAAGTTAATCATTTCTGGAGTATCAATAGGAGACTCAAAGAAATAAATCTTAGGAGCATTGATTTCAGCAGAAGAATCAGCTTCATTAGTAACAAATACTTTATCAGCATAACCAGAGTCAATAGTCATACCATCAAAGATTTTAATATAGTCTTGATTATCCATAGAACGTTTAACGTCAATGTATACATCAGTACCATTTTCCATATAGATACCAGAGATCAACTCAGCCATCTCTTCATTATTATTAGTAGAGATTAGAGCAATCTTATGGATATCTTCATATGTTTTGATTTCACGAGTCTGAGACATGATTGTATCAGAAGCTTGTTTAACCAATTCATTCAATTGACGTTCTAGTTCAGCTGGTGGTAAATGCCAATCATAAATTTTAGAGTTATCTAAGTTTGGTTCACATTTAGTAGCTAAACGTTTATAGATAAGTTGGGATAATAAGATAGCAGATGTAGTACCATCACCAACATTCTTAACTACATGGGAAGTTAAGTCTTCTAATACTTCACGGATACTCATTTCTAGAGTACCATTGAAGTAGATATTTTTCAAGATAGTATGACCATCTTTTGTAAATTTAGGAAGAATGTCATCTTTCTTAATTTGTGTAGCAGAACCATAAGGTCCAAAAGATGTAACTAGGGAATCGGCAATGATTTCCAGCACTGCCATAGTTTGCTTATGTAGAGTTTCTTGATCTACAATATTAGAATAGATTTGCATAACTACCTCGCAATTTTAACTAATTTATCATATGGTTCAACAACGTAGAATAAGTTCTTAGGAAACATATCATAGAACTTTGCTTGAACTATATATTTACTTAGAGTATAATCATAATCAGTATTAATACCATTCCGTAAAGTGAAGATATGTTTACCTTCTACTTTAGGAGAGTATTGATCTAACTTAAATAAGTTATCAGTATATATTGCATCATATTCTGCTAGTGGGATTTCTCTCTTCTTATATATACGTAACTTGTTTACTATATTTAGATTCATAGATCGTAGATTAACTTCTTGATTTTCATTATCTACAGCTACTGCTATATTAAAACTTTTACCTTCGATACCAAGTATATTATAGAATAGTCTATATAGATCAGTCTCATAAGTATTAAAGTAAAGTAGATCACCATACTTATCAAGAATCTCTTCTAATAGAGTATCAGCAGAATCTTGGTATTCTTCTTTTAATAATGCAGTTAAAGGGTTAGGATTTGTACGTTCCTGAAAGATATAGATCATATCTAGTTGAGATAGATCTAAGATACCATCAATAAAGTACTTAGATTTTCTAAACCCATATTTTATTACATCATATATAGATAAGTCTGTATTGAATAAGCTAGTATATTCAAATATAGGAGCGACTGTTTTACCTTCCATATGAGTATCCTTACAAAAAAATAAGGAGATAGAGTGAATCTCTATCTCCTATAATATTACATGTCATCTAAAGATGCACGTTTAAATTCAGTACCACTGGAGCTACTATTGCTATTGAAGCTGCTACCAGAGTTAGAGTTAACACCTAGTTTTTCAGCAATTGCTTCAATAGTTGCATTAGTATTACTACCAGCATATTGTGCAGTTTCATGTACAGAGTAAGCATATGCATTAGTCATAGATTTAGCATATTCTTCCAATACAAGAACGAAGTCTTCTAAGTCCATATTCTTATAGCTATCGAAGTCTTTTTCACCATCGAAAGCTTCTTTATCAAAGTTATGAACGGAGAAGTGTAAGTCTGTACGACAAATAAAGATAATTTCTTCTTCTAGAGCAGAAAGATCTTTATTCAATTTACGGATACAAATTACAGGTTGTTCTAAACCAAAATCAGAACCATCTGTAACTGTAAGGAATGTATTAGCACCTGTAGTGATACCAACGGAAGTTAATTCACCAGCTAAGAAACGACGAATTTCACGAGCTAAGATACGAGCTTTAGTATGCTTCAAATAAGCACTAACTTCACGATCACGATCAGGCATTGGATAATCTTGACCAGATACCATTTTCAATGGAGCAATACCAATTTTCAAAGTGCCTTGCCAGAATGTAAAACCAATAGAAGAACCACCATATGTTTTGATGTCCTTAGAGTTTGTCATTCTGTAGTTAGAGTAAACGTTAATAGATTTCTTTTGACTGGAATTACCAGTACGGTTAAATAAGCCTTGTCCAAGAGCCATTTTTGTTACCTCCTATAAAATAAGATAATAATTAATCTATTGTAGGTTATGCTGTAATATCCTACAACTATAGTTATAATATATCCTTGTAATAGGATATATTTAGAATCATATATTATTAAGGTGATATGATGATATAGTTTATAGTTTTAAGCCTAAAGGCAGAAGGGAGTCATATCATGAATTTAGTAGAAGCATTAAAAGCAGTAGCTCCAAAATTAGAAGGTAACATGAAAGTTACCAAAGCAGATTATTCTTCTTATAACGTTAATTGTTATGGAGAAGATAATGGAGACTATATTACATTAAGTGCTAATGTAGAAGGTAATATTAGTGAAACTGATTTTGATATTTTCAATATCAATGTATCAGTAAATGATATTGAAGAAGAATTATCTTCTGAAGAAGTTTTAGATATCTTCTGTAATGGATCAGTAGATCCAACTGGCGTAGAAAATTTAGAGATCGGAGAATCTATGATCTTTGAATTATTCTAAAAGAAAAATCCCTAGGAGATTCAATCTCCTAGGGGTATTTATTTTTTTTGTTTATTTGCGTCGTAGTTCCATATCAGGATAGTTGATATAGATACGATTATAGTCTCTTCTTAAAGTTTCACGTTTAGCTAACTCTTCTCTTAGCTTAATATATTTAGCTTGTAAGATAGCATATTTAGATCTAAGCTTTTCATCTAGATCGTCTTCGGATAAGACACCATCGATGATAGATAAACGTGTATTAATAGAATGCAATAATAGCAATGCATCGTTTTCTTCATCAATATTACGTAAACGTATTTGGAATTCAAAGAGATCATTTTCATAATCTTTGATAGCACTATATTTGAAAGAATTAGTTGTGTCCCTATATTGTTTTCTAGCCCAATCGATTGGACCAGCTTCTAATAGAGAATTGTCATCGATTCGGGATAGTGCGGTAATAACACGTTCAATCTCACGTTTAACTAGACGGATAGCAGTGTAAGACATTGCTTTACGTAAGCCTTTGATAGTGATGATACGGTTAGATAATACATCATTATATACAGATAGACACCATGCAATAATAGTAGATGTATCTCTAGGACCACTATTAGTATAATTGATATAACCAGAGTTCTTTAATTTTTTGATAGCAATTTCAAGATCCATGCCAAAGCCACAGCCAATCAAGAAGTCATCAGCTAGTAATAGGTCATGGTCTTTAAACATAACAGAAGTGATTTTCCAAAGTAGATCTTTGAATCCGAATGCTAATAATGCAGCATAGTTTACTGTATTAGCTCTACGGATAACACTATTAGTTTTATCTAGGTATACATCGATTTCTGCTTTAGCAATATCGATAGGAGAAGATGTATTAACTAATGCACCGATATCATGTAGAATCAATGCTAAGATCTCTCTATTAGATAAGTCCAATATAGGATTGAATAATTTGAAGTCAATCTCTACATAGTACTTATTTACTTTAGCTTTAGAATCATCACTATTATATTCAAATGCATCATTTAAAAGAATATCATAGATATCATTATCTTTAATCACTGGCATTACACAGATACCAAAGAATGGAGTATCTGTATTCTTAGAAAGCAATACAGTATTACAAGTACTCCCAGTAAAGAAAGAGTTAAGCTCATGATTCAACTGTCTTAGAAGATCTGGGTCTTGATTTGTACGAAGTTGCTCGATAATATCTAAGCAATCGCCGAAATCATAATTGTTCATATTAGAACTCCCTTCTTGAAAGTAAAGGAAAATGCCTAGAGCCTATGAAGGCTCTAGGCTAGAATCCTAATTAGTTAAATTATGGTTTTACATATTCAACTTTTTCTGGAGCAGTGATGTCTTTCTTAGCATCGTTTACTTTGCTGTAAGCAGAAGCGTTAGGGTAACCACCAGCTGTACCAGAAGCTGTCATAGTATCAGGAATGAATGTAGTGTAATCATTCATCAAGTTACGTCCAATAGGATCAGTGTTTTCATAACGTGTACGAAGACCTGTTGGGTTGATGATTCTTACACGACCTTGTACTGGTTGATAACCTACCAATTTGAAACGTTCGAACGCATGAACTGCTGGCAAGCTAGGGTTTTGTGCGTTACGGATTTCATTGGATAAGTACAATTGATAATCGTAAATGCAATAGATAATACGATCAGAGTTACGAGGGTTTAACAAGATGATCAAGTTTTGGTTGTTACGTAGTTTATCAGAGCTTACGAAGTTGTAAACACGTTTGTCGGAAGTTACAACTGTACGAGTGAAGTCCAATTCTACAGGACCAATGGAACTTGGAGCTTGGTAAGTGTAAGTAGTTGGTGTAATTTTGCGAATGATCGCAGGGTTACCAATTACAGAGATTGTGATGTTAGGGTCATTCAATACTTGGATCATATATTGAGCGTAGTTGTCCAAAGCATCCATGAATGTTTTGTGACGGTATTCTACTTGATCCAATGCATAACCTTCTGGTGGAGCGAAGTCAAATACTTCAGCTAAACGGTTAGCTTCTGGCATACGTAAGAAGGATTCATCCAATTCAGCATGGATTTTGTCATCTTTGAAGTTACCAAGAGCTGTTTTGAACAAGGAAAGGATATTAGTCAATTGATCTTCGTTATAAAGAGCTTGAATATCTTTTACTTCTTCAGGGCTGATTGTAGTATTGATTGGGTAAGCATCAGGAATTTCAACGATGTTTGTTTGGGAATCCCATTTAACGCTTACAGTGTTGTGCATAGCGGAACTTGTTTCACGACGAACTGCTAATACTACTTTTTTAATTGTAGCATCGGAGCAGTATAACATAAATTGGTTATTTTTGAAGAAACCAGCTAAATGACCAGAGATAGTTTTAGGAGTACCTGCAGTTTGTTCAACAGTTACGGAGAAAGCAGTCATCATTTGACGGTCGATTTCGCCATAACCTGGTTCAAAGCGGCATTCTTGAATAGGTACTGCAACGTCGATAGCTGTACCAGCAGTAATTTCAGCAGCTGTTACAGGTTCAACAGCATCACCAGTAGCATTAGGTTTCATATAACCAGCTTTTGGAATAGCATTAACTACAATATGAGTTACTGCGGATTCGATAGAGAAGTTATCGATATTTTGGATCAAACCTTGAGGACCAAATACTGCTTTACGGATTTTATCTTGAGCACCTGTGTCAGTTGGAGCCAAAGGAAGATCTACCAACAAATGATGAGTTGGAGCTGTCGCAAGAATAGCACCAAACATTTTATTTTGTTCAGTGAACATATCGATTTCACGACCATCTGGAGTAACCATTTTGCGGATCTTCATAGTCAATGTGAATTTAGGAGTTTTAGCAACGGCTTTGTTGATAGCACCTTTATCGAATACGTTGTTCATTAAAAGGTTTTTGTGCAATGGGAATACTAAGCCCATAACTGGGTTGTATGCACCAAGAGTTGCACTTTCCAATAATTTGGAACGGTCATTTTCGTATTGAGCTTCCATCATAGCCATATGGTCTTGATAACCACCTGGGTTACCTAGAGCTTGGTATTCTTCCATATCAGCGGATTCAGATACGAAGAAGTCACGCATAGTTTCATTGGATTCAGGAGACATCATTACACGGCTCATTTCTGTATAGAATTCAGCACCTGTCTCTTGACGGATATTTTCTGCCATTTCACGAATAGCAGAAGCATATTGACGAGTACTGGAAGTGTTATAACCACGACCAAATACCACGTTGTCTTGTTTAGATTCACCTACAACTGGCATAATCTTTCTCCTTTCGAGATTATAAATTTATTTTTTGTATTTTGATTATATTAGGTATCTATAGGGACACCAAAATATTTACTATATTGTTATACTGCACAAGAGTATACAGTTTACTTTTTCATAGGTTCTTTAGGGGCTAAAGTACTCATTAATTCATTCAATCTATCTAGAACCCAAAGACAATAATAAAAGTCTGATTTGTTTTCAATATAAGATTTAGTATTGAATGTCTTAGTAATATAGTAAGAGATCATATCAGATAGCTTATCTAGAGATTTAGATACCTTAGTGATAACTTTCATATTATCAGAGTTCTTCTTAACGTAATCTACTTTCTCTTTGAAAGCTAAGGTTACATTATAAAGCTCAATGAATCTATCTTTCAATTCTTTAGTACGGATAGCTTTTTGTTCATCAGAAAGATCTTCAAAGATTTCATTTTCAATACCTTCAATTTCTCCTTCTGAACCGCCATCACTAGAATCTCCGGAGTCACCACCATCAGATCCATCTTCAGAGTCTCCAGCGTCAGGTGTGTCATCTCCTCCATCACCGCCGTCTCCTCCATCACTTAGATCGTCAGGTTCCATATCTCCATCATTGCCACCAGCGTCAGAGCCGCCATCGTCTCCTCCGCTTAGGTCATCAGGTTCCATATCTCCATCGTCTCCACCTGCATCTGGAGTATCATCACCACCATCATCAGATTCGTCCATATCTGGTTCTTCAGGTTGTCCATCATCACCATCATCTGGAGCTCCATCTTCTAAATCTTCTGGAGCATCGTCAGGATTGTCATCACCACCAGCTAATGGATCATCTCCACCTGCATCTGGAGTATCATCTCCTCCATCATCAGGTGCATCCATATCTGGTTCTTCAGGTTGATCTTCAGGATCGTCTCCTGGTTCATCATCAGCTGGATCATCACCACCACTTAGATCTTCAGGATCTTCATCAGTACCATCACCATCCGCATCAGGATCTCCAGCTCCTAAATCTTCAGGAGCATCATCTGCATTATCATCATTAGACTGAAGAGGATCTCCCCCATCTCCTGCTGGAGGTGGAGGTGTTTCTTCTTTTTTATCATCAGACTTCTTATCGTCTTCTTTTTTGTCCTCTTTCTTATCTTCTTTTTTCTTTTTATCGTCATCTGCTTCCATGTAGACGACTTGCTCTTTGAGCTCTGCTAGGAAATCATTAAGACTCATTATATATCTCCTTATTAATCATCATCTCTACCTTTACTAGGTAGGGCTTCACCATGTTTAAATGCCATATTATACATGAGTCTAGCTTTTTGACTTTCAAGTTTCTTCTTAATCTTAAGAAGTTCTCTTTGTTTTTCTAGACTACCATCATCTTCAGCTTTCTTTAGATAACGGTTAGTCATTTCTAATTCTAATTCAATTTCTTCTAATACTTTACGACGTTCTTTAGATTGTGTATCCATAGATAGTCCAAGATAACCTAAGACTACAATTACAGAAATAGCTGGATTGATTAGGTAGCCTACACCAGCAGCAATAGCTAGTTTAACAATACGACTTGCTTTAGGTAAGATCTTACCAGCAATAACTGCTTCTCTATTTTCAGATTCTAAGTCTTTAGTATTAATTACACCCTTAAGTTGATCCATTTGAGCGTCGAATTGTCTACTTACATTAGAGATATCAGAAGATACATCACTAATTTTAGCTTTGACTTTTTCAGATGCCATAGAAATAGTATTAATGATATTCATTTCTTTTAAAGTAGTAGGATAGTGAGTGAAATCATATAATAGATTAGCACAAGCTTCTTGTACTTTAGTTTGAATAATAGCTTCATCTAAAGAACCATCACTATATTCTTCTGGTTCAGATTCATTAAGCTTTTCAATATTATCTTTAATACAATCAATCTTTTGATAGTCTTTAAGATCCTTATGGCGTTTACGTCTAGCAGTCTTAAGTTTTTCTTTTAGGATATGATCAAACTTACTGTGAGGAATAATAGATGCTTCCATATTAGCTAATTGAGTAATACCATCAATATCATCTAAAGAGTATCTATCAAATGATTCACTGATAAGAGATGGAATATCTTTCTCAGATAAAGATCTCATAGATTCAAATAAGATATCTAGTTTAGTTGGTAAAGCATATAGGTTACTTTCTTCAATAGATTCATCAATATTATCTATTAAGAGTCTCATTCTTTCTACAACATCTTTATCAATCTTATTAGCATACTTTTCATATGTAGTAAGTAAAGACTTAATCAATAAAGGTTTTATCTTTAGAGTACAGCAAGAAAGTAATGCTTCATTGATTTTAACTAATGTAATATAGTATTGTGTAGTATCAAAATTTAACATACTCAAAGTATCGAAGATCATATCCATATTATAGATATAAGTTTCAATACCTACATTATTTGGAAGTGCATCAATGAGCTTAACAAAGTTATCATGAGTTGGATCAAATTTAAATTTAGCAATATATGCTCCCATCTTACCATCTCGTAAATCAATAACTTCATCAGGATCCATATCTTTAGGTTTATTAACTTTATCTACAATCTTAGCAATATCACTAGATCCAAATGGATTATAGTTAGCCATATCAGTTAGAGTAGATTCTAATGCTTCAGCATATTTGAATTTATCTTCAGCATTAACCAAGAAGTAATCAGCTGCTGCTTCCATAATACCAATAGTATCATATGGACAAGCATTCTTACTTAAGACAAAAAGATAGTTTTCTGTAGCTACTTTGAACTTACTAATGGCTGGCATATCATAAGTATCAATTAGCTTACAGATTGTTGTAGTTTCTTTAACTGCATCTTTTTTAGTCAATACGTTTTCAATTACAATCTTATCGAAATCAAAACGTCTACTGATCTTATCATAGTTTTTAATAATACGATCATAAGTTACATTCTCACATGCTACCTTATACATCATATTTAAAGTTTCTTGTTGAGCAGTTTGCCCTTCTCCCCCTTCAGAACCACCAGCTGATGGGACTAAAGAAGCAATATTACCAGCAGCTTTCTTAAGTTGATCTTTAACATCACTATGGATTTTTTCAACAGCATTAGCTACTTTGTTTTTAACTCTTCCCTTATGGAGAGCCATCTTACGTTGAAGATAGTTTTTGAATTGATTTGCATCACGTACTTTAGTAATCGACTCTAATACTTTCTGACGATGCTTGTTGACTACTACTGGATCATTATCTTTATATAATTCCAATAATAAGTCTACAGATTTCATGATCGCAGTATCAATATTAGAATCTAACTCTAATATGTGTTTAAATACAGTATCAGCTTGAGTCATATTATGATTCTCTGATACGATACTATATAGACCGGCATAATCATCCGAAGTCTTACGTATCTTATTCAATTCGAGTTGCCGTTTTCTAATATTCGTAATCATTTACGCATTTCTCCTTTTGTCTAAGACTTATGTTTATTATTAATAAGTTCAAATATTAAACATTATATTCAGCTAAAACTGGGGTTGATTAACATAAATGTAATACTATATTATTTAATCTTGGAGGGTAAAATGAATATTCCATTTATTATACATGAAGCTCCAATGACGGTTGGTGAATCTAGACTTGTTGAAAGTATCAACAACAAACCTGTTGCTGAAGGTATCCTTCAGGATGGTGATACAATTAATCGTAACCGCCGTTGTTATGCAACATCTGATCTTAAAGCTCAAATTGCGTGTGAGCGTACACAAGAACTTATCCGTACTGGTAATATGAAAGGCGAACAAGGTCACCCTATGAGTGATAAAGTTGAACGCCAATCTACAATTGATCCAGCTATGGTAGTAGTTAAATATCTTGATATTAAAGTTGATGGTAACCTAGTTCTTGGTCGTTATACTGGTACAAATAACCAAGCTGGTCGTGACTTCAATGAAGATCTTTTAGATGGTGAAAAACCAAGCTTCAGTCTTCGTGCATTAGGTGCATTAGAAAACGTTGGTGGTAAGAACTATGTAAAGAACTTAAAGATTATTACATGGGACCGTGTAATCTATCCATCTCATAAACGTGCATATACTACAGGTTTAATTAAAGAATCTGCTAGTATGGAAGATAACAATGAAGTTGTAGTTAAAGAAGGTTATGAAGGTCGTATCATTCCTATCAATAATCCAGCAGTAATCAGCTACATCCAATCTGAATCTGCAAATGTAGATTTAATCTCTGATGTAATGGAATTCAGTAAACGTGGTATGACTGTATTAGAAAACGGTGATGTACGTTTATTCGATGAAAGTGGTGCATCTTTGATTATGTCTCCTGAAAAATACATCAAAGATGAAATCATGGAATGGGCTAAAAACCAATATTAAGAAAAAAAATAAAACAACCCAAGGAGTCTAAGCTCCTTGGGTAATTTTTATTACTAATTTAGAATTGCCATATTCTAAATACTCAACCGTATATTGTTTATCATTTAATAGACGTTCACCTAGATCATTAAGATTTCTAGAGTTGATATAGGATCTGTTTTCACATACCATGAAACTATAATGAGTCTTTAGTCTATCAATATATTGAATCTCAATATTATTATTGCTAAACTCTCTAAACTTTCTACCTAGCATATATTCTAGTTTAGCCATAGCAATAGCTATTGGATATTTAGGAGTATATATAACATTACCTAAGTTAGCTAATCTAGCTTGATATACTTCTGGGATTACAACTAAACCAAGAGATCTAATATATTGGATATTATCTAATATCCATTGACAAGATTGCTTAACACATTTGAGTTCAACTTCTTCTCTATAGCCATTATTGAACTTAATATACTTATAGTCAATCAATTGGTCTACATGAGTTAATTCATGGATAATAATTTCCAATGCTAAGTTTCTAATTTGATCTGTATCGATAAATCCTTGTCGTTCTACAGTATCAGCAAAAGCTTCTAAGCTTACATAAATACAACCATATGGTGTAGTTCTAGCTATATTAGTTTTAGTGTCTAAATATCCAGATACAAAGTTTAATCTTGTATAGGGATCTAGTGTATTTACCTTTCCATTAAACGTATCATATACGAATGTGAGTGTTTGTTGAGCTAATTCTATTACGTCAAATCTGTTCATATCTTTCCTCCTCAACATAATAATATATCAATAAAATGTACTTTTTAAAAAGGAGTCTGAAATTATGTTTAATAGAATGACAGACGTTGTAAATAAAATAGAGAGACGTTTAGGTACAGCTCCTTTGAACTTACCTGAAGAACTCCAAAAAGAACACTGGGCTGATAAAGTAATCAAACCAGATACATTGACTACATTTAGTCGTTTCTTTCCTCATATGGTTAAAGTACAACTTAAACCAGAAGATAAGAAAGATGGTTATTATTTATTAGATCGTCAAATACCAGATAACTATGAGATTCTTGGGGTTAAAGATATCTTATGGTCTGATACTAATAATGAAACAGCTGGTCTACAACAATATTCTGGGTATGGTATCTATAATGTATTAGCAAGATCTATGGATACTGATAGTATTATGCTTGCTCAAAACTATGCTGATGTAAGTTCATTATTTAATAATGGTATCTATCTAGATTTTATTCCACCTAATATGGTTAAACTTGAAATGGCAGTAGGCGGTAATACAGATAACTTGTTATCTAATGTATATATTGGTGTATTCGTTAAGCATCCAGAAAACTTAATGACTATTGAACCGACTAAGATGGAGACATTTGAACAGTTGGCTCAAGCTGATGTGGCTACATTCTTATTTGAATATCTCAAACACTATGATGGTATTGAAACCGTATATGCTAATATTGACTTGAAGTTATCTTCATTAGAATCTCAAGCTCAAAGAAGAATGGAGATTATTGAGTTCTTAAGAGATAACTATGTTAACCCAGCTAATACTAACCAACCAATTATGTATACAGTATAAAAAAATAAGAGAAGGAGTTTTAAACTCCTTCTCTATCTTTTATTGTCTTAATACAAATAAACTATTAAGAAGTATATCTTCATAGTCTTCATTAGTTATTTGATGCTCAATAGTAGTTGATCCATCTGGATTAATTCTATATGAAGTATAGCTAATATTAGATTGTCTTATTAACTCTCTAGCTCTTTTAATATCCATACTATCACCTCAACATATTCTGTCTATTACTACCGAGAAGTGGAGTTATTGCCATATATCTAGCCATTGCTCCAGCATGTAATACAGGATTATATGTCATAAGGAATCTTCTGAATCCTTTAAGACGAGATACTGGTACATCGAAAGTTAGATCGTTATTGAATCTAAATCTCATTGCTTCTGTAAGAGTACCACGATTATCATCAACTAATACAAATGGAATCAAATCTACTTTATTATTCCATCTATCTTCTAAATGAAGATATCTTACTTTAAGACTATCACATTTAATATCTAATAGATCTCCTGTAGTAGAATATAGTCTCTTAAATGGAGACATCTTATTCTCAGGATCACAGATATTTATCGCTTCTTCTATAACTGTACATAGATCATCATAGTTATCCCAATCTATTACAATACCAATCTTCTCTCCTCTAGGAGATAATCTCATTTGGTATTTATATCTTAAGTTAGTTGTAAGTTTATTAGCTCCAACAACGTATTCACTATGAAAGTTTTCCTTAATCTCAGTATTAATCTTCTTATGTATAGTATTAAACGTTACCTCCAGTTTAAATGTAAGATAGTAGTTTAGTTCAAAGATTTGTTCGACTACTTTATTATAATTTTCAAAGTTAGCCAATATATTCACCCCAATCTATTAGTGATTTGTAACGGCTATCTTAAAAAAATAAAACCCCTAGGAGAATGAACTCCTAGGGGAATTGTATTATTTCTTTGCAGAACTGATTAGATGATGATCTAAATCGATCTTATTCAAATCAGGGTAGATATCCGCATAATACTTTGTAGTTCCATTTACTACAGTAGATAAACGGATCACTAAATCTTTTTCACGTCCTTGATGACGGATCAATTCATAACATAATCTCTTATTTGGATCACATTCTGGATTGAATTCGGACACGAACTGTGCGAATGCGGCAGCTGCATTTTGATCACTCATTTTATAATTAAGTAATCTCACTGCACGAACAACTTTGTCTGTATTAGATTCTTTGATTTTAACGAAAGAATCATAATCTACATAATTTCCTAAGATGTGTTCAGTCTTAGGGAATAATACATTAACCTTTGTTTCACCTTCAGGTGGTACAGAATTTACTTCAGTTTTAACTTCTTCTTTTGGTTTATTAACCATTTGAGAAAAGTTAACTGCAATAGAAGAGTCCTTGTTTTCTAGAGGTTGTTGAAGTGCTTCTTGTACGCAATCAATAATATCTGACATATTTACTTTTTCAGCACCAATTTCTTCTGCTGGCGGAATATCAATAATATTATCATCAGATATAATAGGATCTTTAATTAGATCACTATTATTAGTAAATTCAAAATGTTTACTGATTAATGCACTAATTTCTTTTGTTAAAAAGTTTTCCATAATATGTTTCTCCTTTACTTTAAATAACACTATGGAATAAAATAAATAGGTGATAGATCATCAAGATCTATCACCTTAATAATATATGGTTATTTATATATTTAGTATGCAAAATATACAGTATTATTTTCCAATATATTATACATTAGGATATTATTTCTATACTTTTTGAATAAGCATTTGTTATATATTTTTATCTTACTAAAGTATACACTACATGGATAATCTATAAATCTACATACTAATTTACCTTCACGGAATACATTATTTTTGATATATAAGATATTATCTTCTTTATGATAAGAAGTATATACCTCCACTTCTTGATTATAGTTAGTTTTAGATAATTTTATATTAGTACCATCTTTAGTATTACCACTAATATATATATTAGTTAAATGTGATTCACCGAATAATTTACCTAATTTTTGAATTTGTTTAAATCTGTATTTAATAGTATTCATATTATAATCTCTCCAAACTTTTACTTAAATTACGAATATATTTATTGACATTCGCTAAAGTATCAGCCATACATCTTAAGAAGAAATATATTGGTTGTCCTCTTCTTAATACCCTAATGGCTCTTTGCCTCATTCGTCTTCGCTTGTTCATATAGAATCTCTTTCATTCTATTAGAAATATATTCTTTATCTTCTTCTGATAAAGTATTATAAATAAATCTTATAAAACAATCATAATTTTTTCTAAGAATCCTACATTTCTGACGAGTACGCTCATTTCTATTCATTTTCCTCACCTAATAAAGATGACACTTTAGTGTCTTTTAATAACTCTTCTGGAAGATTAATACCAATCAATTTAAGTTTTTCTAATGATTCAGTATTCATTGATTCTAATTTTTCTAACGTATGTGAACACGTATCGTTATTAGCTTTAGCTTTATTTCTTGGTCTATTATTCATTGTCTTCTTCTCCTTCAGTAATAACTGATAGTATATTAATATTATTAAGATGAACAAGAGCATTATTCATCTTTATAATTTCAGTACAAAATTCTAGGAATGGTTTTCTATAGCATTTCATTTTAGAATTATAACAAACTAATCTTATTAGATCAGGTAAAGTTGTATTAACTATAAGATTTTCATTAAGTTCTTTAATTCTATCAGTGAATGTTTTAGTTATAACTATACCTTCATCAGTAATAATACTATCAGCATATAGTTTATAAGCCTTAATAAGATTCCTATATCTACCATTCTTTTTATATAGATAGGTATCTTTTATAAGTAAATCTTTAGATTCCATCTTTATACCCATCCTTAGAATAATCTATAACTGCATATCCAGCATCATATTGTTTCTTAACAGATTCCCTAATCTTAAATAAATCATCAGCTTTCTCCTGTAAAGTATTAAGACTAATCTTAATCTCTCTACACTCAGTAGCATATTTACTAAAGATAGGTTTCTTAGCATTATAAAATCTGGATATTGATCTAAACCCATCATCCACTACTTCAATGCATTCTGTATTAGGATTACGAGTTCGACCTAAAGTTTGTTTAGCTAATATTTCTGACTTAAATGGTTCAGCCAAGATAATAGTAGCTTTTAAATCTCTGATGTCTAATGCGGCACCAGCAGATTTAGTTGTTGAAAGTATAATAGTCTTACTAAGTTGCTCTTGTTTAATTTCTTTAGGAATAACTGAAGTATAGACACCGATATCATCTTTGAATTCAGGGTAGTTGTCCTCAATCCACGCTTTAACGATATCTATAGCTGATATAGTACCAATATATACAAGTACTTTACCGCCTATCTTCATGATCTTATCCATAACTATATACATCATATCATAGAATTGATTATTACAAACTATATAATTTGTATAATTATTTCTATTTAATCCATATACTTTATTAGAGCATTCACTTATCTCTTGTGGAGTTGGTCTACTATTAAATCTTAATGCAAGATAAGCCGTATGAGGATCTGTATCTTCATCAAATAGATTTATACTAGGAATATTTCTAAAGTATAATCTATATATAAAGTTTTCTGTCTCATCAGATCTACCAGGTGTTGCAGTAAGATATAATGTCTTCTTAGTATTAGTATAAAAGTCAATCATACAAATATTATCAAAGTTTAGATGTGCTTCATCATATACCTTTAGATATACTTGTAGTTTCTTGAATAGTTCACTAATCTTATCCCATCCATTATTAGTACCAAAGTTCTGTAATGTAGAATGGGTGACTAAGAATACTTTATACTTAGATACATCAGTGATACCATTCAATATCTTATGGATACCAACTGATCCATTGATTACTAATACTTCTCTATTTTGATCTAGATCCGTATATTCACCAATACAATTTCTCCATTGATCTAACCAACCAGTAGTAGATGCAATAACTATAGTTCTAGCTCTCCAATACATTAGAGACGCTATAGTCACATATGTCTTACCTTTACCAGTTGGCAAATTTATAGATAGTTGTCCACTATTTTGATTAGAGTAATATTGACCTTTACCTAAGATGAAGTGTAAAGCTTCTTGTTGTACATCATCTCTAGGAAGATACCTAATCTTTATAGGCGGAGTTTCAAAGTAAGGATCACTATTATAATCTCGTACAGGTTCTTCATTATCAAAGAACTTCTTAACGAAATATAAATCTAATCCTCTAGGGAGATAGAGAAGTCTATTAGCTTCATCATATGACATTCCCTTATAACTTCTAGTGAAAGTAATTCTATCAAATATAGTAAAATAAGATTCCAGTCTAGGAGCATCTCCTAGACTGTAATCAGTAATCACTATAGATGAATTACGTAAGATTATCTTATTCATAATCTTAAATTTCCTCATTCACCAATGCATCAGTAAGCTTACGTTCATTCTTAATATCTTTATTAGTTAAGCTTGGCTGATTCATAAACAATTGTGGCTGTTCTTGGAAGAAGTAATCTATAGTAGACGGAGCTGTTTTATTATAAGAAGATGGATTCTTCAAGATACTAGCCAAGTTTTGGAAGTCTAATGTCTTAGTAATAGAAGGATTTTCATATAATGCCTTAGTAAGTGGAAGTAATACATAAGGTTCATTTACATTATTCCAATTAGGCTTATCAAAGATATTATATGCACTTCTAATTTGATTAGACAAGATTGTTTCAGTATGAATAGTATGCTTAGACATACCACCATTTAATAATGCTCTCATAAACTCTTGTGCTAAATCATCTTTAGTAAAGGATGTAGTTACAGCCGCTTTATCTAAGATATCTTTAATACGGTTAAGAGTCTTAGAGAACTCATTATTCACTATAGGAGTATAGAAAATAGTTTGATCATCTTCTTTAGCTAATACTGCTAATGGGATATTGATTTCACCTTCATCAGTTTGATAGCGTTTCATATTAGTTAATCTAACTAATGCTTCAGAAAGATAGAATTTATCAATCTTATCAATTTCGATTGGATATTCTTCTTTATGATCAATGATAGCAAACTTATTCACATAATCGTTATAGTCAAGAACTGTGTTAGTTGTATCATCAACATCATCTTCATTATCTTTAAATATCTCATCTATATGGAATCTTAAATAGATATCATTATAGTTTCGATCTTCAATCAATGAAATAGTTTCTGCAGAACGAACAAAGTTCTCTACAAACTTAATTGGTAATTCAATATCAGGAATATCTGTTACCAATACGTGTTTAGCTGATAATTGTAGCTGTGTGGTACTAGCTGTAATATCTTCAGATGGATACTTACCTACATCAATATCTCTATTGATAAAGTATAGATCTCCATAACAATATCTACAGATCCCATGACCTTCAGAATGAGACTGACAAGTAATAGGACTTCTAGTATAAATAGTTTTACCAATCAATTGAGTATCAGATTCCTTAATAGGACCCATATCAAAATCATTTAATTGGTCGAATCTATAATACTTACCAACTAATAAGCTAAGCTCTTTAGCATCTCTAACATCATATCTAATGAAGTTACGAGAAGAGCATTTAAAATGTGGATCTGGATGCAAACGTGTACCTTGGTTGTTTAGACCAATCTTACGAGCCATTGCACCAGAAGAACCTACATTGATTTTTGAAATGATTTGAGCTGTACGACCAGCTGAGGATTCAATAAAGTAATCCATCAAATCAATTACACCGCCATTAATATAACTATTATTAATAACGTGTGGGAATACACTACCATTACCATCTGGTTTAGTACCAATAGAAATAGCATATTCTTTAAGCTGACGAATATTAATACTTTCATTAGCTCTAAATGCATTAGTATAGATATGATCATATCCTAGAATGTCTTTAGACTTCAATACATAATCACGCACTTTACCAATACATTCCATACCATATTCATTAGCTTTCTGTAAGTCTACTTTAGACATATCAGGATGTAATAAATTATAGTATTCTGGAATTGCATTCATCATTAATACATCATCTTGTAAATTGATGCTGTTTACAAATAGATCTGCAAACTCATCAACTCTAGCAATGTAATACAATGCATCTGCAATCATATTATTCTTAGTCAAGAAATCAATATCTTCAATATGGACTTTGATAAAGAATTCATCAATGTAATTCTTAATAGTCTTAGCAGTGATTTCTCGTTTAAAGAAAATATGTTTTGGTTCAATCTCATCATCACTCTTGATAATAAGAGACCATAATATTAGGTTAAGCCAATAGTCTGGAATAGTTAGACCAACTTCATGACCACCAATAATTAAATTGATCTTAGCCTTAGATAGGCTAGGATCGTCTATACCATCTCGTAATATACAGTGAATTGCATCGAAATGGTTAGACCAATTCTCCTTCTTAATTTGTTGATTTACATCTACTGTCATTTCTCCTTTGCTTTTAACAAACTCATTGTAAATCCAATAGTTTTCATAATTGACGATAGTATCAAACATCGAGAACCTCCTGTGATATTACATCAAATATATTATTCTACTACTATAATATATATTCATATGTAAAATTCACTGTAATAAATAAAACCGGTATAGGATCTTAAAGACCCTATACCGAGAGGTTTTATTATTTTTTTGGAGTTGGTAAATGTTTAGAAGATTTAGCAGTTTTGATGTACTCAACTTGAGATTTGCGAGCTACACGAACTGCTTGGTTATTGTATTTTTGAACGATCTTTTTAATCAAAGCACGTTCGATAACACGGTTTTTAACCAATTTAGTCCAGAGTGGATCTTTCTTTTGTTTAGCGATTTGGAATGCAGCCATTTTTACACGGCGAGCCAAGTCGTCATTTTTGCTTAAGCGAACCAAAGTCTTTTTGTTCAATACGGATTTTTCTACCAATAATTGAGCTTCTTCGGATTCAGCGAACGCAATACGTTCATCTTGAGGCAATTTAGAAGCCTCAGCATAAATCATAGCTTCAAGTAAAGCATTAGGGTTGGCAAGATCTTCACCAAGAACACCTTGTCGGTCGTTTTCATTGAAAAACATGTTTTCGTCCTCCTTGGAGATTATTTTATTTAAATATATTTAAAAACGAAAATAACGTTTTATTAACTTAATGTTATTCGTATGAGCTCATATTAGCAAATAAAAGTGCCTAGGACATCATGATAGGAGGAATATAATTATGATAAACTACGAAGAACTTGATAAAATTATAGCTGTATCTAAATATAGAGAGCAAGCTAAAAAGAATTTAATGATTAATTTCCCTACCCTAACTGAGGGTGAAGTTGATACAGCATTAGATATCATTCTATCTAATGCATATACAAAACGTGAATGTATTTTACATAATAATTATACTGAAGAAACGGCTGAAACTGATGTAGCTGGAATCAGTAATTACATATATGAAAAGACTCCAATCATGGTAGCTAATGGATGTCTATTCAAACAATATACAAAAGAGTTAACTCCAATGTATAAATTGATAACTTCATTTACTGATAACCGTTCTAAGTTTAAGAAAGAAATGTTTAAATACGAGAAGGGTACAGAGAAGTTTAATAAATACAATATGCTTCAAATGTTAGCTAAACGTGATAATAATGCATTATATGGTGTAATTGGTAACTATAGCAGTGCATTATATAACTTATACGTGGCAACTGGTATTACTAGAACTGGTCGTGCATTGATTAGTCATGCTATCACATTTTTTGAAAGCTTCTTTACAAATAATGTAAAGTTTCATTCTATTGATGAAGCAATTACATTTATCAATCGTGTAGATTCTGAGAAATCTATTTATCCATCTACTTTAGTATTAGATAAAGATGTAGAAGTTGAAGATGTATTTTATAAGATTATGGATACATTCGATAGAGATTACTTTGATGATGAAGCAATCAATAAAGCTATGAATATAGTATGGAGTCTATTGATTAACTTATCTCAAGAGACTTTGAATAAACTCTTCTATAAGAATAATGCATTACAATTCTGTGATAATAAATATATGAAAGATTATATTGTATTGACATTATCTAAACTAGATGAAGCATTCGTAGATCCTAATCATCCACCAGAAATCATTAAGGATAATTTAGACCACATGTTTGAAGTCCTTAAAGAATGGTGTTATATGAGATATATTGTAGTAGATAAGATTGATCGTTCTGCTACAATGAAACGTGATATTAGTATTATTACAGATACTGACTCAACTATGCCATGTTTTAATGGCTGGTATACATTCGTTCTTAGAGATGTATTGGGACCAATAGATAAATCAGGTATTAAACTTATGAATCTTCCTGAAGTAGAACCTGAGATGGAAGAAGATAGAGTTTATAACTTTGGAACTGGTGAGATTGAAACTAAGATGATTAATGTAGCTACGTCTAGCAATAAAGAACCATTGCGTTTCAGTATCATCAATATCTTATCATATATTGCTGGTAGACTATTACGTGAACACTTTGATTTAGTTGCAGAGAATTATAATACTAAATCAGAATTCAAAGAATGCCTTATTGCAATGAAGAATGAGTTCTTATTCGGTAGAGCTTTATTAACTGGTGGTAAGAAAAACTATGCATCTAAACAAGAATTACAAGAAGGTAATCTAGTTCCATCTAATAAGATGCTTGACGTTAAAGGGCTACCAATCAATAAGTCTACATTGAAAGCTAAGACTCGTGATGCATTAAAAGATATCTTATTTAAGAAGATTCTTAATGTAGAAGAAGTAGACCAAATGGATGTATTAAAATCATTAGCTCGTGTAGAATATGATATTAGAAAGTCTATTGAGTCTGGTGAAAAAGAATATTATAAACCAGCTCAAATTAAATCATATGCTAACTATGATAATCCAATGCGTATCCAAGGTATTAAAGGTGCATTAGTTTATAATGCATTAAGAGATGAAGGTACTGAAGCTATTGATTTAACTATTCGTAATGCAATTGATATCATTAAGGTTACAATCAATAATAGTACTTTATTACCTCTAATGGATTCTGATCCAAAGCTATATGAAAAGATTAAGAAGTTCTTAGATGAAAATCAAAATGATTATAAAGGTGAGATTACTAGTATCTCAATTCCAATTGATGCGGAAGTTCCTAAATGGATATTAAAGTTTGTTGACTATAATGATATTATTAATGACAACTTGAAAAACTTCCCATTAGAATCTATTGGTATTACTAAATTCGAAAAAGATAAAGTAAACTATACCAACGTGATTAAATTCTAAGATATATCCCCTATAGAGTTCAACTCTATAGGGGAATTCTTTTGTTAAAATTTAACTTTCTCTAATTTAGTTTCTGGCATAGTTAATGTCATAGCATATATAGCTTGGATAGCTTCTTTTGCTGTAGAAATAACTGGGTTACCACCTAGATTAATAAAGTGGATATTAGTCTCTAATTGCTTTTTAAGCTCTGCATTTGCTTCATCAGTGTATACCCCCTTGATGGTTACCATATCACCATCATAGTCGCCACCGATACTATCAAGATACCCATTACAGATATTCATAGTATCGATAAATTTGTTAGAGGTGTCAGTTCCAATATCTTCTTTTCTTATTTTTGGATAATAATTATAGGTTATTCCATTAATAGTAACCTTTTCAGTTTCAATAGTAGATGATAATCTAATCTTAGTAGCAAACTCATTATAGAATGTATCGATTGGATACCGTGTAATAAGAATCATTCTATCCTTAATAGCTTCTTCACAAGCTAAATAAATTACATCACACCAAGTTATAGGTCTAGCTATCTTTTCTTCATCTGTAATTTCATCAAAGAAGTTTCCCCTGAATACCATATCATAAACTACTTGTTTACCATTTACTTTACATACTAAATCAATTGGTCTAAATCTATCGGAATATCCATGAATAAATCTATCCAATTCTTTTTTTAATACTTCATCAGAAAATTGTAATTGATAATCCTCTATCTCAGCGTATGTAGTATTTCCTTTTTTATCTAATACTAAATATTTACTATTACCGATAAATTCATTTTCAAAGAATCTTCTCATATGAAAGATAACAAATGGGAAAAAGTTTGCAGCTGCAGATGTCATAGGTAATACAGAGTAATCAAAGTCAGCTCTAAGCTCACTCATATTCTCTACATCCAATTTAGGTGCAGACATAACTAGACGAGTTGCATAGTCTGTAGTCTTAGATAAGTTAGCACGTCTAATTACACCAAATTTACCTGGTAATCCACCATTAGGATTACTGTCAGTACCAGTACCGAACCATTTATAGATTTCAATTAGTCCCTCTTGAAGTCTACCTTCAACGGATTTGCTAATACTAAAACCGTAGTCTTCAGAATCACCAATAGCTGATGCTGATACCATTACGTTGATATATAATTTATTTATATCACCTACAGATATTTTACCACCATCTACTTTAATATCTCTAAAGAATGGTGGGATTACAATAAGTTTATCTGTAAAGAAGTTCTTTCTATTAGCATTCAAGAACTTAATATATCTTTCACGTTTAATGGAATCTGTTTCTCTAAATTTAATCTTATCTAGATTCTTTCTTAGGAAATCAATACCATTATCCCCTTTAGGATCTTCTACTATATTACCGGATTTATCTATAGAGTAAGTTCCAATACCATGAATAACTGATTTAATCTTAGAGTCTACTTTACCCCAGATTCTATAAATTAATGGTTGTAGGAATTTCTTCTTTAAACTAATATAAGCAAATGTACTTGCTCTAGATTCTTTAGTTATACCAAAGATTGTATTAGATAATAATCCATCATTAGTTGGATTACTAGATGTATCAAATATAACTGGATTAGTTATTTCGACTAAGTTATTCTTCTTGACAAAATCATCCACATCAAGAAGAGATACTTGGAGATTATCTTGTCTAATTTGGTCTTTTAATAATGCCATATGTACCTCCTTATGAATTATTTATATGTGGAACAAAAAACGAGTTAGTGCATTTATTGCACTAACTCGATTGTGTTATATTATCGCATAGTCACAATAATTTTACATGGATCACTAAAATCTCTAACAATATCTACCACTATAGGATGACTCATACCATTATTACTATTAACCGTAATGGTATTCTTATATTCATCTACTAAGGAGTCAAATAATGTAGAGTCTGTAGTATAGATAATAAATTCAATACGATTCTCATAGATAACATGATCAATCTTTGAATGTAATAATCCATGACCTTTTAATATACTGTATAGTAGACTAGATTCGCCAAAGTAATCTACTATCTGTTTTCTCGTTTGTTCGCAGTCTCCATTGCCGAATTTGCAGAAAAATTCGACGATATCCATTTATATAAATCCCCTTTTAATTAAAGCATTCCTTCAAGAGCATCTTCAAAGCGTGCCATATCTTCCCTAGTCATCGCAGGTGTCTCAGTCTTAGTACCTTGGTCAGGCGGAGCTAATCCAGCTTGCGGATGACCTCTATATGCAGCTTGCATATACTTATACTTTTGCTCTTCATCTTTTTTATGTTTTTCTTTTTCAGCAGCTGCATCGGCAGCTTCTCTACGATCTCTAATAAATTTATATAGAAGCATCAAATCCCCTATAGGCATATTCAATGCTTCTATAATACTTAATCTACCTCGATATTCGTAACAAACATTATCAACTAATTGCATTAGTCGAGCATGTGAATCAACCGATGCCGTGTAAAAACAAGTTCTTGAGCATTCATAGGAATGGCTTCAATTTCTGCACCGCATTTAGGACATGTAGCTGCAGGTACTTGATAAGAAATATTAATATCTTTACTATTTTCTTCTAAGTATTTAGCAATATGAGATTGAAGTTCTTTAAATTCATATGCAGATAACTTAGATAAGATTTTATAAATACCTTGGATACGATATTTATAAGTTTTAACGATATCGTTAGGAGCTGTGTTAAATTGAATAGGAATCAATTCTTCATTGTCTTCATCAATTTCATATACTGTAGAGATACAGTGAGAGATATTAATGATACCAGCGTATTTTTCACGGAAGCCTTCATTCAATAGACGTTCTTCAAACATAGAGTTGTAAATTTTAGGAATTACAATACCGAATGCATAGTCACCATTAGCTACATAGATTTCTTCTTCAAATGTTGGAGGCATAGAAGGATCTTTAGCAATGGTCTTATTGAAGGTTTCTTTATCAGCTTCTGTTTCAAATTTAACCATATCAATAATAGGTCGTTTTTCAGTATAGAAGTGTTTACATTTAGGGCAACTAAATGGAATGATATTAGAAGTGCTGAAGTTAGCATTATATAATGCAAAGAATAAGTGATTCAAGTCTTGATAATTCAATAACTTCAACCATGCTTCCATATCCATAGTACGACATTCAGGGGCTAAGTGTTTATATAGAGTACTGAATACTGTACGAGCTTTACCAATATCATTTGCAGAATCAGTATATGGATTGATTTCATCCATTTCGATTGCAGATAATGGAGTCATAGAAATGGATACACCAGTAGCAAATAATCCCCATTCATAGTATTTCCGTTCAACTGGTTTAGATAATACTTTAGTGAATGCTACAGGACGCTTACGTACACGGAATTTACTAATATCAGGTTTACGTTCACCTACTTCGTCTAATTGTTGACGAAGTACACGAGCAAACTCTTCCATATTACGTTGCTGTTGTTTTTCTTCTTTAATACGTTCAGCTTCTTCTTTATCTTCATCAAGACCAAGATCTTCTAATAGTTCATCATCATAGAATAATTCATCTTCATCCGATTCTGCAACTTCTACAGATGGAACTACTGCATCAGATACATCCACTGGTGTAGTATCAATAGCTGGAGTAGTAGTTGCTGCTGTAGTTATATTATTTACAGAGTTTTCAGCAGCATTTTCATATTGTTCGAATTCACGTTCAATATCATCTTCAGGAAGAAGATTATTAATACTAGTAGAAGCTTTGATTTCATCATCAGATAAAACGTGTTCTTCTTCGTCACGACGAATTGCTTCACGATCTTTATCTGTTAATTCAGGATTAAGATCTAGAGATGGATCATATTTAGAAACTACTTGAGGATTTTCTTCACCCATAGCTTTAAGATCTTCATATTCACGACGCATATCATGAATTTCTTTCAATGCAGGTTTGAAACGACGTTCAATAGCACTAGAAATACCATTATCTAATTCATCTATCAATTCATCACGTGCTTCTTGAGTTGCATCTATTTTACCAGAAGGAACGATAGCACTAATATCAGCAGATTGCAGATTTGTTTCATCAAATGTAGGTACTACAGGAGTAGTTGGTTGAGTTTCTTCAACTGGTTTTTCTTCAGTAGTAGGAGTAGCTTCTTCTACCACTGGAGTTTCGGAAGCTTTTTCTTCTTCCATTTTTTCTTTCATGAGGTCTGCTAGTTTTACTTGTTCAGACATGGTTCCTCCTAAATTTCATCATTCATCAACATTTTTAAGGTTAATTTATCTCGATCATAGAAATATCTAAATTGATACTGGTCAACTGTCATATCTATAATCATTATATTTTCTCCATTTTTAGAGAAACCTATATTAACTTCGACTGCTACAGTATTATCAAGATAATCCTTTATTTGATCTTTGATAGCCTGACTGAGTTCAATAACTCTATCAGACTGCATATATCTATATTTACTAATTAAACCTAAGCCCATTTCTGGACTATGAGTTATTGTACCTGGCTCTAAAAGCATTAGTCGCATAATTAGAGTGCCAAATGCATTAAAATTCTTATATGTGAGTGGAGTTTTATAACTGTCAGTAGATAAAGAATATTCCTTTAATAAAGTAGGGACTTCTTTAGTCTTTGCAGTTATGAAAGTAATATCATCTGCCACGATAATCTCTCCTTTCATATTAATATATTACTACTTAGTTCTAGGGTTTAAAATATACACAAATAGCTATTTTTAACATAGCATTAAATTGATATACACTCATAAGGAGGATACAATGGCAACTGAACGAAGAATAGCTTGTCCGTTATGTCGACGTAAAGACTTCAAAGACAAGTTAATCAGACACATAGAAAAAGATCATGAAGATATTATCGGTGAAATCTCTGCCGAGCAATTCTTATATGATAAAACTCACCCAGGTTCTGGTAAATGTATCGTATGCGGTAATAAAACAGACTGGAATGAAAAGACTGGTAAATACCATAGAGTATGCTCTAATCCTAGATGTAAGGAAGAATTAAGAGCTAAGTTTAAAAAGAATATGATTAGAGTGCATGGTAAAGTGTCTCTATTAGATGATGCTGCTCATCAAGCTAAGATGTTAGCTCACCGTAGTATTAGTGGCACCTATGTATATAGTGATGGTACTAAGTTTACTTATACTGGATCTTATGAGCATAAAGCTATAGAGTTTATGGATAAAGTTCTTAACTGTAACTCTAAAGATATTATTATGCCAGGTCCAGTTATTGATTATACTGACCAATACGGTAATTCTAGACAATGGATTACGGATATTTACTACGTTCCTTATAATTTGATTATCGAAGTTAAGGACGGTGGAGATAATCCTAATAATCGTCAAATGGATGAATATCGTGCTAAGCAGGTTAGTAAAGAAGCTGAACTTATCAAGCTAGGTGAATATAATTATTTACGTCTAACTGATAACAAATTTGTCCAACTCATGGAAGTATTAGCATTACTTAAAGATCAAGAGATTAATGAACCTAATACAACTAATAAGGTTATTAGAATCAATGAATCTGCAGTATATGATGATGGTGGATTTGTCTTATCTAATATGGAAGAATTTGAAGAGGATACAGATAAAGGTAAATATATCTTTGCAGTAGATGCATCAAATGTTGAATATGTTAAGAGTGTCTTACCTGATAACTATCCTGATAATATTAAATATATTAATCTAAATAAGATAATAAACTACCTATTCTATAATACATGGGTAGATATTACTGATGAAGATGATATCACAGATAAGATGACTAAGGAATACTTTGCAAGAGTTTATCCTAACGTAGATCGTAAAGATATATTCCTTAAAACAAATACAGAGGATTTAAATCTTAATATGACTATTGAAGAAGTATATATCGAATTGGCTAAAATGCTTAGATTCTTCATGTATAATCTTAGAGGAGAAAATAGAACTATCTTTATTTTAGATAAATCTTTATATGCATATTTAGTAGATCAATATCCTAATATAGTTAATTATGCTACAATGTATTTTGGATCAATGTCAACTGCATTATATAAGACGTATAATAAACAAATCCCTCAAGAATATGATATCATTAGACGTCTATCTGACTTAAAAGAATATGCTGCTAGAGAGCATATGGGTGTTGGAGCTGTAGGTGGTATTGTAGGAACTATTGATGGTAATATGCTAATCCAATATACGCCACATAGACATTCATTCAGTGGAGAAAAAGATGGCTTTGGTGTAGTTGATGATAAGAAGTCAACTAAACTAAGAGTTAAATCTGATAATGAAGAAACTGAAATAGTAGATAAAGAACCATTCTTACAAGATAAATTCTATAAGTCTTATAGACATAAACGAGATAGAGTTACTTGGGAGAATGCTATTAATCTATATGAAGAGATTACTGGTAAAGTTATGCTATCTAAAGATCAATTAGAATATGATGATGACTTTACAGAATCTGACTTAGATAGAGATAATAAGTTAACTCTAATGAATGCTATATATAGTATTGAATCTGAGTTATATGATACATCTCTTCCATTATGTGATATTCTAGATGTAAATACAGCTAAGTCTAAACTAAAAGAATTTCCTGAAGGAACCATGATTATGGAAGATAATAATGGATACTTTGCAGTAGACTTAGAATCTAAGATAAGAACCAAATCATATAAGACCATTCTAGAGATCGAGGCTCCAGCTTTTGTTAAGACTAAAGATATGCTAGAAGAAGATGATGATGCTAGTGATACCAATAATAAGAAGGTAAAAGAAGTTAATGATTCTGGTATGTATAAAGTACTTGATGATAAATATTCTTCTGAAAACCAATTAATGGATGACTGGAATGATTATAATAGTTTATCTGCTGAGATGAAACGTCATAGTGATGATAAGTCTATTGAAATCTATGGTAAATCTAACGTAGAACGATTTAAAGAACTTCGGTCTAAGTATCTTAATTCTGAGATTCCTTATGATGATTTAGCATTAAGTGAATCTGGATTACAATTATCTGATTTAGATAGAGCTAGAGACTATGGTATTGAATTGCGTGGTAAGAAACGTGAGACTGAATATCTTAAATCTTGGTCATTAAACTCTGGTATCTTTATAGTTTTACCTTGTGATACTGAAGAGGAATTAGAAAAACAATGGCACGATGTACAATCTATGGATATCTCCTTAATTCGTATATCAGATATGCGTCTTATGGAAGTATTTGGTTGTAATAATGAAACTATGTATAACTTCCTAAAGAGTGTATTCACTAGTAATGGATTTGATGATTACTATTACTTCCCTATAGTTGAATCAGCTATGGAAGATGTACAACCTATTAGAAATCTACCTAATACGATACCATTCTATATCCCACATGAAATCGAAGTATTCAAACGTAATAGTACATTCGGTGATATGCCTAGCAAATGGAAAGATAAAGCTGATGAATGGTTAAGAGACTATAAGAAAATCTATGAAGGTAAATCATATGATAAGAAAGTTATTTTAGACTGGATGTCTAATGTAAGATATCTAAGTCTAGAATATACTAGAACTCAATCGGATGAATTGAAGCAAGCTTTATTAGAATTTGGTTGGAATCCTTATATGGAATTCAATTCAACTAATATGACTAAAGCATATAATAGAGCTAATACTATATATCATAGAAGTATGACTTCTAAGTTATTACAAGAAAAAAGTATTGGTTTTGAGTTTGATGCTAGAGGAAATCTATTTGTTAAGAACTTCTTAAAGAATAAGAGCTATCAATCTGTCTATATGGAATCTCATAGATTACTTATGGAATATGATAGAGCTAAAAATATTGAAGGAATGAAATATGAACTAGCTAAGATGTATTATCTAAATCTTAAGATTAGTGAAGATCTAATTAAACAAGATCGTACTAAGAAAGATAAAGAGTTAGTTAAGATTAGAGCTAGAGTATTGAATGATTTCCATAAATATCTTAAGGTAGTACTTAAGAATGATAAACAATTTAACTTCTCTAATTACTATCAACGTAGTGAGTTCTGTGATGACTCCTTTGTTATTACAGCACCAACTCTTAAACATGCAGGTAAATATGCTAAAATAGCTATGAAAGTTTTATAATATAATGAGTCCTACTTACTAGTTAAGTAGGACTCTTATAATATCATTCATTCATATATTATAATCTTGATCGAAGGAGGTGAATATGAATTGGATATGTATAACGTCGGTCAAAAGCTTTGTAAGAAAGATAAGTTCGGACAAATAACAGAATTGTATCGAATAGTATCTCGTAAAGACAAAGACTTTTATAAAGTTACTCCTGTGATAGGAGATAAGTTACTTATTGATAAGTACAAAACAGATGAGTATATACCTTTAGAGATACATTGTAAGATGTTTTTCGAAGTATGTACTTTAAAGAATGGGGAGAAAGAATTATGTATTAGTATCTACTGTCCATATGAAGCAACGAATTATCCTTACTATACTAGTCGACTTAATATTGATAATCCTATGGATAATAAGAAGTTTGGCAAGTTTCTATGTAAAGATGAATTCGAAAATGACAGTTCAATGAGACAATATAAACGAGCATATGATCTAATGATGTATGATATTGCACATAAAGATTATGCTTTTAGTGTAGATCTATATCTAAATGATCCATTGAAGAATATTGTATCATTTGTCAAATTAGACCCTAGAGTCTGTGATACTCTTATTTCCATTTGTGATAGTCGTGGATTAGAATATGATAATATAGACCAAGCTATTAAGATAGCTTTACAAAATATTCTATTCATGTACTGGTTCCATTATAACTTCAGAGTAATTAATGTATTATTTGAAGTTAAAGATGGTGCTCAATTACGACCTGGTGACTTATTTGCTCTTGAAGCTATAGTACAAGATCGTATAGTAGATTATACCATCGTTGAATATTATCATGATATCTTATTATATAAGGCTAAAGGTAACTTCTTCTTTATCCAAGATAGAAATGATCGTACTTTCATAGTTAAATATGTTGGTATGGATGATCTACCTGGATTACATGTCTTTTAAATTTAGATATATTGATATATTATAATGGTGAAGTTAGGTGATTAATATTTACTATGATCCTAACAGTAGAATAATTCTTTTTATATTTTAAAGGAGGACATAGCTATGTCAAATCAATTAGTAAATGGAATTCCAAAAGTCGACAGCGGATTCCAATCTTTAAGTGAAGTACTTCAACGTGCTTCCCGTGAAACTCGTCGAGATGAAAAAGGAAATGACAAAGGGGATAAAAAGCGTATTGAGCTTAAAGTTACTCCTGAAGTTTTTGAAAGCGATTACAAAACAAAGATAATTAGTACAAGCGAATTATGTGAACTTCTCACTAATCGCCTTGGTAATGTATTTGCTGATTATGTAGGCTGCCGTGATATCGTATTCACAAATAGCCCACAAATCGGTATCGGATTAGTATTTGAATACAATGGCTCTGATAACGAACACGATACTCGTTTGAAAGCTGTTGAACGTTTCGGTTTCGATAATGTAGGCGAAAACGCATCTACAAAAGAATTGGAAATGGTAGCACGTTATAATGGTGCATCTGATATCCGTTCTTCCGTTAAAAACGGTACTGTTACAGAAACTGCAATGGGATTCCGTCTTACTAATGATGCAATTGATATCTTAAAAGATACAGTCATCGATTTCGGTAAAGACAATGCAAACCATGACAATTTCCGTAACCAATGCGTAAGTTACGCATTAGCATCCGATGGTATTCATAGCAACCTAGTTGTTTATGGTGCTACTATCGAATCTATCTTAGGTTTCATTTATGGTAACCAATATGACTATGTAGTAATCCCTGGTGCTCCAGTAAATACTAATAGCTATTCTGGTCGTTTATTGGAAATTAAACAATTACATCCAGATACAACTAAGAAATTGCTTCGTAAATACGTAAGCCGTCAAGTTGTATCCGATGGATTATTCCGTCCACAAAAATAATTAAATTGTAATATGGCTGGGGATTAATCTCCCCAGTCTATTATTTTTTGGAGGATATAATGGAGTTTAAGTTTAACATTAATCCAGAAGGCATTGATGAAGTCTTTGATGAACGTGGTAATACAGTTCTCAAGATTTCAGAAATGAGCTGGAATGATAGAGCTTATAAGCTCGAATTACGTAAGTGGGTCGTTCAATCTGATGGAACTATGCAACCTAATAAAGGTTTCTCTTTCCTAACGGATCAAGGTCCACATGATTTGACTCATGTCCTATTAGAAAAAGGATATGGAGATAATCAAAAAATTAAGGAAATCATGGAATCCCGTGGTGTCGAATTGGACATCTCTGTAACTGAGAAGAAAGAAAAACAAGATACTCAGGATTTCTATGATCCTGAAGATCTAGTGTAGGTGATCAAATGTACAATCATAAACAGTTAGATATCGTATATGATATCAAAAGAAAAATGTTAATGCAATCTTATTGGGATACTGAATATATTAAAGTATTCCCAGGATTTTCCTTCTGTGAAGAAGGTAGATATGTTTGGCAACAAGGTAATCTTAGCGATGATGAGGTATTCTTATCTAATTTACGCACATACTATACAAGTGATAAGGATACTATCTTAGGATTCCTTACGGCTCAACAATATAAATTCTTAATGGATAACATTGACCTTTTCCATACTGTTTATCGTATTGGAGACAATTTGGTCGTAAGCTTGATCTAAACATAAACACAATATTCATATAATACTTACCCATAGGAGTTGATCTCCTATGGGTATAACTTTTATTTAATAAGGAGACAAAATCATGAAAACATCTAAAATTCTAATGACAGCAATTATTTTAAGTTCCCTAAATGTAACTGGATTTGCTGTAGACAATACAGCTGGTACTGGTAATGGTATCGCATACGGTACAGGTTCTGTAGCTAATAATACTAAAGATATTGCTATTGGTAAATCTGCTAAAGTAGAAAACTATGTAGGACAAAATGCTAGTATTGCTATTGGTAATAATGCCCACGTAGAAAACATGTCTGGTGGTGTAGAAGCATCATTATCCTTTAATCAAACACCATACAGTGGTAATGATTATTCTTCTGCACGTATTCCATCAGATGTAAATAGAGCTGGTACTGGCATCGCTATTGGTAATAATACATATGCTCGTACAGGTAGTACTATGGTTGGTAATCATAACTATATCGGTAAAATTGGTGATGTAAATATGAATACTGATACAGATGGTACTCGTGCACAAAACTTAAATGCATATAGTACTACTATTGGTACTAATAGCTTTAGTAATGGTGCTTTGACTACTAATACAGGCACATTCAACATCATGTCTAGTTCTTATACAGGTGGTCGTTTCTCTACACCTTCACAAAACTTTGGTAGTACTATTACAGGTACTCTAAATAGTATTGAATCTAAGACAGCAGCTGGTGTAGGAAGTGGTTGGTTTGCAGATAGATCTTCTGTAGGTGTAGCTAATACTATCAGTGGTGTTGCTAACCGTACTGCCAATACAAATGGTTCTCTAGTATATGGTGCTGGTAATGAAATTACTAACTCCATTGTATCTTTAGGAAACATTGCAAAAGCTACAACTGATGCAGCTGAATTTGCTGGTAAACTACGTGATGTTATTAAGAATAATAATGGTGGTGGTGCTACAATGGCAATCGGCGGTGGTAACAAAGCTGATTGGGTATTACGTACATCCATCATTGGTGTTAATAATACTGTAACTGGTGCTAATGGTAGTGAAGCAACTGATAACTTCGTGGCAGGTGTTGGTAATACTCTAACTAATGGTACTAATGATATTATTGTTGGTAACAACCGTAATATTAGTGGTAACCATTCTGTTATCTTAGGTAGTATTGATACAACAACTGTAATGAATAATTCAGATGTAGTTGCAGTAGGTCATAATACTAATGTATTAGTCGATGGTGGTGTAGCTATCGGTTCTGATTCTGTAGCATCTACAGCTAAAGGTCAAATCGGATACAATGCATCTGGAAATACAACTTCTACTTGGAAGTCCACTGCATCTGCTGTATCTGTAGGTGATACTGCTAATAATATTACACGTCAAATTACATCTGTAGCTGCTGGTACACAAGATACTGATGCTGTTAACGTAGCACAATTAAGAAACGTATCTGAAGGATCCATTAACCAAGCTAAATCCTATACAGATTCTCAAGTATCTAAAGTAGGTGCAGCTTCTGCAGCATTAGCAGGATTACATCCATTAGATTTCGATCGTAATGATAAATGGAGTTTCTCTGTTGGTGTTGGTAATTATAAGAATTCTAGTGCAACTGCTATTGGTGCATTCTATCGCCCTAATGAAAATACAATGTTTAACATTGCTACTACATTAGGTGGTTCTAATAGTATGATTAGTGCTGGTGCAAACTTTAAGTTTGGTCAAGGTACTAAAAAATTAAGTGCATCCAAGCAAGTTGATTTGGAAAAACAAGTTCAAGATCTTACTCAAAAATATAATGACTTGAATGAAAAATACAATGCATTAATGGCTAAACTAGAATCTAAATAGTATAATAATCCCCATAGGAGCTTAACTCCTATGGGGTATTTATTTTTTTGTAATAGTATATATATATGACTATATATTATTTAATTGATTTCATAGTATTAGTTATTTTATAAGGAGGTTATATTATGGAATTTCAACAAGTACAAGCGTTTATGGATCACCCTATGTTTGAGTCATATGAAATTCGCCCTGCGAACTTCTGTCACACTGAACGCCAGCAGTGGATATTTGCTACACGCCATGGCTTAGAAGTATCAGTCACTCGTGGATCAACGACCTTTGGTGGGTCGCAAGGATTATTTGAACTTGCCATCTTAGAAGATGGACGATGCTGCTATACAACACCAATCACTTCGGATGTATTAGGATATTTATCCGAATCTGAAGTGTTGGAAACGTTAGATCGTGCAGCTATGCTGATACAACGAGATGGTGAATGGGTGTATGCAGAGTCTGAAGAGGAGGCAGATAATGATGCTTTTATAACACATCTCGCAGATGTGGCTGTAACTGCATTATTGATTGATTTATTCGGAGGCAATGAAGAGGAGGTTGATGCATAATATGGTAGACATGGGTGGTTTTGTTTTTGCACTGCGGTGCGTACCAGGATCTAGGAGATATTTGAGGATGCTAATCCCATATGTATTTCCGCAGGTTTCGGTGCATATTAGAGATGCAGAATCTCAGGAGGGCTCTCCGGTTTTTGCAATATGTCTAATAGTATTGCGGGTTGCAGAGGAGGTGTTTAATGGGTAAGAATTAGCCACCAGAAACTATGTTCCTGGTGGCTTTTCTTTTCTGTAATAGTGAATATTTTAGGTTATATATTATTAACGTGATATGATGATATAAGGAGGTGAAACTATGTCTAAATATCATAAAGCATATATGCCTACTCGGTGTTAATATTCTCAGTTATTATATTGAAAGGAGGTGAGAATATGTTTGAAATACCGTTAGAAATACGGATGTTGATAGATTATCTAGATGCCATGGATATGGTAGAAGAGGATAAAAAATATCAACAAGAGATGATGAAAAAGTCAGATGAAGAATAATATTCTCATAGTTTATATTGAAAGGAGGTGAGAATATGTTATTCGAAGAAATGGAACTAGATTTATCTGTTGACTGCGGTCAACTATGGTCCGATGAGGACGTGCTTGGAGTGCATTGGGATGTAGTACATCCACATCAATAGGAGGTGATATAATATCAGTAAACTAAATGAATAGACTCCATCTAGTTTAACTAGATGGAGTCATTATTTTTTTTTATTTTTTATTTGTACATTGCACGAACTTTTTGTTCATCTAAGTCAAACCCTAGAGCTTCAGAAAGCACCAACATAGTTAACATACATTCTGCTGTTTCTACAATCTTATCAGTATTGATAGTTTTAGATTCAGTCAAGAATTCTGTATGGTTTTCAGAGATTACACGTTTAGCTAAGTGTTTAACCATAGCTTCTAGAAGGCTCTTCTTAGCACTCTTTACGCTATAGATTTTTCGTTTAGCACCTAAAATCATAGACTCCTTGATGTCCTCTGCTACGTCAGCATTAGATGCTTTAATATTAGCAACTTTTTCTTTTACTTCATCTAGGATATCTTTGATTTGTTGTTTATCTTCAACGTTAGAAGCAATGAAGTCTTCTACGTTATTAGCAACGTGAGATTGTACTAAAGCACCAACATCTTCAATTTCTTCTTTTTGTTGAGCCATCTTATCAATGAAAGAATCTTGATATTCAGGATCTACAGTAACGTCAGATACTTTAGTATCAGGGTTTTTAAGTTTATCTTCATTAGCTTTAACTACATCATCTGTAGCTTCTTTGATTGATTTAGCAATATCAGCTAAGAATAAAGACTTAGTATTGAAAGTACGAATAATAGATTCAACACCATTCTCTTTGATGAATCCACGGATTACCGTATCACGAATAATCTTAGTAGATTCTTTTTGAAGATCTGGAATTGTACATTCGTCATAAATATATTTGATTGCTTCAGTTAAGAAGTGTTCTTTAATAGCTGCTTTAGCTTCCATACGGATATTTAAAGAACGTTTAGAACGAGCTAAATGACTTTCAGTCATTACGTTATTAATTTCAGGAATGATAGTCTTAGACTCGTTTAATTGTTTTTCAAGAGTGTCTTTCTCTGCTTGTTTTACCATCTTTAGAGTATTAGACTCTCTAACCTGTTTTCTAGAAAAATGCATTTTTTTCTATGCTCCCTTCATTAGAATAATGAGGATGCAGCGGAGTCTGGAAGACTTTCAGTTACATCATCAACTTTATATTTTTCTTTTTCATCTTGACGTACATTATCGTCAGTTTTATTAGAGGCTTCTTTAGCATCAACTGCGAGGAAGTCGGAAATCTTACGGAAACGATCTACATATTTACGTTGTTCGTTTGCTGTTTTAGGGTCACCAGCTGTCTCAAGTCGTGCAGCATTCAAAGACAGCATTGAAACTTGAGTATCAAAATACTCAGCTACACTTGCTCTACAATAGTAGAAGTAGTAAATCAATTCACGAAGAATTGGAACGATTGTAAAGATAAGACCAATACTTACACCAATAACTGCTAAAACAGATGTACCAGCTAAGTTCTTAGTACTTACTTTGATTAGATCATTCAATACTTTTTTAAGTTTATTACCTTTACAGAGATTATTGAATTCTGCTAAAGTTTGTAATTGAACTAATTCTTTACTTCTAGATACTGCCACACGGTCTACAGATACTTCAATAGATTTTGTTTTAGGATCTACAATGAAATCAATAGTAGAAGCAATAAGTAAAGATACACCACTGATTACTGCCATAGCAGTAGAGTTATATAATACAATACCTAGACTAGTATTAGATGCAAAGCAACGTTGGAATTCATTTTTCAATTCAACGATATTATTGATTGCATCAGTAATAGTATTAATATAAGTTAAAGGTTGTTTGTATTCTTGGTAAATTTTTTTCATATCAGTAACAGCTTCAGTTACCATATCAATATTATCAATCTTAAGGAAATCACCTCTAGATTGAGGAATTGTACCAAAGTCTACATCAGTTACTTTAGCTTCAATCTTTTCATATAGTTTATTAGTTACACCTAAAAGGACTTCACGTTGTTCAGCTTCATTAACAACACCAACTGTAACGTAAGTTTCTTTATCAGAAAGGTCCATTAATTTGCTGGCTTCAATGAATTCTTTTAATACATATCTTGACATTCTATCTACCTCCAGCAAGTAATTGAATCATTTGTTTATAGTCCATTTTATCTTCACGTTTTAAAGTTTTGAATGTATATGGTTCATATTCATCATCACCAGTATCAAAGATAAATTTAGCAGACTCAGTAGAATCATCAACGATAACGATACCTACTAAGTTATAGTCATCCATCAATTTACGAGCTACACGAGAATTAGAGATATCAATATCTTCCATCTTACGAAGCATTTCTACATCATAAGCAGATACTACTAAAGTAGTAATTGCTGTAGCATCATTACGTAAAGACATGAAACGATTAATTTTAGAAGCTAAAGCACGGCGTTCTAATACTTTCCAAAGTTTAGAAGAAGAACCACGGTTAGTATTAGATACAGCATCAATCTTAGCTTTCTTAATAGCGAATACGAAATCTCTCCAGAATTCGATTTCACCAGAAGTAGCTTTGATTAAGTTATATAAGCTAAAGTTATAGCTACGTTTAGATACGATATGATTAGCAATATCAGCAGAATCTACACAGTAGATTTTAGACTTAATGCCAACGTATGCATCTACAGTAATCGGATCATTATTATCATTAGTACTAATGAATTGAATTTGCAATAATGTAGGCTGCAATTCATTAGCTTTCTTATAATCCATTTGGTCTTTTGTTATTTTAGCAAGATTGTTAGCTCTAACTGCAGATAACGCATCAATCCGGGATTGTAAATTACTATTAGTTTTACGTAGATTATTATATCGATCTAATGCTCTACTACCAAATCGATGATGTCTAGCTTCTCTATCATCATATTTTTTATTCAAACTTCTAATTTCAGCATCATGTTGATTTTTTAAATCAGCATTTTGCTTATTAGCTTGATCTAATTCACGTCTAGTTTGACGTTCTCTATTTCTTGAAGCTTGACCTAAAGATTTACCTTGCCCATATTGTTTCATTAATGGATCAAATTCACCATTATCAATTGCATTTGCAAATCTAGCTTTACCTAATGAAGTTAATAAAGAATCAGAGTATTCTTCACCAAATTCTTCCTTCATAGGTCTAACTGGAGTTTGAGGTCTAGTAATAAGATGATTAACAGGTTTAGCACGTAAACGTTCTTGTCTAAATGCTTCATAAACAGCTTTAACTGTATCTGCATCAAATATATGCATAGCAGTAGCTTCTTCACTGACAGCAAGATAATCATCAACGTCAAAGAAACTAGACAAGTCTAAGTTAGCATGGACATTTTTAAGATGATCAATTGCATCTTTAGAAGATGTAATAGAAATAGCGGATAATAGCATTTGAGTTAATGTAACGAATTTACGTTCCAAAGCTCTAGCTACTAATTGTGCAGACACTGGGTCTACAGTATTAGAAACCATGACAGGAAATGTCATAGTTAAATCTTTATTTGCTCGAGTAATAGACTTAATAGATGGATTCTTCTTGGAAATAAATTTACCAATTTCAGTACCATCAGCAGCGTCTAAAACATCTGTAATTAAATCCTTAAGGATCATTTAAAGTACCTCCTTATAGTATCATATATGACTTTAATCTTATGTTAAAATGGGTAAATAAGAAAAAAAAATAAAGCATATAGATTTTTCTCATTAATATTTGAAAAATCTTTTATTCATAAGCCTAATAGCATCTCTATAGTTATTAGATAGATCTTCTTCATTTAAATCTTTTATAAGTGAATTATATAGCTTAACAACTTTATTATAATCTTCAACTTTAACTAAGTCCAAATCAATTTTATCATTATCTGATTTTATAGCTATAGTATATACATTACAAGCATAAGTTGCTTCATTTAATTTACGTAATTCACAATTTAAAAGATCTTGGATATCGTCTCTCATAATCATCAGCCTCGCTTTAAAATGTATAGTAAAACAAATAACTGAAAGCTGTGATATAAGAGCATATATCTATATGCTTTATCCTATTTCACCATTATAATATACAATTACGATAAGAATTAGCCATTTTAACATAAGATTAAATTAAATAAGAAAGGGGGAATATTTGTAATGGCAGACGATGATAAAACCCTTATAGACAAAGCTATAGATAATGCGGTATCTGGAGTTGAAGATGCTATAGATAATGTAGCAGAAAAAGGAAAGAATGCTGTAACTGGTACTGTAGAAAATGTAAAAAATACAATATATATCAATACTGTAGGTAAAGTTGCTGGAGCTGTTACTAAACTAGGTAATGATGCAGCAGACGCTATTAATGGTATTGGAGATAGTATAGATAAATTTACATCTGGTGTTAATGTATTAGATAATACTGCGAGACCTGAATTCGATGAATCATCTAGTGGATTACTTAAATATGTAAAAGCAAATGGTCTTGGTATTGGTGCTGGACGAGTAACTCAGAAAGAGAAATATGAGAAGTTTGCTAGATATGAAAGATTAGATCCAAATAACTGGATGGGTTTTACTAAAGAATTTATTTTCTTTACTACACCTGACTTACAGTTATTTAATGGTGTAAACTTAAATCCATCTATTGCTAATAACTCTTTAATAGTTGAAGCATCAAAGAGATATAATGATGTATTGCAAAGCTTAAGTTATTCTGCTTGTGGTAGACCATTTGTTAATCTCTTATCTAACTATAAAAGATCTAATGTAGACTTGCCTGATATTACTACAGCAAGTGATTATGAGACATCTAAGAATATCTTAGGATCTTCTATATTCTATCGTGGTACATCTTATGAATCAGATGAAAACCATGAGTTCTCTGTTGAATTTGAAGATACAAAGTATCTAGAAGTATATATGTGGTTCAGATTATTCGATGAATACGAACGTATGAAACACTATGGTCTAGTTGACTTTGTTGATGATAGATATCTAAATGGTAAAATTATCCATGACCAAATGGCTATGTATAAGTTTATTGTTGGTGAAGATGGTGAGTCTATTATTCATTACTCTAAGTTTATTGGAGTATATCCTAAGAATGTACCAAGGAGTACATTCTCTGATCTTCCTGCAGATGGTAATGTAAAGTTTACTATTAACTTTAAAGCCGCATATGTAGAAGATATGGATCCTAATATTATATTAGACTTTAATGAGATTGCTAAAAAGATTCCAGCTGGTGATCCATCTCTAGGTGGATATATGGATGAATTTAATGGTTGGAGTGGTGAATATATGCAAAGACCATATATAGCTCTTCCAGCATATATGCAATTCCAAGGTGGTACTGCAGGCGGTGCTGTAAATAATGGCGGCGGTGCTGTTACCAGTGGACAAATTCAACAACAAATGGCTGCTGGCGATGGATTCCATGTTAGTGAATATAAAGCAGAAGACTCTGCTGAAACACGTATTAAGAATACTGGTAAGATTGTTGCTGGTACTATGTTAGGTGGTAGTACATATATAGCTACTCATATGGACGATATTGGTGATGAACTTAAAAGAGAAACATCTGGTATATCTGAAAACTTCAATAATAATATGAATACCATAAGAGCTGGTCTAGGATTATCTACTGATGATAATACAGATAAAGGTCAAGGATTAAATAAGTTCGCTTATTTCCAAGATCCTAAATATAATATGAACTATGGATTTAATGAAACTTTACCTAACAAAGGTTTCTATAAACTCAAATGGGAGGGATAAATAAATGGCATCTGATGCGGTATCAGTAAACAAGACTCTCCGATCATATCAGGAGACTGTCTTAAATACAGTTCAAAATGATACTTTACTTAATGCCAATATATATGATATACATCAATATATTGAAAATATTAAGAAAAGATATGTAGATGAAGATGAAATTACCCTCTCTATGGGTATATTCGGCTATATGGGAGATGTAAATTCTAATGCTCTACAAAATGCTGTTACTATGGCAGCTGAGTATTCTAATGAAGCTATCCCTATTAAGGCTAAATTTGAGAAGAATGTAATCTCTCATGCTTTAATGCTCGGTATTAATAAGATTTTTGCTGAGCCTGCAACTATGCAAGCTATGTTTGTTTTCTATGAAGATGAACTTATCTTGAATACGGTCTCTGATACATTTAAATTTGACCGTAATATAAAAATCATGGTAGGTGATTATGAATTCCATTTACCATATGATTTGATTATCAAACGTATTGAGTTGCCTACAGGTGAGTATATCTATACGGGTATGTATGACACTACTCAAAGTAATCCTATTATAACTAGAAACTCTAATGATGTTGATCCATACTTAAAACCTACAGTTAGATCTAAGATTGATGGACGTAATGTAGTTATGCTATTAGTAGATCTACGTCAATATGAGTATACTACTTATCATAAGACCATTATCACTACAAATCCACTAGAATCTAAGATGCTTCAATTTGAATTCGATAATCAATTAGCTGGATTCGATGTAGATGTAAAGGAATATGATCAACCGACAAGAAAACTCAAACCAGTTTATAATGGTTTGAATACTGATGGTATAAATAATTTCTGTAATTATACTTATATAGATTCTTCTACTATTCGTGTAATGTTTGATAATAGCTCTTATTTACCTACAGCTAATACTGAGGTAACAGTAAATCTATATACTTGTCAAGGTGCTAATGGTAATATATCCTATAAAGATAGTATCTACTTTAGAGTCAAATCTGAGAAGATAAATTATGATAGATTGAATCTATTAGTAATTCCGACTTCTGATGCTCAATATGGTATCGATAAACGTTCTATTGCTGACTTAAAGAAACTCATTCCTAAAGAGGCTTTATCCCGTGGTAGTGTAACTAATAGTACTGATATTAATAACTACTTCAATACTATTGACGATGATGATAATAAGCTATTCTTCTTTAAGAAGATGGATAATCCATTAGCTCGTTTATATTACTCATTCGTATTAATGGATTCACCTACAAATATCATTCCAACTAATACTATACCAATTGAAGCAATTAGACGTGACTTTGATAATATCTCAGATTCAAACTATATATTGACTGCTGGTAATATTATCAAATACGATGGAACTACAAATGCGTCTGTAGCATATCAATCTTCTGAAGAAGAACTTAATAATGCTAGAAGAAATCAGTTCCTATATATGAATCCATTCATGTGTATCGTTAATAAGAAACCATTATATGTATCTTACTATATGAATATTATGGATGTAAACAAACTACTTGAATTTACTTATGTAAATCAAGATTCTAAAGTACAGTTTGTGGCTAATAAAATGAACTGGTATCGTCATTATTTAAGTGAACGTGATACCTATGTGGGGGATATCTCTATTATGCAGAATATCCAATCTGACATTGGTTTAGTTCATAGAGATGATCCATATGACCCAGAGAAAATTACTGGTGTAGATGTTAAAGTCTTAGCTGTATTCTATACAGATGAAAAGTATCAAGTTCCTTACAGATGGGCTGAGGCTGAATTTGTAAACTATGATCAAAATACATTCATCATGGATTATAAGTTCAAGCTTAATACTGATAATAAGATTGATAAGAATATTAAGCTTAAGATTAATAATGTCTATGAAGTTGGTAATGCAACTAGATTGAGTTCTGGATATATGGCTAATAATATGAATATGAAAATATTTGTATTTGCTAAAGACGTATTCGGATATAATGCCGGTCTACATAAAACAGATCAAATCTTTACAGCTGATTTCTTAGAAGGGTATAGCTTAACTAATGAGTATACTGTCAAATATGGTATTGACTTCTTATATAACTACTCTGACTTGATTGAATCTCATATCAAGATTAGAAAGCAAGACAATGGTCAAATCTCTTATATTATAGACCGTGTACCAGTTATCTCTTATGATTACGTGAATACGGAAGAACGAATTCAAGACTTCATTAATAATCTTGAAAAGAAACGTATTCATATTCTTGAATGCCTAGATGTGCTAGAAGATAGCTTTGGTATAGATATCAAGTTCTTTAACACGTATGGTCCATCTAAACTATTCTATGTGAATGATGGAGTACCATTAAATAGAGTTAATCTATCTATGACTTTCAAAGTTAAGTTCTTGACTACTACTGATAAATACTTAACTGAGTATATCAAGAATGATATTAGAAAATATATCGAAGATAAATCTAGAATCTCTGATATCCATATTCCTAACATCATTACATTTATAACTCAAAAGTATGCAGAGAATGTAACCTACTTTGAATTCTTAGACTTTAATGGTTATGGTCCAGGATACCAACACATTTATCGTAAAGATGAATCTATAGTTGGTAGAATTCCTGAGTTCTTGAATATCAATACTATTGGTACAGAGAATAATGCATTAGATATTAATATCATAATAGCTTAATTTATATTAGTCTCTAACTCTATACGTGTAACAATTTAATAAATCTAACCTATTTTGGGTTAAAAATTAATTAAAACCTTTTATACTATTAAGTATAACTTTTTAAGGAGGATAATAATTATGGCATTTTTCGGTGGTCATGATACTGAAGATATCAACGTAACCCTTGAAAACTCCGCTAAATATGAATGCGAAGCAGGTCTTGGGCTTATTGCTTTAGAATGTACTCAATTCGAAGCTGAAATTTTTGGCGACTGTGTACGCTCTGATATGAAAGAATTTGCACTTGTTCAAGAAGGTGCTGATGTAGAATCTTTCCAAGAAGGTGCTTGGGAAACTATTAAAACTAAAGTTGTAAACTTTGTTAAAAAAGTTTGGGCTAAAGTTAAAACTTTCTTTAATGGCTGGTATGCAAAAATTGCTGCTCGTTTGATGAGTGACAATAAAGCATTTTACAACAAATTCAAAAAATCTGTTGAAAATAAAACCGATTTAGAAAAATTAGAAGTTAGTTATGAAAGACCAACTAATGCAGCTTATGGTGCTAAAGATTTTGCTTCTTTAACTTTATCTAACTTTGCTGATGCTGATACTTCTGATATCATTAGAGCTATCTATACTGGTGTAGAAGCATCTTCTCATGCTGATGCTAAAAAAGAAATTTTAGATGCAGCTTTTGATAATGAAGAAACTGTAAACTTTAAAGACATCAAAAATGATGTAGTTTCTGAATTAACTAATAGTGCAGCTCTTAAAGAAGCTCAAAAGAAATTCAAAGAAGTTGATGGTAAATTATCTAAAACTGTTTCCGAACTTACTAAAGGTAAAGAGGAAGTTAAAAATATTTCTGTAATTGCTAATGCTGCAGCTAAAGCTCAAGTTACTGTTGCAGAATGTGCTGTAGCTATCGCTAAGAAAAAAGCATCTCAAGCTCGTCGCTTATTTGCTAAAGCAGTTGCATACAATCCTAAAACTGAATCCGCATTTGATGCAGATCTTCTTGCAGTAGAAGCTGATGCTTTGATGCATGAATAATTGACTATAACTTACGGAGGTAATTATAATGGCATTTTTCGCTGAATCTACTGTACAAGAATCTTATCAAGATCTTGGTATTGTAGTAAATGATTATACAGATTTTGACGTACTTGCATTAGAAGCATGTGATACTATCCAAGAAATGGATAATGCTATCGTATCAGGTATTGGTCGTTACGAATTAGATATGGTTCGTGAAGGTGCTGAAGTAGTATATACTGAAGGCATGTTCGAAACTATTAAAGATAAAATCTCAAAAATTTGGGATTTTATTAAAAACTGGGTTAAATCAGTATGGAATAAATTCATTGCTTGGATCTCTTCCTACGTTCGTGGCGATAAAGCTTTCTTATCTAAATATAAGAAACAAATTGAAGATAATGTAGCATATTTGGATTCTGATTATGAATATACAATGAAATATGGTGCAATTTTGGATCAAATTGGTAAAGGTGATACTAAAGTTTTTGATAGAACAGAACAATTAGTTGACTCTTATGCAACCAAGATTGGTTCTACCACTGGTGAAAAAGATAAATTTGATGAAGTTATCGAAGATTATGAAGATAAAATTAATGATCTTAAAGATGATTATAAAGCTCAAGATTTAGAAAAAGAAATAGATTCATCTTGGGTTAAATCTAATATTAAAGCTATTATTGCTACAGTAGAGCTTGATGTTAGTAAGATTAAACGTACAGCAGATGATGTTGCTAAAAAAGCTGATGGTTTACGTAATAATGCTATTAAAAATATCGAAGCTAATAGAAAAGTTACAACTTCTGATACTTTTAAAAACTTGACTACTTTACGTTTAGGTGCATATAAATCTCATGCGTCTAAATCTTCTTCTTTAATTACATGGGTATGTGCTTTCTACATTAAATGTATTAAAGGGTTAAAATCTGATGCACGTGCTATTTGCCGTAAATTAGTAACAGCAAAACCAAATCCTAAATATAATGAATCCGCTTTCGATCATAATGATTTCGAAGCATACTTCAATATCTAATTTAAGATTTAAAACTTTGAGGAGAGAGATTCAATATCTCTCTCCTCTTTATTTTTATCAATATAAGGATGATATAAATGGCATTTTTCGCTGAGTCTACATATGAAGAATCTTATCAAGATCTTGGTATTGTAGTAAATGATTATACAGACTTTGATGTACTTGCTATGGAAGCATGTGATGTTATAGAAGAGATGAACAATGCTATTTTATATGATATTGGTCATTATGAATTAGATATGATTCGTGAAGGTGCTGAAGTGGTGTATACTGAAGGCATGTTAGATTCAATTAAGGATAAGATTACTAGTATTTGGAATCACTCTAAGAATTGGATTGCTAATGTATGGAATAAGTTCATTGCATATATTGAATCCTATATACGTGGTGATAAAGAATTCTTACAAAAGTATGATAAACGGTTGAAAGAAAATCTTAATATCTAGATAAGAATTTCAAAAAGACTTATAAATACGCTGGTGTAATTATAAATCCACCTATGGTTACTGATAAAATAATTGAACTCAATAAGAAAAGAGCAGAAGAATTATTAAAGCAATTTGATAAAAATGGAAATAAACTAAAAGATGCAGATGTGTTTAAAAAGTATACAGCTAGAACTACTGTATAAGTTTATACAGCATTATCAAAAGGTCGTAAAGAAGCTATGCAATTAGATAGATCTGAAGATGTAGATTCTAAGTGGATTAAAAAGAACTTTAATAATATTAAAAGTATGCTTCTTATGGATATTCCTAAAATAAAGAAAATTTTAGATAAATCTGTTAAAGCATCAGATGATGTATTTAAAAAAGTATATGATAAGATTATGGATGAAAATATTGATACATATATAGATAATGGATTTGATTTTGATAAAAGAACTAAAAGTAAAGTGATAGCATATCAGATGCTATCATCTATATTAAGTAAGCATTTTATTATAATCAATGGATTTATGATTAAATGTATTAAGAGAGCTAAATCTGATGCTCGCTCTATATGTCGAGTGATTCTTAGTGCTAGTAAACCTACTAATGAATCTACATTCGAATCATATTTTAATATCTAAAGACAGGTTTTATGTCTTTATTTTTATTAACTTTACCTTGGAGGTAATATAATGGAAGGTAATATGAAAGCTTTCTCTTTTGATGGCATTCTACTAGATAAAATTAAAACTCCAAGCCTTGTTGCTAAAACTTCCTTTGCAACTTTACCTCAAGTTGTTAGGTTAGTTGATACATTTAAAACTAAGGCTATGAAAGAAACACAAACTTTCTATCGTAATTTGTTAGAAAGTGAATCTGAAGTGACTGCAAGAAAAGCATATGATCAATTCTTCGGCACTTTAACTCGTCTTAATTCATTCTACTCTGATAAATACGTTGAAGTATTAGAATATAATCTTAAACGTTTGAGTAATGAAGGTGATTCTAGACTAATTAATGTAGTCAATGACTACTTAAAAGACTTTAATGGTAATGATGTTCTTATGGAACGTGAAATCACAAAATTTGTATTTGATGATGAAATTCCATGCTCTAAAAACATCTTAACTGATATCTTGCACTTCTTTGGTGATAACTTCTATGAGTTGTCTGAAGATGATGCTCGTAAGTTATTAGAGATTACTACTAATAACCAAAGTAAAATTATTAAACGTGCTAAGGCTGATATTATTGATGCTGATCCAGATGATATTGAAGTTAAAGATTTATCTAAAACTCCAGATATCTTTGTTGGTGACACTACTACAGTATCTTTCCATAAAGAAGATATTAATAAATGCGTTGAAATAGTTAGATCTGTACATGATGATTTAATGGCTAACTTAGAAAATGCTAGACTTATTAATAAAGAATATAAGAAACTTTTAAACAAAGTTATTCAATATAGAAACTCTACTAAGATTAGTGTTGGTAGTGATGAGCATGTCCGTAAGATTGAACGTATCATCATTAGTATGATTTCTGAAATCTGGACTTATCACTTAACAGTTTATAGCATTAAAGCTCAATATATCTGCAATAACTATTATCAGGCTAAATCTGTATTATCTGCTATCACATTGATGGCTAACCAAGAGTTTGTTGATGATCAAGTTGGTATTGCTGAAGAGTCTGCTAAATTCTTAAAAGAAGAAGCATTCAAGTTCTCTAAACTTACTGATTCTGAAATCTTAATGAATCATATTACTGATATGAAACACAATGACCTTATTATGGACTGCTGTATTAAAGAAGCAATGGTTCTCGCTGAAGGTGTAGACGTTGAAAATCGTTTAGCAGCTATTCATGAAGGTGCTTGGGATAAAGTAAAAGAATTCTTCAATAAAATTAAAGAATTCGTTATGGGTCTTTTCGATAAAGTATCTAACTGGTTTGATAAGTTCTTCAAATCTAATAAAGAATACCTTGATAAATATAAAGATCAATTAAGTAAACCTACCGCAGGTTTCACTACAGTCAACATGCCTAATTATGAAGAAGGCTTAAAACGCATTCAAGCTCAAACTACTATTGATTTCAATGGTGTAATTAGTACAGCTACTAATATGAATGAAGATACTGATGTAGATGAAGTTATTACTACTTTCCGTAAAGGTATCATTTCTGAATATAATGGTACTGACGAATGGAAAGAAACATGTAATGATTACTTCCAAGGCGGTAAAGATTCTGATAAAGATTATTCTGCTAATGAAATTAGCATTAGTGCTTATGCTGAACAAGTATTGGCTATTCCTAAGATTGTAGACAATATTAAGAAAGATAGAGCTACTAGTGATCAAATGTTTAAATCATTAGATTCTGCTATCAATAAAGCTGCAAGTCAACAACCTCAACAGCAAACTGATGCTAATAAACCTCAAGTGGATAATGCTAAAGCCAATGCTGCTAAAGGTCCAATGGCTCCTAAGCCTCCAGCTGCAGGTAATACTACTCCAGGTCCAACAGTTGCAGATCATAAAGAGTCTACATATTTATATGGCGATGTATTTACAGAATTAGATATTCAAACTACTAATGCACCGGCTCCAGGAACAACTGGTAGTAATAGTGCAGCTATTACTAAAGCTGGTAATCAAACAATTGATGGCATTAAGAAAGGTAATATTGATTCTAAAACTGCAGTTAATGCACAAAAAATTGTTAATAAGATTGCATCTACATATAGTACATACTTGCAATGTAAGTACCAAATGGCTGAAAAGATTATGTCTGATTACATGAAAATTATTAAAGTTCATGTATCTGCATATGTTAACGCTGGTAATGATGCTGAAAAAGCTCAAGAAAATAGTTAATAAATACCCCTATGGAGTTAAACTCCATAGGGGATTTTCTTTATAATTTTTTAGCATTCTCTGCAGTGTTTTTAGGGAGTTTAGCAAATGTCATATTAGTAGTTGCTAAGAAACGTTCACCTTGATTAGTATATACTTCTATCTTAGATAGCATAATATAATCAGTTGTATCTTCTTTATGCTCTTTAGTATTATTATTGATTAGATATTTTAGATTCATATTGAATATAGAATTATCTAATTGCTGTTTGCTTAAAGATAAGTAAACTGACTTCAACTCTAAAGCATGTTTAAAGTTCTTGATTAATCCCATATTATCATTAGGAATGCGAATTAGTTTACGTTTACCTAAGTCTTCTACTATATCAGTTAAGTCTAATGCTACATCTATCATAGATTCACCATTAGTACCAACCTTAGACATATCGCTTATTCCACTTATAGCAGTACTACCACTCTGGTATAGTGAACTTAAGTTACTTTTTAATGCTCCTAGTGACTTAGTTGTATTGATTATGCTATTCTTAGTGTTAGCAATTGCAATGTTTTTTGTATCTTGTAAAGATTTAACATATGTATTCGCACCCTCAAGAATTTGTTTAGAGAAGTCTTTAGGAATCTCTCTTGTAGCAGCTATTTGTTTCTTTAATCCATCACCTACATTAGCATTTAGTTTAAGACTATTCTTCATTTGCTCAGTGAAACCTTTCATATCACTAAGCTTCATCTTACTAAAGTCTAGATTCTTTACTAATTCAGGAAGATTAGATTTAAGAGCTCTAAGATCTAACTCATGAGTTTCTATAGCCTTACCAGTATTATCTTTTTTGGTTACATAGAATAACTTATCTGGTGTATCATTTAAAGAGTTTACAATAATCTCATTACTAGTTATATATTTACTATACTCAGCATTAAAGTCAGTCATACTTTCTTTAAAATGAATCTTAGATTGCTCTCTCTTTTCAGGAAGCTTACTAACTTCTTTAGTTAATTGAGCTGTATTATCAGTAAAGTTAATTGGAGATATAGCACCAACTAGAGAACCAAAGTTTTCTATATGATATATCTGACCAGTATATGCTTCTTTAAATTTACCAAATTTATCTTCAGATTTCTCTACTGTATTAGTAGATGTAGTTTGCATAACTACAGTATGTTTAATGATATTAGTCAATACATCTTTTATATTAGTATCGGATTTTCTAACAACACCATCTAATCCAACTACTTCTGCAGTACCATCTAATGCAGTCTTTGGTAATTCTCTTAATAATGCTTCAGCTTGTGTAGCTACAGTATCTATTACAGACTTAGATTCTTTAGCTTGCTCTACTATTTGATTAAAGTTACCTTTAATAGTATCAGTAGTCTGATGAATATTCTTTACTACTTGACGTACACTACTAGATACTTTCTTAATAGCATTCATGGTATTCATAATATTTTGGTATACACCAAAAATACCACCAAATGCTCTAGAGTTTTTAAGATAACTTTGTTGTACAGTCTTAGATGCATCAATTACTGCAGTAAATCCATTAAGCTCTTTATCAGTTATATTGTCTTTACCATATTTAATATCAGTAGTTGGTACATCGACTATATAACTCTTAGTCTTATCATCATCTCTAAAGCCTTCTAATATAGCTTCTTCTTTACCACCAATATCTGATAAGTTAAACTTAATAGTTGCATACTTATCAATATTTCTTAATGTAGCTTTACCTGACTTAGATACTAAATAGATATTATCTAAATCCATAAAGAATCTATATCCAGTATTATAGAATACACGAATAGTATTTAGATAGTCTAATGTCTTAGATAAAGACTCTTTAGGTGGAATAATCAATTGCTCTACTAATTCAGTCTCAGTAAATGGTTCAATCAATAATGGTTCACCTATATTGAGTAAGTCAACTATGATATTCTGCATAGAAGATTTATATATAGTTGCATTATTAGGACTTAGATTTCTATCTACTAACTTCTTAGATATTAATCCAAGTTTAAGAATTCTATATACATCTTCACGATCTTCATCTTTAGAGTCTGTTTTAGCATAGTCTATATCTTCTGTCTTGTTAGTATCATCATCAGTAAGATAAGAGAACTCATGTTTAAAGTATAATTGTTTTATAGCTGCATTATTATCTAATTGATATTTATAAACAGCCATAATCATTGTTGCAGTCTTAGAGTTCTTGATAATATTATCTGCAAACTTCTTATCTATGTGTAAATTCATAGTAGCAATTGGCATATTATATTTATCATACTCTTTATATATAGTTAGACTCTTTATATTTTTCTGATCAATCAGTTTCGGTTCATTATAATCCATACAGTTATAGTATAGATCAATATAGTATTCGTATTTAAGTTGTGGCATAATATACACCTCCGGTTATCAAGATGTTCAAAATAGCCCATTTTAACAAAAAAAATAAATCCCATAGGAGATTAGACTCCTATGGGAATAAGTTTTATATCCTATCTATATCTATAGGATTATCTCTAAAGTATTTTTCATTCAATAGTTTAACCATATCAGGATCTTGTAAGTTTACATCCCAGGATCTATCTAGATAGTTATTAGACATTCGATATAATTCTGTTTGATAAGATAAATCTACAGCTTTATATCTATTAACTAATTCTTCAGTTCTATCTGGTGCTAATAAAGATATCATCTCAGTATATTCTGGGGAGATATATGCATTAGGAATCTCATGTCTATTAATAGCATGATTAAATATATTCAATGTATTAGATACATTATTGAATGAATATAAATCTCTATGCTCATTACGAGTCATAGCCATGAATAATCCAAATAGTTGTGGATTAATATTAACACATTTCTTGATTGTATTATCTGATAGCTTATACTTAGCTAATAATTCAATCAATGCATTATACTTATCAACGATTCTATATCTAATATTATTTTCTACCCATTTATGATCAATAACTACTGTTTGATCTTTAGCAAATACTGGAACTGCATATTGCAATGAACTACTAGAAATGATCATGTTAGGACTATTATCAGTTCTATCCATGATAGTAGAGTTGATCATTACAGATGTCTCATAAGGTCCTTCAATATAATAGATATCTGGTAAATACTTACATAGTTCTTTTAAGATAGCAGTATTTTGAATCATGAATGTAGTAATCATATCAGCTAACATCATCTTTTCAATATTAGTATGATTATAATCTGAATAGAATTTCTCATTCATTAACATCGGACCAGATGTTTGCATTAGATAAATACGTGTATGAACTCCATAGTATTTCTTATAGAATGCTCTATAATGAATACACATATTTACTACCGCCGCAGCTACAGATGATCTATTACCTATAGCTACATCAGATCTATACATCTTTCTAAATAGTTGGTATAGATCGATATATACATTTAATACATTTGCATTACTACCAGCAAATGCGGTATTAGTTATTTCAGCTAAAGTCTCATATCTAATATAGTTTGCTACAACTATACTTTCAGCACTAGCTGGTCTATATCTTCCTCTAAAGTTATTTTCCATTATGAATTCCCACAATTCTTACAATGAATACTTCTATTTAACTTAGCAAAACATTCATCACAAATACCACTAAACATGATTTTGGATGGATGTCCTTGAGATTTACCACAGAATACACAATGGAATGGTAATTTCTCTGCTTTTTTAATACGTTTTAAACAGCTATCGCAAAACATGATCTTCATATCACGTACATCACGTTGCTCAATCTTATGACAAGACTGACATTCAAAATCCCAATGCTCTACAAACTTAGGTTTCTCATTTGTAAATACACAGGTTTCATAAATACATCTACCATTAGCATTACGATATACACAAGTTGTTCTCTGACATTCTTCAAACTGTTCATATGGTGGCTGTGTCTTACTCTTAATCTCTTCCTGATTACCAGGTGTTAATTGTGATGGCATAATTCAATCCTCCTAATTAATAACTATATTATATACATCAAGATTATAATATATCACTTCAACTTATTAAAGTCAAAATAAGTTACATTAGATGAGTCTAATTCTTGTTTATTCAATTTATTAACTGTAGAAGTATATTGAGTTCTATTGTAAAGCATATTCATATACTTAAGATGAACTTCCACTCTAGGCTTAATAGAATAATACTTTCTAACTGTACCGTCTATAACTAGAGTGTCATCTAACCATATATTTGAGTTAAACATATCAGAATACTTCTTACCAATATTATCCCAGTCAGGTTTATTAGTTGGTCTAATTAAACCAATCTCTGCTAGGAATGTATCTACTGTATTAAAAGAAGATGGTGTCTTAACAAATGCATTGAATTCTACATCACATGGAGTATAAAGCATTTGCTGTACTTGATTTAATTCACCGCTATCTAATAATCGTTTCATGAATACATTATCTTCTTTACCAGTGATAGAGTATACATGAACAAATTGAGAGTTAGCCATAGCCATATTAGCTAAGTTATATCTATTAACTATTCTAAACCGAGGACGTGGAGATCCCTCTGGTTCTTCAAATAGTATTACTTTAATATCAACGAAATCTAATGTATTCATCATTAGATTTCTTTTATCTAATATCTCTTGCTGTTTAGCAGGAGTTAATTTATATTTATCATACATCCATTCTAATCGTTCTTGAAAATCTTCTGGTATATTACCATACTTCTCCTCGTATTCATAGAATTTCTGTTTACGGTTCTTCATAAAATCACCTCAAAAATAAAGACTTAAGGTACTTAAAGTACCTTAAGTCAATGTTTTGATTAGTATATAATTTTAGCCCTTACGGAATACACGGTTAGTGATAATATTAGCAATACTATTACTAATCTTAGTTTGAATTGAGTTAGGGAAGTTAACAAGTGTTTGCTCTTTTAATGCTAAGAATAAACGAGCAGTACGGATAATATCAGGTTCATTAGTATTTACACCAGCCATATTAGCTAAGTAAGTAATTAATCCGACATTACCAAATGTTTGACTTGCACCTTTACCAAGTATACGTTCAGATGAGATAGAAAGTTTACTATATAAGTCTTTAATCTCTATACTTACATCTACAGTTGTAGGTAATCCATCAACTGTCCAACCACCTTCAGAACCCTTTTGTACTGACATAGACATTAGACCCATATCAATATTAAAGAATCCACGATAGAATGCTCTAACTAAGAATGGAGATACATATCCATTTGGAGATACTTGACGTGGTGCACACATAGCAATCAAATGCATTAATGGTACACCAATATTTATATACCAAGATCGTCTATCATAATCTGGAGATACTAATTTAAGGTTAATAGAGTAACTACTTGAGTATGAGGAATCAGCCCATAATTCAGGGAACTCTAATTTACCACCAGCAAATACTGTCTTGGCACCATTCATGATCATACCCATGAAACCTTTCATTGTACCAAGACTACCAGTTTTAGTCATCTTATCTGTATTACCAGCATCTTTATTTAATTCCTTAGCAGAGAATAAGTCAACATCAAAACCACTAATACCAGTCAAGAATTGTACTTCACGACCAATATCGGACATGCTGTTGATTTTATCTGCTAAGATACTTCGTGCAGTATCATTACCGAAGTTTTCTGAAATTTGTGTTTCAGAGTTTAGATATAAGCCTACACCGCCATAATATGAATAGTTATGTGCGATTTCATTCTTAGATCTATCAAACCAGTTAATATTACCAATTTGCTCACCATTATACATTTCACCATTTATATTTAAGAATACAGATAGTGCTGTACACATAGAGTTTACGTATCTATAATAATCCTCTGCTTCAAATTGAAGAGTATAATATCTCATTTCATTATCAGTAGAGTTAGCTAGTTTATCAATAGATTGACCACTAACTGCACCAAGTAATGAATTTAATACACTCTTACGTTTCTCATCAGCATAACCAGCCATAAAGTCTGGTATACCTGGAGTAAGAACTAATAGTGGCATCTTAGAAAGAATCTTTTCATGAAACTTTCTACCAAAGCCACCTAGTTCTGGAATCCTATTATCTACATTCTCCATCCATTGATATGGCATACCCATAACAGTGGATAGTTCTCGTTCTGTAAATTTAAGACCATTACCAGCTCTAGTACCATATACATATGATGCATTAGTACCAGCTACAATCTCTGCATATAAATTATCAGCTCTATTTCTAGATTCTGCTTGAGCTTTCTTATACTTTGCAGGATCTACACCAGTCATTTTCAAATAAGAATCTTTAATACCAGCTAATGCACTATCAGGATCCTGAGGCTGATTTGCTTTAGGATCCTTAGCTTTATCTTTAGCATCTTTAGTATTCTTATCAGTTTCTGTTTTAGGTTTATCCCCATCGCCTTTACCATTTCCATTACCAGGTTGAGGTTGTGGATCTGGTGTAGGCTGAGGTTGGGGTTGTGGCTGAGGATCGGTTTGATCGTATACATACGAGTCTGTAAATATTGCAGGATTATCAAAAGGATTTGCCACTTTAAAATATTTTGTAAGGGGCAGTGCAGCTTCCCCTTCTATTTTCCCAATTCTGGATTAAGAGTTCCATCAGAGAAGAAGAAACCATCAGATTTTTGAACCATCTTCAAATCTTTACGCCATACCCAAGTTTGAATGCCTTTTGGGTAACCAAGTAAAGCTAATTGTTTAGAAGAGTCAAGTAATGCTACAATATGTGTTGTAGGTTCATATTCTTTGTCAGGTAATGGACGACCATAAGCGTCTACTGCACCTTTCTTAAGCATAACTACATCACCATATTTTGTTTTTTCATCTGCATCTGGGTAATCCTCAAATCCTTTATATTCATCAAAGTATTGAGTAGATCCAAGCATAGAGATACGACGTACATATCCACGTTCAAATTTAATCCAGATATTATCTGTTAAAGTTGGTTTACTACCATCAGTATGATAAATAAATCCAGGTACTACGTATTCAGCATGTACTACTTGACCTTTACGACAGATGCCAACTACTTGAGAGTAGTCATCTGGATAACGTCTAATATATGTAGGTACGTTGCTAACGTGTTGGAAATTTTTATTTACAATCATAGTAGACTGAGGGTTATTATCTTTTGCCATATGATTTTATCCTCCATTAATAACAAAATTTATATTTAATAATGTGTTAAGGGATCCTATAGATTAGGATCCCATTTAACACCCATAATGTCTTTCACATGTCGATCTAATTCAATTAATACTTTATTGATAGCACCTAGAGTTAATACTGAAGTTACCATACGAGCATTTACTGAACCAACCGGTAGGAAGCTATGTACTTTTTCTTCTGGTCTATATTCAGAGTAAGGTTCTTTACCTTCAGGGAAGATTTCTTTTACTACACCTTTAAGAGCAGAGAAGTATACTAGCTTATCACCAACAGACATCTTATCATAATACTTGATATAGAATTCTACTAATACTTTACCTTCAGCATGTTTTAGTTTACCAACAGCTGGTAATACACCTGAAGTACCGTATTGAGATGCATCAATACCAAGTTTACTTAACTTAGATTTCATCTTATCTATTGGTGCATTATATTTATTAACAAATGCAGCTAATGACTTAGACATTTCAGAAGTTGGAATAGTAGAGTAAATTTTAATATCTTGGAGTTTACCAGTTACTTTAGATTTAACTTTAATTTTACCAATTTCATCCATAAGTTCTTTAGATTCATTACCAGCATTCTTAGATACCATCTTATTAATGATATCAGTAGCATCTTGATCTTCCAATGCTGCACGATAAGACATGATAACTTCACCCTCATGGAGTGGTTTACCAATCTCTACGCATTGAATATCAATATCTTTAGCATCCATTAATACATCAACTTGTAATACAATTTCAGATGCCATCTTTTCAGATAAATCTTGAGAGATAATAGCACTATCTTCAAAGCCTTTATCTGTATGCATAATAGCTACTTTAGTTAAAGTGCCAATATTGTAAGCTAAGTTACCTACACCGACTTTATCAGAGTAACTATCTTTATCATAAGCTATAATCTCACCAGGTTTAATAGTTTGACCTTTCTTATAGTTTTTAGCCAAGTCTAGTTTAATAGTAATAAAGAAACCACCATCAGAGTTCTTTTCTACTTTCTCTCTTAGATCGATGAATTCTTTTTCACTACGATTACTCTTATTAGCTATAATCATATAATCATCATTAACTTCTTCAACTACAGCGTCCCATTTAGTCTTATGAGCAAATGTATCTGAAGTCAAGTAAGGTAATGCTTGGTCTGCACCATTAGTTACTAATAATGGATCTTGAGAATTAGTTCTCATACCATGCTTAGATGTTTGAATGAATGTCATTGCTGTACGGAATGGATCATCACGAGTTGTACCAAATGGAGTCAATGCTTCAGTAATAGATAATGTATTAGCATCAGACATTCTATCTAGTTCACCACCAGATTTAATATAACCTTTAGTGGATTCAATACCCATATTAATAGTAGCCTGTCTATTAATACCTACAGTGGCAGAGAAACCAGTAGACATAGATAGCTTATTAATCATTGTATTATCATAAGTACGTTTATCTAATGAATAACTTCTATCAGAGTTCATACCAGATAAACCTTTAAAGGTAACTGTATTAGCAGATTCTAATTCCAATAATGGAGATAACTTAGATAAATCACTTGTAGTTACATCAGATAAAGCCATATCAATAACTGCAGATTGCTTCATAGTCATCTTAGCATCTTTACGATTATTTTTGATTTCTCGTAAATACATACCATAGCTGGTTGCTAATGCTTTATATAAGAAATGAACCAAACGTTCATTAGTACGGAAACGGTTACCAGTAATATCAGTATGACGATTGAATTTATTAGTAGTTAATAAGCTACTAGCATATGCTAATACTTCAATATAGTCTGTAGGAAGTTTATAAGTCTTACATACCTCCACTGTTATAGGATCCATCATTAAGTTAGCAAATGAATCTAAACCATCTGCTCTATTACGACCACCAAAATCATCTAATACATCTAACCACATAGCTTTTGTATCAATATCAGTCAAAGAGTATTCTTGAGTATTGATTACTGCTAAACCGTTAACTAGTAATGCCGCATCAGGTGAGTAGCTATCATTAAAGGATAAGAATCCATCATTGAATCTAAAGTAATTCTTAGTATTAGTAGGACGTTTCTCACTTAAGTTATATTCAATACCAGCAGCATTTAATGCTCCAGTTAATCCAGCAGTATATGCCATGACTACAATAAGAGGAATCTTACTATTCAAGATACTAGCCTGAGAGTAAGTCATTCTAGCACCAGGCTTCATAAATGTATAAGCATATTTATGTATACCTAGATGATTGATTAAAGATGAAGATACACCTTCCTCTGGTACTGTAATAGATTGATTATCTTTAGTGATACCAACAACCATAAATCCTTGATCAGATTCAACTTTAACTTTCTTTTCTTCAAGTTTATGGATAAGTTCATCTCTATTGAAGTAGTATACTCTACCATCGCTAGTAGTGATTTTATTAAAGATTTTAGATAGCTCTACATATTCTGCAGGTAATTCATATTTAGCAGAGATCTTAGCATTATTACCTAGATCAATCTTAGATGGTGTAGGTATATCATTATCATCTTTTACTTCAAGCTTATAGTTATTTTCTTTAAGCTTAGTTAAAGCTCTAATTAAAGCATTAGTAGATTGGTTGATCTTACCAACTTGACCATATCTAGTAATGAAGATCTTGTTATAATTAGATACTACTTGAACTGTATCTTCATCTGTCTTAATAATAGGTAGATTAATTAACTGACCTGGGATAATCTTATCATTACCACGTAAACGTAAGAAACGTTTATTAATAATTTTAGGCATATCGAAACGTAATGTATGACGTTTACCTAGAGAGTCTTCTAGATGGACTGTATATGTAATAATAGAGTCTTCAGATGTAGATCTATCCTCTGTTGATATATCAATTACACTCATTGGTACATCTTTATTTTGAGATAAAGAATGTAGGCACTTAACGATATCAGCATCGATATTATAATCTGCTTCAAAGTTAGGTTTCTTTAAGTTAGCCCATTCATCATCAATAGTTTCTACATTCTTAGATAAGTCTGTAGATTGTAATGGAGTATCTTCAGTTGCAACTAATTCGGCAATAGTAGAATTAGCAATCTTTTCTTTTAAGAATTTATCATTAAGATCATCCATACGAGCTTTACGAGTAGCAGAAATCTTAAATGTATCATCTTGATCATTCTTAGCTTGTAAGATTAACTCTTTTAAGTCTACAGAGTTATCCATTTCTTTCTCTGCTTCTTCAGCATTCTTAGTATAGTCTACGATATTCTCAACTGATTGATTGATTTTATCTTCTGTAGGCTTTTCAATCTTAGTTGGATCTATAACTTGATCTGCACCAGTAATACCTTTAGCTACAATCAATTTAGGTTGATCTTTTATTTCAGCTTTAATAGGTGCAGTAGGATCTACATCTTGGACACGACTTACATTATTAACTTCAATACCAGTTAAGTCTTCAATCTTACTAATAAGTCTAGTCTTAATATCATCTTTATCTTCAGGAATATTATCTTCTACAATATCATTATTTCTAATCTTTAAGATATTAGTCTTGAAGAGATTTAGATTCTTCATATCTAAATCTTCCATCTTCATTTTAAACCAACTATTATTACCAATAAAGATAAAATCCATTCCAGATAGTTTATCTAAGTTCTCTTTAGGTTTCTTAAATAGTCTAACTATCATAGAGAATGGATTAATAGACTTACTGAATTCAAATAAAGATGTAGTTGGAATATCTCCAGCCCATTCATTTACTGGAATCAATACAGTCTTTTTAGTATATCCCTTATAGTTTGGATTATTAATGAATCTATCAAATAATGCATATAGTAAGTCTATAGCTTTATCTCTATTATAAGTTTCACTCATAGTGAAGATCTTATTATAGATATGATTATCGACATAGATATTTTTATTCTTATACTTGTCGATAGTTGGATAAGTATACTTAATATACTTACATTCATTCTTGATTCTATTTAATCTAAGTTTAACATCCTTAGAATTACGTAATCTTTCTTTGTACAAGATCTTTCTTAATCGTGTATCTAATACATTCTCTGGTGTAGCTTCAGAGAAGAAAAATAAGTTTTCAGAATCTTCAAAATGAGATTCTGTCATTATAGGATTATTACCATAGACTTTAGAGTTATATACATCATCAACGTCTAAGTCTTTATTTATAATTCTACTAGGTTTAAGTAAATACATAGCATTCCATTCAAGGAAGTATGAATTAAACATATTTAGATTACTAATAAGCTTATGCTCAATCAGTTGCTTAGATTGTTCTAAGCTTTTAGTCATTAGGAAAATAGCACTACCATGTCTTTTGTCTTTCTTATTGAAAGGAGTAAAGAATGGAGTTTTAAGTAGTCTGAAAGGTTTGACCTTATCTATATTAATAGGCATTGTAGTACCTCCTTCACTTATTCTATTGTTAAAATCGTATCACTTAACTTCATTTTTCATTTAACGCTCATGCAACAATCTATTAGTAAGGTTAACCTTAATTATAAATACACCAAAATAATTAAACAAGCAATTCAGGTGGCTTTATAATACTTTTAAAGTGTATGTCTTATCTTATTAATCTATTAAAATCCAAATTACTCCGAATCAATTATTGGATTATGCATAGTGCTTAAATACATTATAACTTTAAATCTTTTCAGACATAATGCTTATGAATTTATTATAAGAAGCTTGATCCAGGAGATGGGTGGAAGAGTTATAACGAAGATTCAATCTTACATTTCTTAAAGTTATTGTTTTTAAATATTCGAAATGATAATAACTTTGATTAAACACATATAGATATATTTCTAAATGTATTAACCGTACTACTATGAATCTGACTTTCTAAAAAGTCACTGCAATCCCAAACAGAAAATGCAATCATGCTAAATCCCCGTAGGCTACCCGGTCTACGGGGGTTTTCTCTGTCAAATTATACCTTATCCTGTACATTTAGATACGGAGGATTAATATAAATGGAAAAGAAAGACTTTCTAGTTGAGTTATCTAAGATGACTCATAAAGAACTTAATGACTTTATTAAGTCTAAAGGTAAAATCAAGTTAGTAGAAGCTATTATAGAGAATGCTAAGTCATTCGATTAGTTAATTATTAATACCCTAGTGTATTAAAATATAACACATGTAACACAAATGTAATCGAAATGATTCCCATTATTTTATTAGGAGGATTGAATCATGGAAAAAGAAAAAACAGTTCTAGCACTGATCAAAGATGTGCGAGACAACTTAACAAATGCATCTGCTTCTCATAAAGATGAAGTACGTGTTATGCAAGCTTTCTTAAATGATACTTCTTATGAAGTAGGAGTTTATGACAAAACTGGTAAAGTTGGTACAGTAGCACCAGCTAAAGAATTCCGTAGCGTTATCTCCAATGCTATTGTAGCTACAACTAAGATTAGCAAAGAAGAAGCTGATTCCTTGGTAGCTGGTTATGAAGCTAAAAAATCTGATGCGGAAAGTATGTTGACAGTATCCAAAGAATTCTTAAATACATACTTACAGACCAACCGTAAAATTGGTCTTGGTGGACGAGAAAAATCTAACGTATCTTTGATCAAGAAAGAAATCAAAGAATCTACACGTTCTTACCCTAAACAAGTTGGTGTAGATAATGCTGGCAAACCAATCTATGAAAAAGCTGAAGTTAAAGTTAGTCCTTATGATTCCATTAAGGTTTCTAGCCCATGCCCAGCTTGGATTAAAAAATAATTCATCATCAAATAATTATTTTTAGTATTTTAAAACAAATAAGATATTACAAAGTTCAAAAACCATAAAATCTGCTAAAGACATTTCCCTAAGATAGTTCATCTATCTTAGGGATTTTCTTTATACACATTATAATGAGATGATTTAGACATATTAGCTTTTTAACACACTGGATACATATAATTGTAGGATGTGCAGTGGTTCGTACTTTTTCTATTTTACCTCAACCATATAAAGAGCATAATAAGATCATAGTTCATCCTACCATATTATATTCAATCCAAACTGATACAGTATTCCCTAAGGGCTTTCATAGTCCTTAGGGGTATTGTATTGTCAAACATATAGGTAGTGTACGTTGTTGCTACCAGTACACGTATGTTTCATTACAATTTTCCTCGATAATATATACTTGCCCAAGGGTCTTAATGGTCCTTGGGCGGTATATATTGTCATTTTGAACATTAGGATAATCTTATAAGAAAGGAGGACCTTATATTGGGACTCAAGATCACAAATTATCTTAAGAATCTTGGTAAGTCAGTAAAATATGCTGCTATCGAGGGATTTAAGACGAATTACGATACTACATATAAATCGTTTGATCAAGCTAGTACCGCTACTAAAGAAACAGTAAATGCTATCGTTAACTACAGACAGACTTTCAGAAAAGCTCAAGAGTATTTAATGAAAACATCTGCTTATGAAGCGTCTAATCTAGCTCTCAAAAGTGCCAAAGAAGACTTAAAATCTGGTAAGCTCTGGAACCAAGATCGTGCCGATAAAGTCATGTTTGGTGGAGACGATGATGATTTTGACTGGAACTTTGATGAAGACTCTATAGGTGGAGATGACGGTGACAGTGGCTTAGATATCACTGATGGTGATAGAGCTGTAGCTAAAACTGTACATGAAGCATCTAAAGCTAACGCTGATCAAATTTCTGGTACTATCTTGAGTGCAGCTAAGTATAATGCAGATGTAACTAAACAGACTGCATCATTCATGTTTGCACAACAAGAACGATTATTTGGTAATTTAAATAACTCTATTATGGGTCTTGGTACTACAATGGGTAATATGCAAAACTTCATGACTACAAACATGCAGACGCATATTGAAAACTCAACCAAGTACTTTGAAGAGTCGACTAAATATCAACGTGAAAACAATGCTATCTTGAAAGAACTCCTTGATATGGAACGTGAACGTTTCAAAGAATGGAGTACTGGTAGAGATGCAGAGAAGAAACGTCAAGATAAAGGTCTCAAACAAGATATCACTGATATCCTATCCAATGGTGTAATGGATTGGGGTGCTTATGGTAAGCATCTTAAAAAAGGATTCATTGACCAAGCTGAGAATTTTGGTATTGGTATGATTAGTAAAGAAATGCTTATGGGTATGGCTGCTAATCCATTACAATACATTCCAGCTTATCTAGTTCAAAGAGCAATGGGTAAACCATTAGAAAAAGCTATTGGTGGATTTAATAAAACCTTAACTGGTTTATTTAATCAAATCAATGCTGATCTATT